CCTCTCCCACCTTACATAAACCTTTTTTCTGATCCCTCTCCCCCATCACACAAACCCTTTTTTATCTCTCTCCCATCACACCCACCTCTCTACACAACACAAAAAAAATAGGATTGATATTAACCAATCCTATTTAAAATATAACCTTATTTATCTATTGAATTGAAGTAAGTTTGTGCTTTTCAAGGAAGTCCTTAAATTGGTCACTTGATACGTCTATAACGAATCCAGCAGCACCAGCATGTCCTCCACCACCGAATCTCTTACTTACCTCGCAGCAATCTACGCCGTCTTCTACGCATGTATAAAGAGAGAACCGGACTTTACCACCTGGCATGATACAAAATGGCATCAGGGCTTTAATTTTCCTACCGTCTAACCAGTCCGGTGTAAGAGAATCAAATACTTTAGAGCTAAATTCTGTAGTATTCATCGCCACGACCTTCACCTCATCAACATACGCTTCGAACGAGTACGCACTTACCTCTTGTTCGTTTTTACCAGCCATGTAGTTAATTATAGCACGTCCTTCTTTAGCGAGATCATAGAAAATTAAATCCACCTCATTGTCCTTCATATTTTCTTTAAAATGGTCATACAAATACGACAATGCTATTAACACATTGAGTCTTATTTTTGATCTCAAGGCATACTGGACGGCTACTACCGTATCCCAGCCTAATTCAGATTCTTTATTCCACACATCGTAGTCTGACAGGCACCGGACGATCGCCGGTACCTTCCCCATCAGCAGGTCCGAGGCCAGAGCGCACGCACCGACACCGACTCTCCTAAGCCCTGGAACAGTGAATCCCCATGTCTTACTGTCTTCTATAATTCCCTTGTGATGATCTATCCACATAAGGCTCTTTCCTTCATCAAGCCACTTTTTGAAAACCGTTTTAGAATCGGCTCCGAAAGAAACGTCAAGAACATAAACAACATCTAAGTCACGCACCTTGCTGGTAACTTTCTTAACATCATCTTCATACGAATACGGGATATAAACAACATCCCTGTCTTTACTGTTTTCGTACATGGTTGCTATGGCTGCCGACACAACGCCATCTAAATCCGATTTATGATAAACTATCGCCGTTTTCTTTACCTTCATATCTATATTTTCATTCAAATTAATCAATTCATTTCTTTTTGTATCATAAAACGCTTACACCTTGATAGTTTAAATTTCTTGTACGTGATATTCTTTTGGCTTTTGCCATCAATATCACGAATGTTAAAACTGCCGGTTTTACGCCTTCCAAATATAAAGTAATAACTGTTTTCAAACATAACCCTATCAAACAAACGGAAACCAAAAACTTCAAAAGGAGATTGATTTAGTCTTTTTATCCCTCCTTTTTGAATCTTTTGTTTATGAATTTGACGATTATGTCTTCTTACTAATCTTACTTTATAATAATATCCTAATCTTATAGCATTAAAATTCTTAGAAATAACAAAGGCATCTGAAACATGAGATTTTTCAATGTCGTGATTGATTCTATTATATTTTGTAACATAACCGAAAGTCATAGAAATGTTGTCGTATTTAGACTTTAGTTCCTCATACAATCTCCATTTCATGATTCCCATTACGGCTGCGTCGCGAAGCGACTTGCCTCTTCTGATTTTTAAATCTATATTACCTTTATGGTATTCCTTATGACAGGTTTCACATAAGGTAATAAGATTAGATGGGGAATTTCCTCCTGTTTTCCGGGATTCAATGTGATGAACGTTAAGGATCTTATCTTTCGATTTTCCTTTACAATACTGGCATTTATGCCCATCCCTTGCTAAAACATATTCCCTTGTGTTCCAAAATCCAAGTTGATCACCTTCCTGATATTCTTTACCTGATATATTAGGATTCTTAATCTTTTGAGTATCAAATTGAGCTACCTCGATAACAATACGAAATATTGGTAGTATAGAGCATACATTGTCAATAACACGAATATGAGCGTCTACTTTGTATTTCACCGAAGGTGCTATCCATCCTGAACGCTTGCTTTTTATTCTATTATTAAAACGAGGTTTTCTATATCTTAACCTGTTCCGTCTTGTTTTCCGTAGCTCTCTTCTGGTAGACAAAAGATCTACGATATCATTTCTAAGAAGAACTTCACTGCTGTAAAGTTCTTTGCTTTTCGTTGTAGCTGATAGACCAACGTGTTTGGTCCTAGCATCAACGCCTAACACAATTTCTTGTTTGTAATCAGATGTGACGTACGTTAATTTGATGGTAAACGGACATAAGCTCACAACAACTGCCTTGTTTTCTTTAAGCAGTCGTCTTACCTTAGAGCTACGAACTTGGGTAAACATCGTAACTATATATTCTTAAATAACGTAGTGTTTGTTTCAACACTTAGGCTAATAATCGGAATAGCTTTTGGCTATTATACATAATACGATACAAATCATAAATAATTTGTATCGTATTATGTATTATTCGCGATTATGATACAAACTTGTGAATGTAATATTATTGTCTCCTTTATCTATTTTTATAATATCGCTATATCCTTCATGATATTGATCTTTTTTAATACGAACCTTCAAAGTAACTAAAGGAGGTTTACAGGTAGGATTCACTTGTATGTTCTTTGGACAATACATATTCTAAATCAAGATCTTTATCCAAAAACGTAGTAATATCCATATAGTCAATACCAGCATTATAAGCACATACCTTATCCGAATCAGAGAACTGACCTGGCAGACCACTGGCGTCCCCGACCATCAACGAACATCCCTTAAGTTGACTGAAGTTCATACCGCGCATTACCGTGTCTTTACACTTCATAAGAATATCATCAATCATGCCCGTGTTAGGCTTCCTCATCGGATTTTGTTCGTCATTTGAATAACACAACCTTTTTTCATACAAGACGCCTCTTATGCCTCTCTTTACCGCCAGATCATGTACGCACCTCAGTACGTATTCTATCTTAGCTTCAATATCAGCTCCAGAAACAAACCCAGCTTCTACTCCTCCTTGATTGCTTACGATAGCAAATACCTTAACACCGTTCTCCTGCATGAGGTCAAGAGCCTTATTCACCACATCCATCTTAATCCTCATATCTGTCAAGTCTGTAGCGAACGTATTCCCAGAAGCGGTTTCTATAAGCGTTCCATCAAAATCAAACAATAATATTCGTTTGGATTTTATATCAATATCTTGTACCATATCATTCTCCTTTTTCAAACTTGCTTTTCTTAATCTCTCTCGGAACCAGGCAGAACACACCATCTTCGTTCTTAATCTTCACAATATCATAAACCGCATACTGATTATCACCGATATCCCAACCCAGCGAAGACAGTACATCACGGAGGTAAATACGTCTATATTTCTCACCTTGTTTATTTAATAAAAACGATCTCTCGTCTTCTACCTTAGAAGGAGCTATATACAAATTAGAATCCAACACCCCTTTAAACTCAGCTCCTTCTTCCATACCAATCAGAACCGCATCTTCGATACCCATCCATTTCAGGTTATCTACCGATATGGTCATAATCCGATCTTTGCTAATAGAAATCTTTCTGATTTTAGCTTCTTTTGTCTTAGAACCTACATAGACCTTACTGCTTAAAAAGTTTATCTTCATGATATAATGCTTTTAAATTGTATCGCAAATATACGTAATAATATTAACAATACAATTTAAAAACAATTAAAATATGGTATTATAATACGGGTAATCTTTTGAATTGCCTTGGAGCCAATTCGGATATGGTTCCGTGGAAAGCAAGACGAGAACCGTAGCTCGAATCCATGTCCGACGCATCGTAAGCCGCATCCGTATACGCCACGCCGCCAGTCGGATACGAGCGGTAACCGGAGCGCGCCAAAACAAGGGAGCTGTCTGATGTCCGACTATAGTAATCTGAATAATGCGTGGAATCGCTACCGCCAACTTGTGTCGGCACCACATCAAAAAACGGACCATTTTCGGCTGCTATATTTATTATCCAACCGCTGAAAGTCTCGGCGTTCACATTGCGAGTCGAACCGTCCGGGTCGGTGATTTTCCAAACTCGGTTGTTTATTTCTACACCTTCAACCCATTCACAGATACCGCCAAAAACCCCTTCAAGTCCTAAGCCGCAAACGTACTTTGAACTTTCGTTTTTGGTATCCGCACCGCCGGTTGCGTTGCTGCTTCCCGTTGTTGTAGCCGGGCTACTTCCTGCGCCACCGGGTCCTAATACGCCTTGCAGGTTACGTGTTTTATACTTAGCATACAACATCATAGCAATTACACAATGTTGTTGAAAATCTATCACCTGGAACCCGGTGCCACGCGCTTTTGCGTAACTTCTGAAATCAGATAATGATACGTTCGTTGTAGGAGTAACATCACTCCAGCTATATAGTCTATTTGAAGACACATATCCTTTATATGCTCCAACAAGAGATTGCGGGACATGGATGTAAGTGCCATCGATATTATGATCAGCAAAATGATAAAGAAATTTATTATCATCCACCTTATACCATTTATACCAAAATTCTAAGAAAACGACCATCACATCACCTTCTTGTCCGGTAAGATCAGCCGGACTACCATCAAGATAGAAGTTACTGTCGTTATCATCTAATCTACATACAAAAACCTCTCCTCCTCCCATAGCGCTCTTGCAAAGAACTCTATAGAATCCACTGGTAATCAACCTATATAAAAAATCGAAGTCTTCGCTTATTGTTATATTAGCAGGATCTGATACAGATTTATCAAAAACTATAAAATTATCAGTAGGGAGACCGCCCCCCCTATTTTGTTAAAAAATCTTCTTCTCATGATTGTCTTATTTTGGGATAAAGATAACTTTTAATTTATAAGCATGAATAATATGATTTTTGTATAAAAAATCTATCTTTGTCGAGATATTAATTAACTACAAAATTATTTATGTTATGGCGGAAATAAAAATAGGTTTTGTAACCTTCAATCCGGGATCAGGTGACGGTGATCAGGCAGTCACCGTATCAGGTGAAAAATACGAAGGTCGTGTACGGCGCACGCAACAAGTAGAATTTGGTGCCGAATCAGGCGGTGTTAAGAAAGCTGCTACCATCAACCAAGCTGCGGCAGCTGAGTTTGTAAAAATAGCTCCTACTGCATCTGTAGGGAAAGAAGGTGGTACTATAACGATCAACGGTACAAGTAACTCAACTAAATTAACGTTCTCCTTAACTCCGGACGGGTCTCATCCTCTGACGCTGAAAATACCTTCCAGTTATCAAGCGGCAGGCAAGGCTACCATCAACGGCGCTGTTATTGCCGACGACCCTGGTGCAACAGGATCTTTCGCTTTCAGTATCGTATTCTCCGGTATTGCAGCGAACACTAAGATAAACGATCTGGTAAATACTCTTAAGGTTACGGCCGCTGGTGGTCAGACAGCTAATACGGTTATTACCCAGACAGCAGGTGATCCGTTCTTGGAAATAGACAAGACTGTGATCAACTTGGATGCAAACGGTACTCCTCAGACTATCAATGTTAATGCTAACATAAGGTGGACTATCACGCAAGCTGTTTCTAAGTTGGTAAGGAAAGTAATGGAATAACAATTACTTATGTCCGTATTGCTTATGTAAAACAAAAAGGGACGTCTATTTGGCGTCCCTTTTTTCTATGCATTGTATATAGTATTTATCTTTTTGCCTACTGACAAAAATCTTTTTGAAAATCATCTGCCTTCTGATATGAACTCTTTTCCCGTCATCTAATTCTCTCCAAATTTCATTAAAAATCGAATCTATTAACTCCATAACCTTCTTATTGGAAACAAGATTCTTTCTACCCGGACTTGACCATCCATCATCAGTCATCTTACCGGCTATCCTATTAGCTATTCTACTTAATTCACGTGGGGTGCTCATTTTAATCTACTTTTAAATATTCTACCTTTTTCACACTGAAGTATGCAGTCTCTCATGGGATGATCTTGTTCGTGATCGTCACACATCGGAAATTCTTTTCCATAAGGGAAAGCAATGTGCGGGCACTGCGCCCTGAACGCGTCCCAGGCCGACTTCCTCACAGCCTCAGCCCCGGCACGCACGCCCTTCTCTCTTTCCTTGGCCGGGTCAGCATACACGTTTGAAATAGCTCTTTTCTTCCAAGTAAGCATATTGTAGTAAAACTTATCCACCAGTTTCCTACCCACTACATCAAACTTCTGTCTATGAATTAAAGGTGCGGTCTTAACTGCGCTCATCCTATTTTTACTAACATCTACATAAATCAGCCCAGCATAAGACGGAACTTCACTTACGTCAATCATATTAGGCGGACAGGCGTAGTAGAAATAGTTTGGAGGATAACTTATGACACCACCTACCTTAATAATGCCGTCTTTAAGAACCTTATGTTTTTTATCCTTTTTGAAGTCGTTAAAGAAATCTTGTTTAAACATCTTGACCTCTACTTCATAAGCATACAATGATCTTGTTATGGCCAGGAAGTCAGATTCCCAATCATATATATAAAGATTGTTAATAACATACATCGGATTACATAACAGATTCCTATTAAGAATCTTAAGCATTTGTTGCTCTGGGTAGTTCATGAGATTACGTTTTTTTAGAGGCTTGTGGCGGAATCGAACCGCCCTACGAGGTTTTGCAGACCCCTGACTAAACCACTCATCCAACAAGCCATGTAGCCCATGCCTGAATCGAACAGGCAACTTTTGATTAGGACTCAAAGGTTTTATCCATTAAACTAATGGGCCAGATTCATGTTTGCTATGTTCACACACCGCAAACACTGAGATAATTAACACTTTACACAAAATATGTACCGTTATCCAAGGAAGGATCGAACTTCCGCTAACAGAACCAAAATCTGTTGTGCTACCGCTACACCATTGGACAGTGGTCCCGGAGGGATTTGAACCCACGATCTTGCGGTTATGAGCCGCCTGCTTTCACCACTAAGCTACAGGACCTTAAAAATATGCAGGAGCCTTCACAGACGCCTGCATATAACAGCTAAATATTAACCAATAATTATCATAAAAACCCTCTCAACGCAAAGTTAAGTACTAACCTAAAATATGGCAAACTTCAAAACATAAAAAGGATTAAAATAATTATTTCTTTTTCTTCTTCTTTTTAGTGTCTTTTACTCGTTCAGCTTCGTTTTCGGGCTCCACAATATCACCGGCTTCTTCCTGAATCACATCCGTCTCAGGAACAACATCGGACTTCTCTGGTTCTGCCACATCCTTATCTGACTCCCCATCTTTATCCAATTCCGGCTCAGCGACATCATTTTTGTCTTTACCTATTATACCTATCTGGTAGCCTCTTAATTCTACTTGCATTAATTTCAGCTTCGATTCTAACTCTTGTATTGTTTTGGACCCAACCGAAACCTCGTTTTCCAAATCTCCGATTCTGATCCTGGCTTCAATCAATGCATTTGATTTCTTTTCTTCCAAGTTTCTGATTTTGTAATTAGCCTCATCAAGATCAGATTTGGCTTTATCAAGATCAGCATTGATAGCGTCAAATTCTTCCGTTTTCTTCTTGACGCTTTTTATCAGCTTTTTCTGATTTTCCTTCAAGGCGTCAATCTTTTCCTTAGACTCAGAAAGATCTTTGCCAATAGATAAAATCTCTTTATCCTTTGAAGCGATATCTGACTTAAGTTCGGAAAGCCTTTCCTTGTAAAAATCAGCCTTATCCTGTATTTCCTCAATTTCTTTTGCAAGATTTTCGGATTTAATAGCTTTCTCCTTGTACATTGAAAGCTTGCTGTCTGTGATGAATGTAAAACCTAACATGCTCATTTTCAAAATATTTAAATATTACTTAACTCCGGAACTACCAAGACCTTTTTCTCCACGTTCATTTCCGTCTTCTACCTCAATATCTATCACCTCTTCCAATACCATTTTGTATTGTGGAACGATTTCCATCTGAGCTATTCGATCGTTTTTATGGATTACAGTCGGTTTTTTATTGACTTTAGTAAGATTAACCATATACTCTCCTTTGTAGGTAAATTCGCACTTACCAGGAGCGTTAGCAACTACCACTCCCTCGTCAAAAGAGAATCCTGATCTTCCTTCTACATTCACGCACCATCCTTCTGGGATATTCAATTTGAAGCCGGTTCCGATTCTAACAGAATAGCCTTGATATAAGGTGATTAATTCAAAATCGGAAGGAACATCTATTTCCACTCCCATGTCATTCATCATCTTCACCACTCTATATGCACGAATATCACAACATGCATCACCATCATGTTTGTATTCAGGTACCACGACATCAGGGTACAGTTTCTTAATACCTACCTGCACAGTCTTCTGATAACCTGGAGTCAAATACGATTCAGGTATTTTATTAACGACCTTATCTTCTTTTTTATGTTTGTTGTTCTTTTCAGAAACAGTATCCTTCTTATTATCTTCTTTTTCAGAAAGAAGTCTTTCAATGTCTTCTAACTTGTCCATGATCATATTTTTATAGTACAATAAACAATACCTTCTTTTTTTATGTCCTTCGTTGATTCATAGCACTCACGAAAAGTACTTATGTCTGCATCATTAGGATCATCGACCCACTCATCTCCTTGCTTATATTTTTCTCTGGTTTCTGAGTAGATCATACATAATTTATCCCCATGCTTCGCCATAATCCTTTCTTCTGTCACTTTCCTACGAAGTTTAATAAGGGGAAATCTTGTAACTATTTCTACTATCATTCTACACTATCTTTAAAAGCCCAAGAGATGTTATTCTCCTGGGCTGATGTTTATATTAAAATGGAAGGTCATCTTCTTCCATAGGAGGGAAGTTCGGCATCTGTGCTTGCGGCTGTGGCTGCGTCTGATGCTGAGGCTTGGTGCTCCTTGTAGTAGGTGCCGGGGCAGGTGCAGCAGGCTGAGCCGGGGCCTGATACTGTGCTGGCTGTTGGTAATTCTGATACGGAATAGCACTCGGAACAGACTGAGGTTGTTGAACCTGTTGAGGCGCGGCCGGCTGCTGGGTATAAGTCTGAGGAGCTGCCGGCTCTTGCTGAGCATTTCCTCCTATCCCTAATTTAGCCATTATACCGGCTCTGATGTCTTTAATAGAAGCATTGAACCTGTTTGAATATTCAGTAATCTTTTGATAAGTAAAGTTATTTTGAGCTGAATAATCGAGGCTTTTCTTGCCATCAAATCCTGTAACTTCAACAGGATCAGGCCAACCATTTACGCCTTTTTTATAATAACGTTCAACAAGCTGATCTTTTTCTCCGTCTACTCCGGCATATGCGATAATAAGTTCTGAAGAACCAAATTCATCATCTTTCTTCTTCTTAAAGACATTGAAATAAATTTCACGACTGAAATCGATGTTTTCGTAGTATTTTACAAAGCTCTTAACAAAGCCCTTGATATTTCCTTTTTGATTGACGAGAGGTATGGAAATACAATAGTTTTCATTAAGCTCGTAATCTTTCAACACGATAAGGAAATTAGTAGCAGTATTTCCATTAGAGAAAGTACTTGTCTTTAACCCGATGTAGTTGATGTACCCAACTATTCCATTATAATACTCTTTCCAATATCCTGCCGGCTGACCGTTATTAGGATTTATGTGTTGAACGAAACCTTCTTTCGGTTCGTTACTTTTTTCATACAAGTTACCATCCGAATTAATATACAGATAATAAGTTGTACCAAAACTTCTGTTTTCTCTAAAAGCCATATTTTTATTTTTTTTTATAGATTATACAATGTTTGATTTAAGACGTATGTTGATTCGTATTTAGGATTGAACATCTTTATCATCTTATACTGATCAGACCAATCCATAATAACATCTCCTTTTATAAGAGATTTTACGGATGAAAGTATATTTTCCTTACTGATAGAAAAATTAAAACACGGACCTTCAAGCGCATTTAAAGGCATTGATTCCATTATCCTTTTTCTATTTCCAAAATCCTCAGACATTACCGTTATACCGTTTTCTTCATCTACCTTGACATTAACAACATTATCCACTAAAGTCATAGAATTAAGAACAGACATAAACAAATCCCTGTCAAACTTAACCCTCGACGATTTCTCGAATTTGTTACATACGTATTCGTAGTTAGGATACTGTTGTTCTACGTTCATATCCGATATAATCACATTATCAAAGCATAAGAACGTCCTAACGCCATCTGTGGAAATACTGATCTCCGTATCTTTATCAGACAGAAAGCAATACAAGATAGAAGCCGCGACCTCACTTAGCATAATTGACCTTTCTTCTAATGCATTAGCACATTCTTTCCTATTTATAAACAGACGGAACATATCAGTAGAAACAATGTCAATATAGTCCTTCTTCACATTAAGAAGAATCGAGCATATAGCCGGTCTAAATTCATCCGATCCAACAAACGCAAAAGATCTTTTCATAGACTGAATGAAAGACGAACTCATAACACGAATACCATCACCTACAGGATAAAAGAAATCAGGGAAAGCCTTATCCTCAATCCAAGTAGAAGAAAAAGATCCTCTATCGTATTTAAAAACGATACTGTAATCGTTTTTAATCTCTATCTCTATATCCTGGTTATGATTTTTAAAAAATGAAATAAGAGTCCCGGCATCTACTAAAATAGTAAACTTCTGGTCACAAGAAATATCAGTATTCACATCGAAAATATCATCCGTATATGTTATACGTTCGTTCATGGCTTGTATCCGGATATGATCAAAATATAAAGTAATTTTTATATTCGATGTGACACAATCCTTTAAGACCTTATCAAACATCTTTGAAATATTTGAAAGCTTCTCATTCATTAGTATGCCAGGAACTCTTACTTTCATTTTTAAAACTTACGATTATGATTATATAACACTGCAAATGTATTATTTTAAAATCTAATTTTGAATTAATTGGATTTAAAATGATTTAAAATAGATTAAATACTTCTTCTTGTCGCTTCTGCTATCAGCATTGCATCAACTATACCGTCATGAGCGGTCTTACATCTTTCGTTTTTAACAAACGTATCGTTTGGCCACAGCCTTTTAGCGCAAGCCAATGACGTTTTCTTAGTATTTACCTTACTGGCTTCCATGACCTTATCAGAATGCGTCCAAACCAATTTCTGCCATGTTTTAGGGGCTATGAAATTAACGGAGCAACTTATGTCCGGAAATGCCATGCAGAGAGACAGGAACAGCCCATGTAGCTGGCCTTTGTTCTCCATGAGAGAGGCAGTAGAGGACGTGCTGACCCCGTACAGGGCGTGGACGTCCTCTATGACAAACACTACCCTATCAGGATTGTTTTCTACGATCGTATCCCGGCAAAAAACATATTCTTTAGTCAAGTCTACCGGTCCTGAAATTGCTATTCTTGGAGTGGAGATTCTTGATATTAGTTTACTGTCCTGATCGATGCAGGCTATGGCTCCATCTTTTCCCGGATCTGCTGCTATATATAGTATCATAATGCACTAATTTAGATTCATGTCAATTTTGCCAATGCTGTCATCATATTCAAAACCTCCATTGTCTGTAAGTTTGTAATCAATAGCCACAGCACCGTTACCAAGAATGTAAAAGCCTTTAAACATCTTTCCTATTTCAATAGGATACACTACATTTACGTCCCTTCCAATATCCTCAAACGGCATAGCGATATCTTCTGTTTCAGCTTCTTTTTGTTTTGCTAATACACCAACGGGTATATTTTTACCTTTTATAGATGCGTATATAACCATATACAGAACATCGTTATTAACAAACGCCCTATCACTACTTACCTTATCCAAGCTAACATATATAATATGTTTTATAAAACTATTGATATCCCCACATATGTTAATAGCTTCTACTTCTTTCGGAATAACGACTTCCACTTCTTCTGGTTTTGTATTTTTCTTTTTCATTGAATTAACATTTTTGTATTTTGTTTTACTTCTTCAACAAGATCCTGATCTTTCATCATCTCTTGCTTAAGTTTCTCATTCTCCTTAATTCTTTTCACCCTATCGGCAAGAATCTTTTTGTATCTTTTATCCGAGATCTTTATAAACCAAGGACAGTTCCTTGATGGAATCCTTTTACATGGATAGTCAGTGAGACCGTTCGGTCCAAACTGCTCGCATCGGTTACATTTCTCTTCGCCCGTCATTGTAATTATATTTTAGGAAAACATTCTTCAAGTTCTCTATAAGAGCACTCTACTACAACAGAATCTCCTTTAGGGAGAAATACTAAAATAGAATCGATAGAAAAAACGCTATCTACTTTTCTTACAAGTTGGCCATGTTTGTAAGAAGACATGACCAACCTAATTCCATACGTATCTGAATAAGAGCCTTTCCTACATGGAATTATGTTTTCAACAACATAATCAAAGCCTCCGATATTAACTTCATCTCCGGCATTGATTTCCATGATAGGAACCATCTTAACCCTTCTATCTATGCTTATTTTCATTTCGCAACCTCAAATTTTATTTGATCCTTCGGTTCATAATTCCATACCTCAAAATCATCAGCCACAAAATCATAAAATCCTTTCCCTTCCATACGAGACGAGATAGTAACCTGTGGAACCGGGCCGAATAGGGATCGACGAAGGAGCTCGTTTGCCTGCTCTTCGTGACGGTCATACACATGCATATCTTGTATAAAATGAGTGAAAACTGCGGGCCTTAACCCAGCATCGTGAGCGAACATCATCATCAACGCCGCATATTGAGCTACATTCCAGTAAGAAGCTGTAATCATATCCTGGCTGCGCTGATAAAGCGTCATATACAACTCATCTCCTTTAACAGATAAATTGATCTGAAACGCACATTCTTGAAGAGGTTTTAGTCCATTGGTTTCAGGATCGAACATGGATGCTACTATTCTTCTTGACGAACGATCATTCTTGAGTGACCAAAGAATGAAGTCTGTTTGGTTAAGAAAACCATAAAGACCATCATGGATATCTGTCATACCATCTGGAGATTTTCCGGTTCCCATATAAACATGTCTGTTCACCATATCTCCATAACATCCTTCGATCTTTCCATTATCATCAGCCCACTGATCCCATATATGAAGACCAAGATCTTTGATATCTACCGATCTTTTTTGCCAAATCCACAATATTTCTTTTATGGAGTTTTTAAGATTAGTAGGTCTAAGTGAACCAAGAGGAAATTCCCGACGAAGATCGTACTGGTTACATACTTGCAGGATACGCTTCACCTTGACGCCTGTCCCGTCACCGTAGACCGGACGCTTTACCTCTTCCCACGGCTGGCTCATTATAAGAGCCAAATTGTCTTGAAATATTTTATCTACTCTTGCCATATTCTTATTAGGTACTTATATACTATAGTATCACCATCTCAAGGTTATGCCAACAAACAAGAATCATTAAAAATTCTAAGAGGAATGGTTATAAAGACGATTAATTTCTTCTTGTTCTAAACACGGACCACCTACAACTTTCTCTGTTGCTTTTCTTTGTCTAACAAAATCTTCAGCTTCGGAAAAAGTTGTAGCATAAATATATCCACCATACTTTTCTCCATTTATATCAAATTCTGTCACAAACTTCTTTTGTTTTTCTTCTTTTGTTTTCATAACTGTAATTTTTAAAAGTGAATAATTTATTGATTTATAAAAAATAAAGCGGTGATAAACTAAGTTATCTTAACCAACCACCATCCAGTCATTAGCCAACATATCTGATAACGAATCCGGCAATGACTTTACTTTATTAACTATCATATCAGTAGACAACCAATCTTCCTGGCGCTGGAATACGAACATACCTTTACCATTCCATCCGGCACGTGCAATCAACGCACCTTTTTTTACTTCTTCTAAAGCTTCTCCAAATTTCATAACTGTATTTTTTTATAAATTAAACTCTTCAAAATCTATTTCAGATCCGGTTGACAAATTGATCATTGACTTCTCAAGTTCTTCCATTGGAATAGGATCAACAATTCCATCGTTTGAAAGTGTTTTCTTGTAGAAGTCGTTTACCACCGGATCGCTTGTTTTTATTGTCTTAGGAATAGGTTGACGAAGATACATTCCTTCAAGCGATTTTACTCTTGAAAGAGCTGTATATAACTGACCTGTTTCGAAAGAGTTGGATACGTCCATCATCGCCGCATCTAAAGTTAGGCCCTGGCATTTATGGATAGTTATGGAGTAACCGATTTTTATCGGATACTGAGTAATAGATCCAATTACCTCAGACTCCACTTTATACCCGTTTCTGACGTATTTTACTTTATCGAACGAACACGGTGTAATAATAACCTTAGTATGTTCTTCATCTTTAGGACGATCAAGAACGACTTCGATCTCTCCATTCTTAATAGAAGACACAACGCCAAGAGAACCATTGACATACTCTCCTCCGTTTCTAGTGATCATAACCCTGGAACCTTCTTTTATAAGAAGCGTCTTTTCAACAGGAGCTTCTTTAGGATAATCACCTTTTATAATAGCTTCGAATTTTCTTAATGATCCAGGAACAGAATTTATTCTCATTTCATTAATAGCTGTAGCCTTAGCGTTGGTTGTAACGATCTCAACATACCCGGCACTATTTTCAGGCTGAATACATCTGCTATTTAACGTACTAAACACATCATCGTCCATCTGACCATCACGAACCTTATTAAGGATGCTGATAAATTTCTCATCTTTCTGACGATATATTTTTTCAAAAGACACCATTTCCATACCAGAAGCCATAAGAGACTTCGAACTAAAGAAATAAGATGTATCGTATATGTCTCTAAAAAAATCTTCTTTGATTACAGGTGGTAACTGAAATAAGTCTCCTACCATAATAAGTTTCACGCCGCCAAACGGATCCTTGTCGCCTCTTGCACGACGAAGAATGTCCGCAACATTATCAAGAAGATCAGGACGAACCATAGAAATCTCGTCTATGATAAGATATTTTATATTCTGTAAAATCTTTTCGGATTCTCCTCTGAACTTGTTTTCACAATTGTCCATAAACTTGCCATTCCTTATCTCTGGAATGTAAGGTTGCATACCGATTCTGAAAAAAGAATGAATGGTTTGGCCGCCTGCATTAACAGCAGCAATACCGGTAGGAGCGACAACAACCGCATTTTTTAATGCCGGTATAACACGTTTAAGGAAGTACGTTTTTCCTGTACCTCCTTTTCCCGTAATAAACAGCGGTTTAGGCGACTTACAAATAGACTTAATAGCCTTTCCTTGTGCGACATTACCTTCGGACATAACTGAACGAAGAACGCATTCCATTAGTTTTTTGTTGTAACTTATAGCCATATTTTTCTGATTTTGTTCTACAAAACAAAAGTATGAAAATAAGATAAAACATAAAACATAAAATGAATTAATTAGAATTAAAAAGAAATAATAAATTAGATAAGTGGCTTTGTGGCAGACAGTAATGTAGTTTCGTATTGATACAGTTATGGCATAGTGGTGGCTAACGGGTGTTTCCGTCGATGTTCTACGAGATTATCGTTTTTCGGCTCTGTCGGCGACCACTAAGAACAGACCCTCTCTCAAGTACCAAACATTACAATGATGAATACTGAGATGAAGGATAAAGATAGGTATCATTATAGAATGATAGTTCTTCAAATGGTATATCCTTGAATACAGATTCACCATCTAATTCTTTATCATTATCTACTGTTGTATTAATGTTAGGTAATGATTGGATAGATATATCCATATTCTCTATCTTTTCCTTAAACTGTTCTGCCTTAACATACGTATAGATGTCTTCGCTTACCGATCCCACCGCTTTAGCCATCTCGCCGGCGAACTCAGCATACATATCCCGTACCTCATTAAAACCTGCCTTTTTGTCAGGAGCGGTATTGTTATAGGTTTTCATTCTCCTACTTACTCTACCGCAGACCCCGGCAACGGACGTCCCCACCTCAGCACAGCAGGCTTCCGCATCAGCCAGGCCTGCTTTTACTGTGGCTATCTTCTCCTTACTCCATCCACTAACCTTGTCGTATGATTGTTTAAGACGGTTTAAGAACATGTCCATTCTGCGCTTCTTATCTTCTGCGATGATAGCGCGATAGTACTTTCTTATAATTTGGTTTTGTGTACTTCGCTCATATCCGTTCCAGAAGTCTTTGTGCGCTTCTTTAGCCATAGAAGAAGCCAATGACCTTGCTTCTTCTTCTTTTGTTTTTTTACGATCTATGCCAAGGATTTCCCCATCTTCGGAAACAACTTCTTCTGCATTCAAGAAACGTAGGATATGAGTGTTGTCTTTTAAGAAGAAATTGAAATCGTCTTTCTTACTCACTTTTTCTTTTTCTCCTTTCTCTATATCCTTCTCTCCAAAATACCATCTGTTTGTTGCCCCTTTTTTATACAAGGTCCAGGTATTTGCTATTTGCCAGAAAACGGCTCCATGCCTATATACCGGAATCAGCTTACCTATTGGGTAGTTATGTTCGTTTGCTTCAATGTAAGCACGAGGATTATCTACGTATGTTATAAATTGTACGTTTTCGAACCTTTTTACGAGCTTGTCTTTTATCGCCATACCGACAATCTCTTTCGCTTTTGTTAGTCCTACATTCAAGTACAAGGCAATTGTTTTGTTACTTATCGTCGAATCAATTAATCCATAATACGAGTGGCTTCCGTCTACGACCTCCGCCTGAGAGTTTGTCTCTCCACTGTTCAGTACAGACTCATTGTTTCTGACTAAATTAACAAACATCGCCTCTCTTATCCTGTCAAGGACTTTTTCATGGTTTGTTATTTCATTTTTCTTTATCTTAATTAAAATCCTATTCTTTGGAAGATTCACTTTACCACATCCGAGAGTAAGTTGTACGCCATTAACACGATACCTTCTTGCAACGAACGTACTATCCGTCATACGGAACAGTTCGTCAAACATCGGATGTCCTGTCATGTTCTTGAACTTCGAATACCCGATTCCAAGTTTATGAAGAAGATCTTTCTGGTTTTTGAATCTTATTCTCGAATCCCGGCGGGAGATTTTTATCATACAGTATAAAGCATACAATTCCATGAACAGCGAATCTGATGACCACTGCTCCAAAAGTCTAAGACTTATGTTAATATTTCTACCTAATTGTAACTTCATAATCTGTAACAAAAAAATCGGATGGATTTTTGGGGATATCCATCCGATTCATGTCTTTCTTTCGTTCGGAAAATCCCAAAATCCCGTTACAGATTTGAAGAATATAAGAACAAATTATGATAAGACATGTAATATTTTTTTTATCATAATTTATTTCTCATAATTCTTGAATCTGTAACGCACAGCAAATATAGAAATAAATTATGAATGTTAAACAATAAGGTCTTATTTTTTTTATGCTACAGCGCAAATATCGGGACAAATCCCGAATCCATTGTCATAAAATACGTTAATTTTAAATTTATAAATCCTTAATCCTTATCTTTGTATCAAAACGATAATCTCATGAAAGAAAGTGATAATAAAGATGTCAGTAATAGAGCTTATAGGCTTTTAGTACCTTATTCCAATACGGTAGATATGGCTAAGAAGATACTTCTGTTTTATAACGGATACCTAATGGCCTCCGGCAATGAGAAGAATGTCATAGATGCGAGGCATTTAAATCTTCTTGCCTATTATTTTGTGTTTGGATATTCGTATGAAACGAAGAAGAAGTTTTCTCATTGTTTCAGTACCGATCTTCAATATGTATCGGTTTTGGATACGGAGATGAAGAAGCGTGGTATTTTGATTGACCGTGAAGGGAATTACAGAACAAGGTGTTTGTGCCCGGATATAGAGAACATGCGCCGTCTTTTTGTATTGGAGGGTTCAAGAGATCAATGTGCGTTGGTTTCTTTATTTTATAGAAAGAAAACTTTTGAATCCGATGCCGAAGAATGATTTCCCTATATCATTTGAGTCACATATTATAGATGATGTGATGGATAAGACCGGGGGCGTTTACGACCGAAACCAAATACGTGACGTTTTCAGAGCCAGTATTTCTTATGCCAATAACTTATGTACGTACACAGATAACGTGTCTGTATCGTTCCCGTATGTGGGTGATATGGTTTGTAACCTTCATGAGATGGAGAGGCGCAAACACAATCTTGAGCGTCTTAAATCCAAGGTAGAAAAATTATCTAAGTATCAGGAAAAAGAACTTCAGTGCCTTGATATTAAGATAAGGATGATAAAGGATGCTTATGACTCAGGTGAGATAAAAGGTGGGGATATGTTGATAAAACACAACAAATTATCTATCTTTAAATCTCGTAAGGGTCATAGTTTTAGTGAAATACAAAATATTCAAGAACAGGAATTTAACAGATAAGTTATGAAAAAAATTTTGCAAGCGGAAGTTATATACGATGCTTTTATGGATACGATATTAAAAAAACTTCCAAGAAAAAAAGAAGATTATCCCGATTGGTACAAGGAACGTCTTGAAAAGTGTGAGGGATGTAAATTCAATACCAAGAACGTCCCTAACTCTATGCTTCCTCTTTCTTTATACGTAAGCAAGAAAATAGGTAAAAATCGTTGTTCGGTATGTACGTGCTTCATCAAGCAGAAGGCCTGGAGCAAGACAGAGGAGTGTGCGCTTGGGGAGGGGCTTCCCCGTCCTTCGTGGATGGATCGTCAGTATTCTATTGATTTTTATGATGAGAAGTCAAGATGGAACAGGTTAGAACTTATTACAATGGATTCTGATGAATTTAATGTTATTTCTACAGATGACAAGCAATACAATATCGACCTCTCTAAAGACGGTAAATCATTTGAAATCATTTTCGAACCGGTAGAAAAAGGGAACAGTATAAGGTTTTCATTTGTTCTTGAGTCGAAGCATGATATGAAGATAACAGCATCAGAGACATCTTGTGGTTGTACGTCATCTAATTTGAATATCATAGACTCCCGTCACTTTAAGTTCAATATAGAGATACATACAGCAGGATTTGGAATAGGAAGATTCGTAAAGCACATGACTGTTCACTATCAAAAAGATGGGTCTCAAAAAGAGGAATCGATTCCGTTTAATTTTGAAGGTACTATAATTCAAAAAAGTTAAGTTATGGGCAGATGTGGTAAAGCAAGGCATTTACAATGCGAGGATAAAAGGAAGTCCTTATTTTCTATGTTGCAGGCATCTTGTGACGATTTCCCCGATTATTCTGCCGGGGACATTCTCTATGCCGTACTTAGATCTTTTGCAAAGAAAAGAGGATTGTCTGTTTCTTTTTTAAGGACGCTGACAGACAGCGAGCTTTTTGAAGTGGCTGATTATAATTTATCAATGGAGTTGATGGACGTTATTATTCATGATAAAAAGGTTCTTGACAATGAAGAAGATTGATTTTGATTCAGATATAAAACATCTTATTTCTTATTACAACCATCTACTGTCTGCGCAAGATAAGGTGGGAGAGGAGATGGAAGATCTAACTAAGGATATTATTAGGAAGAAGGATGAGGAAAACAACATAGAGTTAGAAGACTTTATTGATTTGGAGGAAAAGTCGTTTATGACCAACTTGTATCAACAAGAGATGCTGAAAGTATCTTCTTCTATAAAGGCAGTTTACAGGTTATCTATTAACGCCGGTCATAATCTTAACATAGATGATGACAGCAAGAAGGTTCTTGACAGGATAGTAAACGACGGAGAATCAGATTTTATTATGTACGTTGACAATAATACTGATTCTGTTATGTTCAAGGAAGAATCTGTTGAGGAAGGAATAAAAAACATGTGCAAGTATCGTGTTGATCCATCTTCTCTTGAAGACAGGTTTAATATGCTTAAGTCTCAGTATGAGTATTTTTTAAAAATAGTGAATAATGAAGGTAAGAAAGCCGACTAACGATGATGTCTCTTACGTAGATCGAAAACTCCTTGTGCTAAGGGATCAGATAGATAAGGCTGAACGTTATCTATCTGAAAACCCTTGGGATAAAATAGAAGATTCCGATAAGAGAGAGAAAGAATTTAGGTTTCAAAAAAGCTTGTCTGATAGCTTAATGCAATGGACTGAATCTTATATTAAGATGTGTGGGATAATGGATGTCTATAATCAGCTTGAGGCTGCCAAAAATAAGAAAAGCCTAAAAGGAGGACAAACAGTATCAGGTATTCAGTCTTTTGTGAAGAATGAAGCTAAGAACAAGTTCGGCAAGTAGTTTTGTTATGAATTTTGATAGTAAAGAACTTTATATAAATATGGGTAACGATATTCCGTTATGGAATGACCTTTATTCTTATGAAGAGCAAGACGATGATGTCAAGCAATTCTGGGAGAATGAGGCTATGAAACTCCTTAACGGTGTTACCATAAATGGTGTATTTATCCATCCTTGGCTATATTGGCATATCAATTTCTGGAAGATGATGATTGACGTAGGAGATGAGCGTATCCCTGGAAATTCTCAGCTTCGTGATAATGAATGGATGTTTGCCGAATTTCTAAAGCAGGCGGAAGAAGAGAATAAAGGAATATTCATGTTCGGGTGCCGTCGTTTTGGGAAAGCCCTTCTTGATTCTGAGATACTTTATCTTGAGGACCGGGAAAAGATGATAGGAAATATTGTTGTAGGGGATAAGATATATGACGATAAAGGTAATTTGGTAGAAGTCGCAGGTGTCTATCCTCAAGGAAAAGTAACCACCTACAGAGTCGTATTCGAAGACGGTCGTAACGTTATTTGTTGCGGAAATCACCAATGGCGTGTCAATCATGGCGGAAAATGGCATGTTTGGAGTCTTAGATCCATAGCCGGATTGGATTATAAGAGTATGTCTATTCCAGTAGGTGAGGCCCTGAACTACCCTACGGCAAAGCTGCCGGTTCCGCCGTCGGCCTACGCCTCGATGCTGGCGGCTTATCTCGGTGGCTATGGTGGGGATATGTTTTTTGATAAATACGTTTGTAAGAAGTTTTTAAGATCGTCCATAGATCAAAAGAAAGATTTTATAGAAAACTTCATTCGTTCTTTCAGAAACGTAGTAACCGGAGAAGAAGAGCTTATGTTGTCTCATATTGATATAGATGTCATAAATTTTGTACAACGTATGTTTTGGGCTTCAGGTTGGTATGCTAAATTGGAGGGGAACAAACTTATACTATCAAGGAATCGTAAGGAATTAAAAATAAGATCCATATCGATATACGGAAAGGAGCATGCCACTTGTATAACCGTTGATAATGACTCTCATTTATTTTTGACCACCAATTACATCGTTACTCATAATACGGCCATAATGAGTTCTCTTCTGGCTCGTAATGCTACAATGACGTACAATTTGACGCATAATGTTATTGGAGCAAGTAAAGAAGACCTTGCCAATATGGGAGAGTATCTTGAGTTTGGACTTGATAATCTTCCTCCTTATCTTACTATAAACAGGACCGGTAATGATTGGACTAAAGAAGTTGTTTTAGGTACAAGAAACATCAATAATCAACGTGATGTTCATGCCAGAATAAGAATCACCAACGTTGATGATGGAAAGACACGAGGATCATTGAAGACCGCAGGTGGAACTCCATATACGTCTATATATGATGAGGTAGGTAAATTTCCGGTGCTTGGAGCATGGCTTGCCGGTAGGCCGGCTCATATGATGCATGGTAGAATGAGGGGCGTTTGTTTGATGGCGGGATGTTGTTGTGCTGGAACCATAGTATATAAATCAAATGGTGAGCCATGCCGAATAGAGGATTTGAAGCAAGAGGATGGAATAGTAGGATTCGATAATGTATCATCAAAAGCTGTAAGTCAAGACATAACATGGATGAAACCTCCTGCCGAGAAAGAGTGTTATAGAATAACAACAAAAAGAGGAAGGGTACTTGAATGTAGTGGGGATCATCCCATATTGACTGTTGTAAAGAAAAGGAAGGGTAAATTTAGGTACTTTGGATCTGACTTCAGAAGGGCTGACTCTCTTAGAGTTGGTCGTAAAATATGTGTATCGGATGGTGTGGATATATGGGGAGATAAAAAAATGTTTGATCCATACCTTGTTGGCATTCTAATAGGGGATGGGAGCTATGGTTTTGATAAGACTCCTATTGTGTCTACCAGTGATGATGAGGTGTATAATTATATACGATCTAAATATGATTGTTGTATAGAGAGGCAGTATAAGACTAAGGACGGAAAAGACTATAGGGAAATAAGAATAAAAGGTATATGCCATGAGTTAAGGGAACTTGGTATATATGGTCAGACTAAAAAAAACAAAACACTTCCTTTAAATATACATTCATATAGAAGAGAGGATGTTATTATGATGATTAGGGGGTATTTTGATGCTGATGCTACTTTTTATTCTAATAACAATAATAGGGATCATCGTATAAGTTTAGGATCTTGTAATAGGCATCTTTTTGAAGAAGTAAAGGATGTTCTTTTTAAATTTGGAATACATAGTACTATTTCTTATAGCCCATCTAAAAATCCAGCAGATAGATCAATTATTCTTGATTCATATGTATGTAATATATTGGATAAATTATCCATGCTTAAATATTGTGATATAATTGGAACAGATATAGGATATAGAAGAGAGAAACTTGATTCTATAAGGAAATTCGGTTCTAATTTTAGCACATTTGGATCTTTTAGGTCAAAATATTTAGATGGAGTGATAATAGAAAGGATAGATAAGATAGAGTATATAGGAATTAAGCCTGTTTACAACCTCACTGCATCAGATACTCACACTTATATAGCAAATGGTATTATAACTCATAACACTGGCGGTAATGTAGAAAAGTCTCAAGATGCCCAGAAAATCATGAACTCTCCGGACGAATATGGATTCATTATAATGAATTATGATATTATAAATAAGAGAGTTATTAAACCAACATGGCGTATATGTAAATCAGGATGCTTTGTTCCGGCCCAGATGTCTCATGCGTATGAAAAGAAAGAAACGACTCTTGATAAGTATCTTGGAGTAGAGAATGCTCCCGGTCTTAAGAAGATAAAAATAAAAGTTTCAGACTTTGATAAAAATACTGGAATAATAAAATCGCGTCTTGACGAACTTGTCAAAAAGGATAGGGCTTTATACGTCCAAGAACGAATGGCATTCCCTTTGTCTATAGATGATTGTTTCCTTAATACGAACGTAAATAGGTTCCCTGTAGAAGATGCGTTGAAGCACAAAAGCCGTCTTCTTGAAGAAGGTAGGCCTGGTAAAACAGTGGATATTTATCAGATAGACGGCATGAAAATGGGGTATAATTTTAGTGATAAGCAGCTTGCTGATTATCCGTTTCAAGGTGGTAACATAGATTCTCCTGTTGTTATATATGAGGATCCACCAGAAGAAGGAGGTGTTTTTGATTACACTTATGTTTCATCGCTTGACCCCTATAAATCTGACAAGGCTGATACTGATTCTGTTGGTTCGTTTTATGTACTTAAAAGATATGTAAAAATCAATGATCCATTTGCTTATTGCATAGTAGCATCATACGCATCACGTCCTCCATCTTCTGATGATTTTTGTCGTAATTGTGAAATACTTCAAGAAGCGTATGGGGCCAAGTGTCTTATGGAGAATGCCGACCGAATGTATGAATTTTATCTTACGAGACGAAATAAGCAGCTTATGTTGCTGGAAGATGGCGAACGTCTTGCCGGTAAGATTATCCGTGCTGGCGCCCGTCAGAACAACAAGCTTGGTTTGGCTCCTACGGTTCCTAATCAGCGCATGCTTTTCAATACCGTTATTCAATATTGTTGGGAGGATGTTGTTGTTGGGTATGATGATGATGGTAATGAAATAACACAGAAAGGTATTTACCGTATTCCTGATATAGAGCTTCTTGATGAGATCATAGCCTTCGGTCCTGGGACCAACACCGACCGTATCATAGCCTTCGGCCACGCTCTTCTTCTGGCTAAGTATTATGATGATATGGGTTACATGCCTGAAAGTACGACTCAAAAGGAGAATCAAAAGAAGAGAGAACGCAGGAAGACAGAGCAGGTTAAAGGATTTACGGTAAGAAGACATAACCCTTACAAAATGAGATAGGTAGAACAATTTACCTATCTTTGTGAAAAAACATATAGCTCATGGAGTATTTTAATAGAGATCAGGCTTTTCCGGCCAGAGGAGTATTTTCAGGGTTGCCGGTGCAGGCGATACCGACTAAGAGAAAAACCAAGGAGTGGTTTAAAGCCACTATGGATTCTCTTGAATTGATTGGTTTGAAGCAGCTTGATGAGAACCAGAAGTTCAAGGATTTTTATAGGATGATGGAAGGTAAGTTATCCTTTATGGAGCTGAAAGATGTAATTCCTTATCTTAAGGATGTTCAGTCTATAAGGGATAATGTGAATATTCCATCATTCTTACGTCATTATGATATAATAGGTACGATCGTAAACGCTTTTGTAGGGTGGTTGGGTAATCTTTCTGACAAGTATAATGTAGTTGGATTGGATGAATCTGAAGTGAATCAGTATTCTGCCACGAAGGAGAATCTTCTTCATAATTACATTAAGGAGGAATTGGACAGAAGGGTTAGACAAGAGTTATTGAATAGAGGATTGGATCCGGATTATAATAATTTTGCCAGCGAAGAAGAAAAGCAGGCTTATGCTCAGCAGATACAAGAGGTGAAAGCATCTATGACCCCTCCTGAGATAGAGAACTTCATGAATACAAAATGGAAGACTGCTGAGGTTATATGGGGTTCTCATACGCTTGAAGCAGACAGGGGGCGTTTTTACATGGATGAGATAGATACTGAGAATTTCATTGACTATCTTCTTACCGGTCGTTGCTTTAGAAATTATCATGTAGGATACGACTATTATAAGCCGGAGAGGTGGTCTCCGTTGAATACGTTTTACTCTAAGACATTAGATAGCAAGTATCCGCAGTACGGTGATTATATTGGTCGTGTTCATTATTATACTGCCAATGATATTATAGTAAGGTGGGGGCATCTTCTTACGGCGAAAGATAAGCAGAAGCTTATAGGGGGTGCTGATAATTTCAATGGTACTTATCATAATGGTGATAATGGAAGCTATGTAAGTTTATCCAAATCGGCGAGTGTAGGGATGTTATATCAGAATAAGGTAATACCTTGGAAAGGATATAATGATTATGCTTCCATAAAAGCTTATGAGGATTATTACGGTATTCCAGCCGGCACATATACCGGATACGATAGTAATGGCAACGAATATCACAGAACCAGATTCATGCCAAATTTAGAGCATGGTAATTATTATAACCGCGCCCAGAGTTTGAGCGACGAGCATGTTCGTAGTGATTTGTATCAGGTAACTGAATCATATTGGGTATCCCCGGCTCAGGTGTATGTAATTACCTACCAAACTGAAACCGGATTAGTAACTACTGAAATGGTAACCGACGAGCTTCTTCAAGACTTTTTACAGGAAAATGGTATTAAGAAAATTACCAGGACCATGAGTAAGGGAATGGAGAACCCGGAGATTAATACCTATTTCGTAGATTACGTTCCACAGGTGAGGTACGGAGTTAAGATCAGCGGCGGTGCTCTCGCTCAGGACAACCTGTATCTGGATGGAGAACCTATCGATCACCAGATAAAAGGGGATAGCAACATCTATGACTTTGTTCTACCCGTTGCCGGATATATCGGTACTTCTATGGCTAACAGGATTCAGCCATATCAAATATTTTATAATTTCTCCATAAATCAGATAAACAATATTCTTGAAAAGGAGATCGGTAAATTCTTCTTAGGGGATATTAATCTGGTTCCAAGTGAATATAAGGATTTGGGTGAAGATGTGGCTGATATATGGGCAAACCTTCTTGATGTGGCTAAGTCTGTTGGTGCTCTGACATTAGATACCTCATCTCAAAATACGAAAGGCGGTGTTCCTTTCAACCAGTTTGCCGTCTATGATTTGTCGCAGACAGAGCAGCTTAAAACGAGAATGGATCTTGCTGAATGGTCAAGGATGAAGTGTTTTGAAATGGTTGGCATCACGCCTCAAGTAATTAACGGTCCCAACAGGTATGAGACCGCCACTGGGGTCCAGCAGGGCGTTACGGCATCTATGTTACAAACACAGATATACTTTGATAACTTCGGTTACTTCAAGAAACGCGCTCTTGATCTTCATCTGGCTGTCGCTCAACAATGCCAGCAAGAAGGAAAGGATATTTCTGTAATGTACACAAAAAGTGATCTTACCAGAGCGTTTTTATCTATAGGAACCGACGGTCTTAGTCTAAGGCATCTTGGTGTTCAGGCATTATCTAATTCCAAGAAAAGGGATGAGCTTGAGAAATTTAAGACTTTCATGTTGCAGCTAAATACGGCCGGAGGCGATATTTACGATCTTGCATCTATCTTCACATCAGACTCTATGGTGGAACTTATACAGAATGCAAGGAATACTCGCGCATACAACGAGCGTCAGATGCAGCAGCAACAACAGAATCAGATGCAGCTTAACCAGCAACAGATACAAGCTGAAGCTGCTGAGAAGGATAAGCAACGTCAGCATGAACTTGCTTTAGAAGACAAGAAAGGTCAATACCGGATACTTCAAGAGAAGATCCAGGCGGCAGGCAGGGCGGCAGACGCCAAGAGTGACGCCACCTCCCTCAACTTCCTGGCTTCTGTTTCAGATCAGACCGTAAGGCAAGCTGATATAGAAAGTAAGGAAAGGATAGAGGATAAGAAAATTGAAAACGATTCCAAACTTCATGATGATGAAATGAGAATGAAAATGGAAGAGTTAAAATTAAAATCCAAAGAGCTTGCTCAACGAGCGAGGGAAGACGCCACTAAAAGGTATGTAGCCGGAATCAATAAGAATTAAGGATTAAATATCCCCAAATTTCATTAGAAAATCTCTAATAAAATTTGGGGATATTTAATTTTTAGTGAAGATTAAACACTTATAAGTTTTTTATCTGAAATATAGGTATTTAAATATTTTTGCAGTATGGGAAAATTAGAAAAAAATGGAATAGTAGAATTGGACGATATTTTTAGTATCGGTCCGGTTGATGATGTTTATAATAGGGAAGAAGATATTCTGCCTATTAATGGTAATGAACCGGCTAAAAAAGATGAGAAGCCTGTAGAAGAAGGTTCTCAAATTAAAGAAGAGTCGGTTGTTGATCCTACTCCTGATCCTAAAGAGGATAAAAAAGGAGAAGAGAATGTAGTTGATGTTAATCAGGATCAGGTAGAGACCCCGGTTGTCAATTACAGAAAAGTATTGGATGCCCTTTCTTCAAGGGGAATCATTCCCGATTTGAAAGATGTGGTGTTTAGCGGTGAAAATGGCGAAGAGATTACTATTAATGATCTTGATTTTAGTAAAGAAGATTCGTTGTGTGATATACTGTCTACCGTCCTTGAAAGCCAGAAAGAGGATATTGTTAAGGATAAGATAGATGTTACTTCTGTTTCTGATATTACTAAGAAGCTTATTCAGGCCGATAAGGCCGGAGCTAATATCGTTGATATTCTTAAGCAATATGATACGAATGTAGCTCCTATAGAAAAGCTTGACATTGAAAACAAAGCAGATCAGATAAAGATCGTTCGCCATTATGTTGATCTTCTTGGGTTGCCCAAAGATGAAGCTGATGAGTTTTTCAAAGGCATTATCAATAAAGGCGAAGAGTATGTTGAAGCAAAGGCTATAAAGTACAAGGCTGAGCTTGATAAGAGAATGGATGATATTATTCAGCAACGTACTAAGGAGGCTGCCGACAAGAAGGCGAAGGATGCAGAAGATTTTAGAAGGTATAAGAAAGACCTTAAGTCTTCTATCCAGGCAAAGTATCAGCTAAATGACACTATGGTATCTAAAGCTCTTGATTTTGCTCTAAAACCTTCTGAATCAAATCCCGGAATTACTAAAGCATTTAATAGGGTAAGGGAGATGATGATGAATCCGGAAGAGGCGCCAGATTTGATTATGTTTCTTATGAACCCAGGAGAGTTCATAAAACAGAAGTCTAATCAAGCTGTAGTTGATGAGAAAAAGAAAATTTATAAGCTCATCAGCCACACAAATAAAGACAAGAGGGTGGCTCCGGTAGATGATAAAGGTGATCAAGTTCAAGGTGTGAAGTTCGATGAAATCAGTATAGATTAAAAATTAAAACATTTTTTCGTTCATGGCTAATGTACTTTTAACAAAAAATTTCCCGGCCACCATGAATGGTGACACGGTGATTGGATATACCGACGCTAAAGTCGTTAAGCAAAGTATCGTAGAGCACGATCTTAGCTCTTTAGAAGATTGGTACTACGAAGATCCGGATAAGAACCATCTGGGTATGCTTGAGTTGTTTTCTAACATTACAAACTATCCTCTACCTATGTATATGGGTATGATCAAACAGGATGCTACTATTACCGTAAATGGTATCAATGGTTCATTCCGTTATGATCTTCCGGTATCAGAAACGTATGAGGTGGTTACAGTAGAAGATACGTCTTTGAAATATGCAAAACCCGGTATTGATGAAAGCTTCTTTGAAATTGTGTTGAATGCACAATTTAAACAAGGAGATGTTATTACTTACGATGTGATTAATGGTTGCCAGGCTCTTATCTCTACAGAGCGTCCTCCGAAACAAGAAGGTGAAAACTGGAGATACTGGTGTAAGTTGTGGGGCCGTTCTCGTGCTAAATACTTCCCGAAAGACATGCTTCGTGCCGGTATTAAATACTGGAAGGTGACAAACGTTCTTGGTGAGTTCTCTACTCAGTTCTCTGGCGTAGGAGGTGCTTCTAAGGCCGGTTCTATGACTTGTGAATTTACGCTTGGTGGACATCGTGGTGTTGAAGGTGAAACGACTATGTACGCTGGTATTAAGTCTTTGGCTTATGCAGACGAACGTACACAGAATTTCATCGACAAGGCTTACCAGAAAGTTCGTCAGCTTTCTGAAATCAGAGGAGGTGATGCAAGTTATGCTATCATCGGTTCTCGTCTTGGTGACGGAAGCATTGATATGCGTACAGCACGTGTAGCTAATACGGTGTCTTTGTTCTGCTTGGCTGAATTGGCTAAGATGGAAGCATACGAACTTATGTTCATGCGCGGAGGTAGAGTCAAGGGTCATAATGGTGTTTTGATGAAAAACGAAGGTTTGTACCATCAACTTCGCCGTGGTTTCGTTATCTCATATGCACGTCCGGGCGGTATCAAGCGTGAACACTTCCTGGCTGCTGCCGACTATATTTTCCGTGGTCGTAGCGATATGCCGATTGAAAATCGTGTAATGAAATTCAAGGTAGGTGCTATGGCTTATAAGAACATCGTTGAAATCTTCCGTGATGAGTTCTTCTCTCAATTAGGTGCTTTGGCTCCGCTTATGGGTACAGAACGTATCATCAATAACCCGGTAACAGGATCAAACGATGCTCTTGAATTAGGAACTGTAAAGATCAAGGGTGTTACTATTCCGGGTATTGGTAAGGTTATTGTAGAACACGAACCTTCTTTGGATTACGTTGATATGGTAGATAGAAGCCAGTTGGTAGACGGTATGACTCCTATCACATCATATTCATGTATTATGGAAGACTTGACCGCTCCTGAATATTCCAATGCATTCGCCGGCATCCCTGCTTCAGCCGAAGCTCGTATTGGTAATATCAACAGCAACGTATTCTACGTTAAGCCTGATATCGGTTCTATGTGGTGGGGTTACGAACAAGGTAGATGGTCATCCAGGGTATCGGCTCAAGAAATTGTATCCAGCCATCCTCGTATGTCAGAACAATTCTGGTGTCACTCTGTATCGGCTTGCTGGGTAAAAGATACCAGCCGGTTCGTAACAATTGAATTGTTACCAAGTTCTTTGTAATCATAACTTTTAATATTAACTTGCGGTCGGCTTTAAAACCGGCCGCAAATTTTGTTTTCATAGGATATATAAAAAAGATGGGAAAAAAGATTTTTGAAGAAAGCCATGAGTCTAAGAAACTGCTGGCTACCGTAGGAGGAATGAAGATATATTCCGACTCTATTTATGTTATAACAGGTAAGATGGATGAAGAAGCTCCTTCCGGATATCAGGAAAGAGGCATTTCCAAGACTCCTTTCCCTGGGAACAAGACAGTGTCTTGTTGTGGATGGGATAAGGATCTTAGGGTGTATGATACCGGTTTCTTTATCAATTCAGCATGTTATAAAGGTTACTCACTTGAAGACAAGAAGAATGAAATGAATATGCGTATTAAGAATATTCGGTATCCGTTTGAAGAAACTGTCAATGAGGACCTGGACCAAAAGAACTTCGATTTCTGGGATTCTTACAGAATTGACTTGTATGATGGTCGTTTGTTCTACACTAATGACGTTCGTGATTTATTTGAGCTGTATATAGCTATTTTATCCAAGTCTCTTACTCCTAAAGAGGAAGACGGTAATCCGATGTATGTCGAATCTTATTATTGTGTAGAAGACAAGACTACGGCCGTAGATATCAGGAAACAACGTCAGATTGACAAGGCTGATATTTTATACGAGTTCATGAACAAACTGAAAGGGTCAGAGGCTGAAAGGAAAAGTATCTATGATCTGCTTTTGTATCTTGACATCATATATAGCGTAGAGCTTGATCAGAGCATGGTTCAATACATATTCACTAATTGGATTGATGCCAAGAATACGAACGTTGATATGTATAAAGAAGCAAGCTCAAGGTTCTTATCTGACGACGAATCTTCCGAAGGGATGCAGGTGATCAAATTCCATCGTATGATCAGGGAAATGATCGAAGGGCTGGCTGTCACCGTCAACACCGACGGACTGTATCTGAATGGCGAGCTCCTGGGCGCCGACGCCATCTCTGCATCTATGGCTCTTGCTTCCAATAAGTCAATGTTAGAAACCAAGTCACGTGTTCTGGAAGCGTATAACGCTTTAAAGAACAAGCATAAAAAAATAGAAGGCGCTAAGTCTGACAAGAAGAAAAAGGAAGATGAGAAAGGTTTCGATGTTGATCAATACGCTGATAAAAAAGAATAATTTATGAGAATCGTTGATTGTTATCTCCGGGCCTTACAGAAGGCTGAAGAAAACATGACCAACGGTGGTATAAAACTCGACAAGGCACGTTTTGTTCAGCTTTTTAATGACGAACAAAACCGCCTTGTTCGTTATATCCTTGATAAGAAAAACGAAGAGGATATACGTTATATACAAAAGTTGGTTGTGTACTCAAAAGAACTTGATAAAAAAGAAGATAAAGATAATCCGGAAAGCACTTTGTTTTCATTGCCTTCTGATTTCTTTTCTTTTTCAAACATATCAGGCGTATTTACCGAAGGCGAATGCACGGTTACTGATTTTACCATGTGGGAGGCTAAGAACGAAAACCCGCATGAGCTTCTTGCCGACTTTTTTAACAAACCTGATTTTGATTTTAGGGAAACATTTTACACTATAGGAGAAGATTCGGTAAGGGTGTATAAGTCTGGTTTTGATGTAGACACCGTTTATCTTACGTATTACCGTTATCCGAAGGAAGTTGACATCGAAGGATATATTAAATCCGATGGTTCTAATTCAACTGATATAGATCCTGAATTAGATGACAAATTAATCGGTATTATTCTTAACATGATTGAAAAGCAATTTGCTTTGAATGAAAGCGAATACGGACGTTATCAAATAGATTCAAACAACGTCCAATCTCCTTTGTAACAAATAAGAGGCACATCCTAAATTAAACATTATCAAAAAGCATTAAGAATTAATTAATTCCTAATGCTTTTTGTTGCTTATATGACTATCACTATTTTTGAGACAGATAACAGAATATTAATTTTTAAAATATTATAAGGCTATGGCTATCCATAAACCGTATGACAGACACATTATCTGTCCTCCGCACGCTAAGTTGGCGGACGTAGATTCTTTGTTGCTTCAAGAAGGTCAGATCGCTATCTATGATTTGGATGGTGAGCAGACTAAAGATGGTTTGAAAGCGTTGAAAGACTTGAAAGGATATCGTAAGGACGAACAACGTTTCCAGATCAGAATCGGACGTAATGAGATGGTGAACGACCGTGTATCTGATGATAAATCATTCTCTACACCTACGTTTGCTATTGATGAAATTATAGAAGTGTACGCTTCTGCTCCGAAGAGCAAAGAAATTAAAGTAGATGAGGTTATTTTCGGTTATAACGAAATTGACGACAGTACCGCTATTACAGCAAGAAAAGGTGATCGTATCCCTATCCATATTAAGTTGACAGGCCGTTTGTTCGAGCTTCGTGGTTATCCGATGGGTGAGGTGAATATTGATGATTACATCATTTTCGAAAACTGTCAGGGTCGTGAGGATATGTGCTCAGAATGTGATCCTTGCGAAGATGTTGATATTTTGGCTGCTATTTTGAAAACAATCGAACGTATCAAGAATCAGCCGATTGCAGGTGGTGGCAAGGTAGGTGATTTTGTAGAAATCCATCCTATCCATTCTTGCGATGAACTGGAAAAAACTCCGGTGGAAACCGACATGAATTTCTATTGCATGGAAATGTGTGATACCGGTGATGCTTATGCCCTGGCTCAGCTTAAGGCTGCTTATCCTGGTTTGGATATCAAGAGAGTCGGACGTCATCTTTCTACATCTAAATATCAGGTGATGAAAGAAGGTGGTAAGCCTTCTGATTATACTCAAAAGCTGTCTTCTATCATGAAAGGATGCGAAGAGTGCCCTGATGGATATACTAAGGTAGACGGAGGTTTGATTTATGCCGTAACGTTAGAGGATGATGGGGTTGATCAGTCTACTGTAGTAGAAAGCATTAAGAATGCCGTTAGTAGCACTGCCGAGAAAACAGCAGCCCAAGATGGCGGCGTAGGTATGTACACTGTGGCCGTAAGCAAGAAACTGACGAAGGCTGATATCGATGCATTTGTAGAAACTAATCCGACTGCTACAGTAACGTTCGTTGCTAAAACAGCAGATATGTGTAGCAATCCTGCTGTTACTACCGTTAGCTGGGAAGCATGTGGTTCTTGTAAGATTTCGAAAGAAGCTTATGAAATCACGTTGCCGGACGATGAATGTGGTAACAGTGCTAAAGAAGAATTGCAGGCAGCATTCCCGTATCTGACAATCGAAGATTACGGTACACCTGGTGGATGTCAACACAAATTCAAAACAACGGTCGTTACTAACATGGTTTGCGACGAATGCGATAAAATCTTCAAAGACTTCTTCGTATCTAAAGCTCCCGAATCTTATCGTGGACGTAACTGGAAACGTTTGGGTGCCGTAGCAGGAGATCAGTCCATTATCGCCGATCCGCTTCCTAAGAACTGCAAATGCGGTATCTTGTTCCGTGGTATTGACTACATGATTTCTCCGTCTGACTGTTTGATTGACCGTCTGACATTCCAAGAAGGATCTGTTCGTATTGCTGTAAATGGCGGTTATCCGGATGAACAGCGAGAGGCTATCAGCACGTACTTTAACCCGATCCATACCGAATACAAACAGCACTGGGCTCCGCGTACTCACCTCGGCGCTGAATTGCTGGATAAGGAACGCGAACAACGTATGTTCTTCGATTTCCGTAAGACTCACCAAGAACTTATGGAACGGATGTTTACCAACGAAGAAACCCGCTTAGACCTGTTGGCTCCGTATGCTGATTATTCAGTAACGTTGAAGCCGGCACGTTATTCTAACGGCTTCGGTAGGGTAATTGATGATCATATTACAGTACACTTCCATGTACCGTATGGCGCTCACGAAGGTATTCAAGACCTTATGGACTTGTTAGCTGCTTCGGCAAATATCAAGCCCTGCAAGATTTGATTTTCCTTTTTTCTATATATCCCAAGGGGGGGGAGGCTGGTCCTCCACCCCCCCCTTTTTGTAATAAAACAATTTGAAATAAGTTAGTTTCATATGAATGGCGTGGATTTTTTATCCGGTGCCTTTGGTAGGGGCATTGATAAAATAACCAACATAGTTGGAAAATGGGGTTCCTCCCAACCGGTAGATGACAGCAAATCCGGTATAAAAATAGGGGACAAAATCTACCAAGTGGTTGTGTCCTTAAATGGCTGTTATTGGTATCTTGACGAAGAAGGCAAGAAGCATCCTGTTTCTTACCTTCCGGCCACAACCGAATGGGAGTGGATTAACATAGCTGAGAAGGTTATCAAAGATTTCAAAACCTGTTACCGTACACCTGGCGGAAAGGTTGAAGTATGGAGTTGGTATCTTCTTAACGATCAGATGGATGTTCTTAAAGAAACTCATAGAATTACCGACAGTACTGACATGGATAATCCGGTAGGTAAAGTTCTTACTAAAATACCGGACGAGTGGGTTATGATCGACTGCGATCTTCCTGATATGACAGAACGCGACATTACGTTCGTCAACAGATGTTATAAGACTCCGGATGGTAAGGTTGAAATAGAAGGATTGGAGGCCATAGATGATAAGATAAATATCAGGGAATCTATTTATACCGTTATTCAATCGACGGACGATAATTTCCCTGCCGGCCATGTTTTTAAACTAATTCCAGAGAATTGGGTTCGAATGGTTTGTGACTTTCCTGACATGACAGAACGAGATGTAACTTACGTTCTTGAATGTTACACTACTAAAAAAGGAAAAGTTCAAGTAGAAGGTTTGGTAGCCATAGATAACATCCTTGGAGCCAGGGAAGAGGTTTACACCGTCCTTCAGTCAACTGATCCTGATATTAAGGTAGGAACCGTGCTGGATTCCATTCCCGAAGATTGGGTGAGGATGGTCTGCGATTTTCCTGACATGACGGACAGGGAAATTGTTGAAGTGGACGAATGTTATAAGACTGATGGTGGCAAGGTCAATATAAAAGGCTATCAAGCTATTGATGCCGTTCTTGGTGTAAGGGAACAGTATTATTATATTGTTAAGACAACGGATGCCGCCTATCCTCAGTGGATGAGAATAGATAAGATACCTAACGAATGGACGAAAACCGAATGCGATTTCCCTGATCTTACGGAAAGACATATTATGTCCGTAGATGAATGTTATACTACTCCTGGTGGTAAAATACATCTTGGTGGATACAGGTCGGTAGATAGCATAATAGGTGTCCGGGACGAGTATCTTATTGTTTTAGAAACTACCGACCCTGATATACAAAGAAGCGCCACATTCAGCAAAATACAAGAAGGATGGCAGCGTATTGTTTGTGATTTCCCTGATGCTACTACATCCGACACAGAAATAGTAGAAAACTGTTATAAGACGGAAAAGGGTAAGGTTCAGATCCGAACATACATAACAATGGACGGATACGGAAATACAAGGGAATTGAGACATATGGTTCTTAAAACAACCGATCCTGATTACAATATCGGATCTAATATTGATCAGATACCGGTGGGTTGGTTAAGTATCGAGTGTGATTTTGCGTCTGCTACACAACGTCATATAAGACAGGTAAAAAACTGCTACGCCTCTGATGCCGGAAGCATTTACGTTGAGGGGGAAATCGTTTACGACAATGACCTTGACGTAGATAAGATGGCGCTGACGGTCATGGAAAGCACTGACCCGGCGATCGCCGTAGGGACGGAGCTGGCTGCCATTCCCTCTGGCTACGTGAGAACAGTTTGTAGATGTAATTGTTGCAACCACTAAATCTTATTGTCATGAGCTGTAACGAATATTTTTTAGTAACACTGGAGTCTAAATCGACTCCAGTTCGTCATAAATACACGAATTTAACAGACGAATGGTATGGTCCTGATGGCGTTAAGTACGAAGATCCTGATACGATAGCCAAAATCGAAGAACAAGCTACAGATAAGAATCGTATAGGGGATAACACCTTATATCAGAAACTTATTGAAATACATTCTCAAGGAGAGTCAATAAAATCGGACATCGGAGACATAGGTCAGGTATTAGATTACATAAATGGGGAGGAAGTGTAATGGGAACCATATCAGATAAGTTAATGAGGATCATAAATACCAAGGAGGATATAAGGCGAGCCCTTATATCCAAAGGGTATGATGTACCTACTTCCATACCCTTTAAAGAGTATGCGAAAATGATATCCGATTTACCTTGTAAGGTAGATGGTTTTCCTAAACTTCCGGGCGATGTCACTCGTTGGCATTTTGGCGGCCTGACGAACGAGATGATGGCGGCTATGGACGATCCGAGGATCGAGGATGCGGACCATAAAGGTCGGTTCTTATCCTTCAAGAATTTCGCTTGGGGTGGAATGAGTGGAGTAAATGGTTATGTTCAGAATTTTAATTATTTCAGAAACAATGCTACTGTAGATAAAGTAAGAATTGATGAGCAAAGTAGCAATTCTATTAAAGTAACCCTTTTAACCTCAGGAATGGGTCACGCTATTTATATACCAAAGGATGTTTACCAATTTAATAAATCTTATTTCATAAAAATATCAAGTGAAGGATACAATGAAGGTGATCTATTTTTGTCATTTTATGCTCCTTCTACATCAACGGCTACAACAGTAAAAGTACCTTTAAATCCTAATGGCATCACTGAAATTCCTGCAATAAAAGAAGATGATTTTTTAGCTGTTTATCTTTTTAATGCTGCGGGTAAAGTGGGATCAATTACCATCGAACAACTACCCCTCTACCCCGGTTTTATCCTCGGTGACGGAGTAGACGACTTTGCAGTTACAGAGAAGGAGCTTAACTTTGAGGATACCTATACGGTGTACACAGCTTTTATTCCGTTTCAGAATAATCCGACAAGAAATATGATTTTGTGTGGAGCTGATAGCAAAAAAACTTTTTCCATGCAATATTCATCTTTGGTTTATGTATCTTTTATAGCGGGTAATAACTATTATATAAATGCTGATTTTGTTAATGGGCTTAATTTGTTTGCTTGTAAACGAAATGGTAATAATATATGTATTAAGAACTTATTAACTAATAAAGTTGTAACAGGTACGTGTGGGGACTGGGTGGAAAACGCTGGGCTATATTATTTATGGAAGAATGCAACTTATGCATCTTTTGCTAGAACTGCCATTGCTGGTCAAACAATCTGTAATGGATATTTCTCTACCGATGAAGACGATGAAAAGGTTCTTAATTGGTATAAGAAGCAATATCCCTGGCTCTTCCCCGACCAAGCATGGACAGTCACCGGCAAAACCAACGAAGACACAGACAGGGCTACTATTGCCAACATTACGGGCAATGGTAATAATCTTATACTGTCTAATTTTGGGTTTGCAGAAGGGAGTGGGTATGGGTTGTATAAAACTCCATTTGAATTATATCCATCAGTTCAGCATTCGTCTAAATATAGTTTGTCTTTTTCAAAGTTTGCATTAGGGGATCACAATTTAATAATTGCACCAAAACAAAATGATTTAAGCTATGATATAAAAGTCAAAGTAACAGGATTAAAGGATGGTGTAAAATTTAAATGGGGGTGGATTGGTACAACAGGATACATAGATATAACAACAGATGGGATACACATGTTAAATAAACCTGCATCTCAAATTAGACAATTGATTGTAGAATTTGCAGAAGATTTTGATCCTGATCATGTTGTCACCATAGAGCAAATCCCCGAATACGAAGGATACCTCATTACTGATGGGGTGGATGATGAGGTTCGAAGTGCTGCTTTTACATTGAACGAGGATTGGACGATTGTTGGAAATTGGGAATTTATAACTAATGAAAATAAGAAAGCTGGCTTAGCGAAAGTTCACGCTTTTTACTTATACAATAGAGATTATGGAATATTTGTGTATAAATATATAAACGCCGGACAGGGATTTCCTGTTAAAGATGCTAAATCTTTAACAGCTATCTGTTCTGATGGTCGCATATATCTTAATGACTGGCAGGAAATAAGAAACAATATAGAACAGGAGGCTACAATTAGTAAAGCGGTAATGGTTATTGGGTACTTTAACGTAGATTTCACCAAAGTGGCTTTTAAGAATTTAGGCATCTACAACAACCAGCTCCTCTCCAAAGACGAATGTATCAAAGCATATAACTATTTACAAACCCTAAAATCAAAATAATATGAAATTCATTATCATACCAATAGAAATATATGATTCCGTATCTGAAGAAAAGAGGCGTGAATTAGGAATAGGCGGTCCAAGAACGAGCGTAGACGGTTCTAAAGTTATTTTGCACGTAGAACATTATGATCGTCTATTTAAGTCTTTAGACATGCAGGCTGATGACGATCCTCAATATCCGTATCCGGTATATGACAGCTCTTCTTCTGAGTTTGAATCTGTTCTTTCATCTAAAGAATGGGTGTCTGATGTTAATGATGAGCGTCTTTGATCTTGTTATGGTTGGGGTAATTACTATATTTGTAAAAAGTTGAATAATTAAAGCGTGTGGCAGCGTTATCTGCCATATAATCATCATGTTTCAGATAATAATCGGATGCGTTTTGGCTAATATCCTTACGATAGCAATCATCGGTTTAGCCCTGTATTTAGTGTATCGTAAAAACGAAGACCGTTTAAAGGCTTTGGATTCTAAGATTGATCAGAAGGTTGAGGACGTAAAAAACAAGGTTGGAGCGGTGATGGACATCGTAGACCAGATCAAGAAGTTGTTGGATAAAATTAACAAAAAATAAATATGGCAGAAGTAGGTTATAATAGTAAATTCGAAGGTCTGGAGGTTGATTCCAGACTTGAGAATGTGGTGCAGGCCGCTCCTGGGACGGGCTCAGAGTCGGGCAAAGGAGGCCTTATTCCGGCTCCCCCTGCCGGAAGTCAAGACGGTAACAAGACTCTTCTTAGTAATATGACATGGGGAGATCATGTAACAAAACAGTACGTAGATGATGCTGTTTCGGCGGCAGGGTGGAAGAAGCAAATTGTTAGCAAACTTCCTACTGTTGAAGAAGCGAAGGATAATGTCATGTATCTTGTAAAAGACGATGTGGCATCTACAGAAACTAAAAACGTGTATAACGAATATATTTTGGTTACTGAAGGAGGTGGAACTAAGGTACTTGAATCGCTTGGTATGGTAAGTACCGGAGTAGATTCTGGCTATCTTGATTTATCCATATTTTCTGGTAATTCCGGATCTCTTGATGAAAATTCGTTTGCAAAAGTTTTGGATGCATACAATAACAATATCACATTAGGTAAGTTAGATGGTGATTATTATTATTTGAATTATTTTTTAGAAGGTAATGATTTTGAAAATAATTTTAAATTAAAAATAGTATTTGCCTCATTTGCTAATATCGACTCAGCGGTAGGCGCATCTGAATATGATATAGAAATTCAGGTGGGGACTTTTGTTGTTATTCAAGATAAGACATATAAGGCTATGAACAATATGGTTACGTTGTCTAATACGATATTGTCTTATTTGAATTTTATGGCTATGCCCCCTAAGGTTGTTACAACATTGGCAGATTTACCAAAAGGTGCTCATAATATCATAGCCAACGTCGCTTCTGCTACGAAGCTGTCTATGACCGTATCTTCTGAGGATGTTGGGAGGGAGTGGCAGGTGCGGGTTAACAACACCACCGACACGGACATCACACAGCCGCTTCCTACCTCTGGACGGTTCCAGAGTATGTCAGGCAATAGCGTAGTGATACCTAAAATTAGTTTTATAGAATTAAGTATCTGGTATATCAATGATAAGTTGGTTATCAGAGTAGGTGAATAAGCTTAACAGAAAGGATAGATTATGCTTTATGTAAATAAAAACGTAAAAGGTTTTTACTGGGGGGAATACGAATTAGACTCTTCTTCTTACGAAGTAGGGTATTCTTACCAAGATTTCTTAGATGGTAAATGGGTTCAACTTGATTCCGATCAAGAAAAATTCCATCAAAACAATCCTGATGCGAGTGTGAAAGAAGTTATTGCCATGCAGCTTGACCCGGAACCTCCTGGACCAACTGAAGAGGAGTTGCTTGCCAAGGCTAAGGACAAGAAAGTTTCTGAGGCCTGGGAATATGCTTATTCTGATACTGTCCGTTCTTATAGTTTGGATGGTAAACAGATATGGTATAACAGCAGCATGAGACAGAAGGTTAAAAACGATATTGATGCAGCAAAAGGAAGCGGGATATACACCGTATCCGTAGCAGATTCAGAATACGAGCTTGATATTGCTAATACGGCAATGAATGAAATGCATGTATATGAATCTGAGTGCAACGATCGTACTGCTGCCATAGAAAAGGAAATAGCTTCTAAAACCGACAGGAGTGAAGTTGAGTCTATGAAAGTAGATGAAGGCTATCCTGAGAAGTTGGTAAGAACAAAGGATCAGATCATAGAAAAAAATAAGATCCTTGAAGCTAATGATCCGGAGAAGGCTACAGCCATGTACATGAGGGCGATGATCAACACGCCGGCTATGTTGGAAAACACTGACCAGAATCTTGCTCTTAAGATAAAGGGGTTGTACCCTATCTGGGACAAGGATGGAGTTTACGGAAACAAAGGTCTTCCTATGGGTACGGCTGTTGTAAAAGGGCAGCGTTTCCGTAGCAAGAACCAGCCTTCAGATTTGGATTGGACCCTGTTTGAAGTAAGGCAAAATCACAATCTCCAAGCCGACTGGGTTCCTGGTCAAGGAGGTGGAACTGAAAGTTTGTATATGGTTGTTCAGGAAAAGCATTCAGGTACGATAGACAATCCTATTCCTTGGGTATATAATTCTATTTTAGAGAATGGAAAGTATTACATTGACAAAGAAATTAAGTATCTTTGCATAAGAGATTCAGGCATCCCTTTGGCTTACGAGAATCTTTCTGATCTTGTATCAGCCGGATATGTGAGGGCTGTTTAGGTCGTAATTTGTTGTTAATGTTATGGATAACCCCTGTATATTTATTTATGCAGGGGTTTTTCTTTAATCCAAACTCTGCTTATTTTAATATTTGGTAAGGTTCTGATTATCTTTGTGAAAAAGGTTAAGTTATGGAAAGAAGTGATATTATAAAAGAATTGAGTCAGTATTTTAGTATTGTTGAATTAGTTGGTCCTAAAGAGTACGGCAGAGACAAGGATCTTTGCTGGAGGTATTTAAGAACTGAATTGCTTCACACGATACTGGTTTTAAGGAAAGACATCTTGAAAACTCCGATGACGGTTAATACCTGGAAGTCGGGTGGAAGGTTTGATGAGCGTGGGTTTAGGAACAATATCTCGGATATAGTAAAATCTAAAACCGTATCAGGGTCGTTGTATATCAGTCCTCATATGCTTGGGGCAGCCATCGATTTCGATGCCAAGGGTATGACGGCAGAAGAGACAAGGAATAAAATAATTCAGTTGCAGGATTTACTTCCTTGTCCCATTAGATTAGAATCAGGTACCAATTGGATCCATATTGACGTATATGACTCTCTTGGAAGTATCAAGAAAGTAACTATGTTCTAATATGGCTTATCGTTTTGTAGGAAGGGTGAATTTAGAAAGTTTCTGGGCTTTTCTCATTTCCGGATTATCAGCGTTGTGGATGAATTTCCAGGAGATTCACCACCTTATATATTCTATATTGTTTATATTAGCTATAAATCTTTTGTTGGCTACTATAAAAAGTATCAAACATTGCTATATCCGAAGAAAGAGAAAGAGGCCTTTTAAGATATTGACATGCATAAGCGAAATGGGAGTTTTGAAAATCCTTCTTGAGTTCGCGGCCTGTTCTTTCGGGTTATTTACCATATCCGGAATGGATCTTATTATGTCTATGGGAGGACATAAATCTCCAGAGTTTATAGATATGCTTCTTCAGTGGATTACAATATTTGCCTTAATATTATACGGTGGGATGGCATTCAAGCGCCTCGGAGATCTTGCACCTGATTTGATGATAGTAAAAGGCGTTAAGTATTTCTTTAGTAAAGTAAGTTGGTGGCAAAAAGTTCCATTCGGAGAAGAGCTTAAAGAAGGTATTAACAACGGTGATATACAAGAACTTTTAGCTGAAGATAAGGAGGGTAAGAAATGTGTTTGCAAAAAATGAGGGTCAGTCATGTGTTAGGAGTTCTTCTACTGTGTTTTATATCTTTCTTGTTTGGTAAAACATGCAAGAAGAAAGAAATAATACACGATATAGAAATAGATACGGTAATAGATACCATTATCCAACCTATTCCTGTTCCTCAGTATATAGTTGACGTAGGGGAGGTAGAAATACCTTTCCCTATGGATGCTATAGTTAAAAAAGATACGATAAGAGACACTGTTTATATCAATATACCAATACAGAGAAAAACATACAACACAGATGATTATCGGGCTGTTATAAGCGGATACAGACCTAATTTAGATACGATGATCATCTACCATAAAAAAGAAATAATATACGAAAAGAGCCGGCGCTGGGGCATAGGACTGACGGCAGGGTATGGAGTTGGGCGCGAGGGCTTCTCCCCCTACTTAGGCGCTGGAATCTATTATCGGATATGGTGACAATCACCTCACCTTTTATTTAATGTCCAATAGTTTAAACTTTTATCACCTCATTTCCTTATCTTTGTAGAAAAAGATAAGGAAATGAATTACATTGATATTTTACCACAGATAAGAAATAACATTTTCTATGTCAGGATAGTAATGACCGACTACGATGTAGAAAATCAGATGGTTATTAGAATAGTAGCCAGAAGAAATGACGGCCTGTACAAGACGGAAGTAGTACAGTATCCAAATGAAGGAACTGATTACGGTGGAGAAATCATTGTTCCTATGTTTGGTATGGCTAAGTCGTTGGTGGCTCAAATAGTAGGAGTCAAGATAAATGGTACTGAGGTACGTGTTAATAGCACCGAAGTAGAGGGAGCTGATATAACAGCCAGATACGATGATTCCCTTACCAGAATGGGATGGGAAGAGAGTATGAACAACATTCATCTTGATTTTGAGGTTATAAGCACCAACAACCCTAAAACGCTTCGTATAGCCGATCAGTCGGAATGGGGGATACTGGCAGACAGACCGGCTATTATAGAGATCGTACCACCTGAAGATGAGAATAAGTATGTTTATTATCTTGGTAAGAATCAGTTGAATGTATTCAACAGTAAGACCCTTGGCATAAATCCGGGTCGCGGAAATGATTTTGAAAACCTAAAAGATGGTATATACGATATTACCATAAAAGGCAGTCCTTCCTCTTATTCATTTAACAGAAAGTATTTAAAAACAGATCTGATCCGTCTTAACATAGATAAGATATGGGCCAGGTCAACTGTGTTATGTGATCATGAGGATGATGACGTTATTGACAAAATAAAAGAAATAGAGTTTCTGCTGGCTGCGGCTGAAGCCAATATGAGATTAGGGAATTTTGAAAACGTAAAACAATTATATGAAAAAGCATCTAAATTGATTTACGTTCTCAATAATTGTGAAAATTGTGGTTGTAAAATATAATCAATTAAATATCAATAAGTTATGGGATGCGGATGTGGAAGAAGCAACATTGCTTCTATTAATAAAAGTCGGGCTATAAAGCCTCAGTCGAATACGACACCTAAAGCTGATTCTAATGCGGCTTGTATTCAGAAATATGATGAACTTGCTGTGTTGGACAAGAAAATCATAGACCTTCATCTCAAGTTTAGGTTTGTAGGAGGTGTAAGTAAAAGGTATGCTGATATTCAAAAGCTGGTAAGAGGGTGGATTGTTAATTTGAAGAACGAGTGCCCGGATCCGGATGATCTTGCTACTTATTCTGAATACATAAATAAAGAATACGCCAGGTATTTTACCTCGAAGTGATATGGCAGCTACCGGAAGTACACAGCAAATTCTTTTCCCTTCATCTTACTTATGTGAGTGTGCTGATCGTTTTATAGCATGTAAGGCTGATCAGTATCTACAATATCATAAGTATAAGGTAGGTATTAAGCCTGATATGGATATGGTTCTTAAAATAGATCGTATGAGAAGAATCGTATGTGAGGGGGAATGCGGGTTGTGCCCGGACGAGATTCAGAAATTTAAAGAAGAACTTAATAAGATCTTGTCATGAAAAAAATGTATTACAACAAAGAATACAGAAAAGCTTTCAAGAAATCGGACTGTCCGGAAGATCTTGGTTCTGAAGAAACGTTTATCGTTCATGAGGCTGAATTTTGTTCGGATATAAGCCAGGATGATGCAGATAGGAAAGCGGAAGAGTTTGCGGAGAAAGAAGGTCCGTTGTATGCTAATAAAGTAGGTGGCTGTTGCGAGGTATATTATAACACAAGACAGGAAGGGGATTTCTTTAAAAATGATTGTCCTGATGGTCAAAAACAAGAACAACCTACACATCATGTGATAGAGGCCGGGCGTGTATGGTCTAAGTTCAGTACCGAAATAGCCAACTACGAAGCTGCGAAGATTCTTGAGCAAGAAGGGCAGGCTGCCGCTAACGAATCTGGAGTATGTAAAACCGTTTATTACAACGAAGATCAACATGGTTGGTTTAGTAAACGTTGTAAGGAAGGATGGAAGGCTCCTGAGAAATACAGGAGGATATACGCCGGTACCGTAACGTCTTTCATTAGCGTTGATGATGCCAATGAAAAGGCTAAGAAGATACTGGAAGAAGAGGGCATGAAATGGGTTAATGAAAATACCAAATGCGAGCCCGTTGTTGATGAATGTTAATTTGATTTTTGAAAATGAGCAACGTAAAATTTAATCCGACAGAAGGCGAGAATGACAAACTGGTGTCGGTGTTTTCTGAAATAAATGAAGGTCTTGATACGACTTTGAATTACACTATTTCTGATGAAGGGAATAAGGCCAAGAAGAGCATCGTCGTTAATCAAGTTGGTAAGAGGGAAAAGTTTTTATCGAAGAAAGGGGAGGGATCTGAACCTTTTGTTTTGTCTGATGGTAATACTTTCAACGTTCTTAAAGAAGGTGCTTCAGGATCAGCATCCGCTTGGACTGAGGATCAGCTTCCTCCAGAAGCCACGGAATCAGTTGGCGACAAAAGCCTTCTCCCTTCTTGGGATTTTTACCTTATAGACATGACTCAAAATACCGGAGACAAAGTGCGTCCGGTTGGAAAGCTTCGTAAGAACAATCTCCTTAGATTTGAAAATGGAGATTTTGCTCCTACGGTGGGCATAACCGAGGAAATGAGAGCCGAATGCGATGTGGAACTGTATTTGGATAACGGTCATAAAAATAAGTATTGTGATGCCGGAGCATTTGACGCTAAGGCTTTTTACGAAGAGTATGGTATTGGTCAAAAACTTTATAATGTATCAGGATCAGAGGTAAGGATTTTAAGACCTTGGGAGACTACTTCAAAGAATTATAGCATATTCTTAGGATGTAGCAAGAGTCTGTATGTAGTTGATAAGGTAGTTGGCAAAAGCGGGAAAATATGGTCTGGTGTGTACTACGTAGACACGGTTCCTATGCTGGACGGACTTGACCTGCGCCAGATATGCCCTGTGCTGCCGCCCACGGCCTTATCTCCTGGACCGGTATGTACAGTAGACTCTAAGGCAAGATCTTTCTTTTTCTTGTATGAAGGAGAAACAAATTGTAAATCTGGAGCCGGAGTTGGGAACGCATGTACAATGTTCCTAAATGGAAGAACTTATCCGAGAAGCAATGATGTAAATCAAATCAATATAGCTAAGTATTCGAGGGCTAATAACGTAGATCCAGAATCTTCTTATCCTTTTTCAGAAGGTGGATTTTTGACTTTGAATGCGTATATCATATACCTTGAAATGTTGTACGGTACTAAATACTTAGTTAATCCAGACACTTTCGGTTCCGGAATATCAAGTAATAACGGAATAGGTAATGATGTCAATTATCGCAAATACGGAGGAGTGAAATACCGTAAAAAAGGAGAAGAGTCGTGGCTGTATGGATCATGGGCTACAGATGCTTCTATTATCCATTATGAACCTACTAAAAAAACTTATTTTTCTAATCTCATAAATTCAGGGTATCCTAAAGAACAGTGCATGGAAAGCCAGATGGCGGCTTCTTTTGCATTTGAAACAGGAGTAGAGGAAGGATCAGAGTTTGATTTTTATGGAGGAAAATACTGGTATAAGAACGTCCAGGGAGCCAAGAGTATGGCTGAAGGTCATATGAATGTTATTGTGTTTAAGGAAATGACTGGTACCATATCGGCCTTAAACGAAAATGACGAACCGGCAGAATTTGATTTGGAAGTTATTTTAAGGATGTCTTTGTACGATGGCATGAATTTGTCTGGAGATGTCTTTAGGTATTGTGGAGGAGGATACGAACAGGTAGGGACTTGTTTAAATGATCCTAATGTCACTCAAATAGGTAATACTATTGATATCTATATAGAGCCAGATCAAAAGAAATGGACATATGAGAAAAGGTCTACTATAAATAATGGTGATGTTTTTAATTTTGAATCTAAATATAAAAAGATAGCAACTACCCAAAATTTAGGAGATAGTTATGCTTTACACCGTATCCCTTATACCGGATGGAAGGATAAAAAAGGGGGAAGTATCGGAACAGGAGAATGTTTTTATACATTGGACAATTGCTACTGGGCTTCATCTGTCGGTATAAAGTCCAGAGTGGCTGCTTGCTTCGGCGGTAATGCGAGCAAAGACCTTTGCTCGCCTCGTATTCTGAATGCGAATAACGCCGCTTCTACTACGAATCGCAACAATTGCGGCCTTGCCCAGTGTGGGCTAAAAAATTGGGTATATTCTTTTTAATCTTTCCCAGGAGTGGAGAATCAATAAAAGACAAGCGTATGAGGTTATATGATAAAAATATGATAGAGATGCGCGACGGTCGTAAGCCCGTCATTAGCCCACAACTGAAATCAGTTTCAAACTATATAGATGTAAGTTTGGATGATATTAGAGAAGCATGCGAAGCAGCATTTAAAAACCATTCTAAAAAGAATGATGTTGTTAATTTCAATTCTGATTTTGATGGTAATTCGTTAAAATTGTATGAAAGGTATTGTATTTGATATCGTGAACTACGAAATACGAAGTAATAACAAGAATGAACCAAACTGGATAAAGTGCTTGATAGGTATTCCTGAAACCAATAAAGAAGGGATTCCTACTGGCAGGAAACTCGCAAGGGAATTTCATGGTAATTATCAAGGTATAGTAAATTTTATTTCAAAATGTGAACTTACTTATGGCAAAGATGCTATTCTCCCTATTACCGATGTAGAGATAGAAAACAGATGCGGATACGTTTTTTAAATGCAGCACTAACCGCTTGGAATACATTGATTGACTTCTTATTGTGATGGTGTGAATAAAAAACACTATCTTGCACCAAAAAAAAAGAAAGTCATGAATTGTAACACTTGTAAAGATGACAGACCTGATATTCTGAGATCTAATATCTGTATCGGGTCTGATCCGTGTAATGACTGTACGGACAATTGCGAAATTCTTCCAAAAGAATGCGATTGCCCGTATGGTCATTTAAGCGATCATTGCATTCATTATACAGGATGCAAGACATTCATATCCAAATTAACTCCAGGTATGCCTTATAATGAGGTTATGCATAATATAGAACTTGTTTTCGAAAACATAGATAAGTTTTTGGATAGGATGGTTGAAGAAAATACGCTTCTAAAACAAAGGGTTGAACAACTTGAAAAACAACTTCAAAATGGAAAAGAGTGCACAAATTGGTGAGGACTTAAGTGGTAAACACGTATATGTTCCACATGTGGACGAGACGCCGGTGCCATGTCCGGACGGATACACCTGCACGAACTGCGTGTACTGCGCTGACGGCATCAATGCTGGCTACTTCAGTCTGGCTCAGAAATCTGATCTTACGGCTTTAATCAATGCAATGATATGCCGTATGGAATATCAGGGTAGGGAAATAGAATTTTTAAAACAAAAAATAAATATTTTGAGTAACAATGGCAATAACAGGTAACGGTTGTTTTGGCAGTCATGGTGGGTGCGAACGCCCGCATCATTGCAATATTCCTTCTTCTAACATATTCTATGATGGAGAAACTATAGAAGAAGCTGGTTTGTATCATGGTATGCCTTTAAATAGGGCTTTGGCTAATTTAGCCAAATACGTTTCAAGGGGTATTAACGTAAGTGGATCTGTCAATACAGAAGTGTTTGACGGTACTTCTCATGTGGTTCTAAAGAAAGATCCGGCAGAGATTTTGCTTGTGTCTTATTGCGGGGGTGTCGTGCCTTCTGATATGTATAAAGTACAGGGTCGTACTGTTAGGTTCTGCCGGGATATGTGTCAACAAGATGAATTTGCTGAAGTGAGGGTCGTGTACCGAGAAGAGGCAAATAGTTCTTATGGGTTCCATTGTTAATTTAGGAGGATAAGAAATGGCAGAAAAATGCAAAGGATTTATATGTGGAGGTAATCTCGTTGAAGGTTCTGTACCTTCTGATAAGTTAGATAAAGAAACTATTGTCGAGCTTATTAAAGAGATTCTGAAAGAGGAAATGCACGAATCTTGGCTTAAGGAAATAATAGAAACCATACTTAAGGAATCCATTGATTCGGATTGGCTTCGTGAGTTCTTTAAAGAGGTTCTTAAAAAATATGCTAAAGAGGAATGGTTTAAGGACATTATCTGTGGCTTAGGATGTGTAGGTGTACAAGAGATATTCGACGTTATTCCTACTGACATAACATTTGAAGCTACAGGAGGTACGGCTACGGTTCAGGTGGTTGTCGATGATGGAGTCGAATGGGAGTTGACACTTTAAATTAGGGAGGATAATTATGTCGAGAGAGAAAATATATAAGATGGATGATGGTTCTTGGCTTACCTCGGACAAGAAGGAAGGTGTCGGTCGTGATAAAATGAATTTCGATGCTCCATCTTGGAAAGGAAGGGAAGACAGGATCACTATCCGAATTGTGAAGAAATCCGATACTGAAAGTATGAAAGCTATAACTTTCAGGCAAAAAGGCATTAAAATCACAGAAGTCTCGGTTAGCAGGCTGGAGTTCCCTATATCTGGTGGAGATAAGCAGATCCTTATTACTACCAACGCTGCTTCTATCAATGCCCTTATTACGGGTGAGAAAGATATAAAGGGTGTCATAAAGGCATTTACTACCGCTTCCGGCTTAAATATTGACGTCAATGATATTAGGCTTGATTATGGTTTCCCTGGTGATCCGGGTCTTGAAGACACGTTCCAGGTTTCGATGATTGTTTCCATGCCTGGCAATGAGGATGGGAATGAAGTTAATGAGAACATAACTATAAATGGTGTACTGATTCCTATTTATCAACCCGGAAAGGTCGTTCCTTACATTAAATTGGATAAGGAATTTGAACAAATTGAGGGTGATGAAACAAGCACGCAGTTAAGTATAGAAAGTAATATAAAAGATTATGTTATTGAAATAGTTGAATGCGAGTCTGTGGATAAGGAGGAAATTTACCTGGACAAGGATGTTGTTGATCTTGATTCTGATGGGTCTTCTGAGGTAATCAACGTAAATACAACTCCCGAAAATTTAAGATGGAGGATTAGGAATGAAAGTAGATAATTGTTGGGCGAACATAGATAAGAAAGAAGGCAGTCTTAACAGTAAGGTTAATATTTACTTTGATGAAAATGATACTGGTGTCAACAGAAGTGTCAAGATAAGGGTGTCTTCCAGGGACGGTAGCGTATCTGAAGAATATACGTTAGTTCATAAAAAAAGAGAACAGGTAGTTTATAAAAATAAAAGACAATCGGCTCTTTTCACAAAAGAAGGATGTAATCCTGAGACAGAGAAAGGGGAAGAGCTTGAGTACGTTGTTGAGGCCGGAAAATACACATCTATCATATCTCAGTCTGATGCTGATGACAAGGCTATGAAAGATATTGAGCAAAATGGTCAGAACTGGGTTAATGAGCATGGTCGTTGTATAACCATATTATGGTACAATGTCAAGAAATCAAAGTTGTTTAGAAAGAACGATTGTGATCCTGATACCGAAGAAGGAAGTTTGGTTACGATGACAATCGAAGCCGGGCAATTTTCTTCTACCATAAGCCAAGAAGATGCTGACCGTAAGGCTGAAGCTGAGTTGAATGCCAAAGGTCAAGACTATGCTAATTCTCATGGTACTTGCAATACCATAAAATGGTACAACGACAGGAAATCCAAGATGTTCCAAAAGACAGATTGTGAGGTGACTGAAGTTGGATCTATGGTAGAGTACGTTGTAGAAGCCGGCCGCTTCTCTTCTTCTGTTTCTAAGGAGGATGCTAATCAGAAGGCTTTGGATGCCTTGGAAGCTGAAGGCCCAGGTTATGCTAATGAGCATGGTACATGTGAAACAAATTTATGGTATAACGTAGAGAAGTCAAAAGTATTTTATAAAAATGACTGTGAAGATGGGTTTATCGGAGCGCCTTATACTTACACAGTAGAAGCCGGTAAATACACATCAGACGTAAGTCAAGAAGATGCTGATAAGAAAGCTCTTGATGATATAGAGAAAAACGGTCAAGAACAAGCCAACCTTAATGGTGAATGCGTTGAGGATCCTAATTATTTTATAGGAAAGGCTTCGGCTCGTGTTCAGAAAAATGATTGCGATGCCGAATCTCAAACCGGAAGCTTCGTTGATTTGACTGAAAAGGATCTTGCCGGATACCCAGATGCTTTTGTGTCAAGGGAAAGCCAGGAGGCGGCTAATGCGCTGGCTGAGGCCGCTATGGAAGAACAGAAACAAGATCTTGCTAATAAGAAAGGTACTTGCATAGATAAAAACCAATTTGTTGGTGTATATAGCAAGGTATTCACAAAAGACAATTGTGAAGGAGAAGGCGTAGGTTCGCAGGTAACAGTAGACCAAGACGATGTGATCGGTGGTCCTTTTACTTCATACGAAAGCCAGGAGGCGGCTAACGCGCTCGCTCAGACTGCCGTCGAACAACAGGGCCAGGCCATAGCCAACCGAGACGGCCATTGTACGTGGACTGGTAAATACAGTGAGGAATTTACCAAAAATGATTGTACTGAAGGTCAGGTAGGATCTAAGATTACGGTAACCGAACAAGATGTTGTTGGTGCTCCTTTCACATCTACCGTAAGCCAAGATGATGCTAATAACAAGGCCAAGGCTGCTGTCAAAGAGCAAGGTCAGGCTATTGCCAATAATAAAGGGAATTGCGAAGATATGACGGTCTATACCGGTCATTACAGCAAGAGATTCGTTCCCGAATGCGAGGCTTGTCATAAAGGTGTAGAGATGGAGGTTACGGCTGAGATGGTAAATGGTAGTCCTGTTACATCAACAGAAAGCCAGGATGCAGCAGACGCAGAAGCTCGTAGGATCGTAGAAGAAGGCGGTCAGGCTTATGCTAATAAAAACGGCAACTGTACGCCATTAAGCACCGATCCTGTATGGGAAGACGTAGAACCGGAAGAACTTAGATGTAGCGAAGGTAAGTCTCAGAAAAAGCAACGTGATACCAATGAATGTTCTGAAACCCATAATCAGGAACGTTGGGTAGACGGCGGAAATAAGGTTTGTAGCTGGACCGGTCATTATTCAGAAACGTTCCAGAAAAACGATTGTGAGATACCGGATTCAGGAACGGAAGTAGAAGTAAGTGAAGCTGATGTTGAAGGCAATCCTTTTATTTCTTTCGTAAGTCAAGAAGATGCCAATAATAAGGCTAAGGAGGCTGTTAAAGCCCAAGGACAGAACATTGCCAACCAGAATGGTAAATGTAGGTTTGTAGGCGTATATAGCAAGGAATTTACGAAAGATAATTGTGGATCATGTCAACATGGCGTTCCTCTTACTGTAACACAAGATATGGTAGGTGGACCGTTCTATTCTAATGAAAGTCAGGAAGAGGCAAATAGGCTGGCTCAGGAAGCCGTAGAAGCACAAGGTCAGGCTTATGTTAACAAGAACGGAACATGTGAAACGGACAACACCGACCCTGTATGGGTAGATTCGGAACCGCTCGAAACCAAATGTGAAGGTGGTAAATCTTATAAAAAACAGGTTAATACCAACGAATGCTATGGTGGAGAAAATGAACGCTGGGTAGAAGGTGGAGATAAGGTATGTACCTGGACAGGAACATATAGCAAACAATTTACAAAACAGTGTGCTGACGGCGGTGTCGGTTCTAAGGTTACCATAGACCAAGATGATGTAACCGGCGGTCCTTTTACGTCTACCGTAAGTCAGGAAGACGCAAATAGCAAGGCTCAGGCTGCCGTTGAACAGCAGGGGCAGGATCTTGCTGACGCGCAGGGAACTTGTACCTGGACCGGTAAGGCAAGTAAGGTCTTCACCAGAAACAATTGCGGAAGCTGTCAGCATGGTTCGTCTGTTACCGTAACCCAAGATCAAGTAGGTGGTCCATTTACGTCCAATATCAGTCAAGCTGATGCTAATAAGAAGGCTCAAGATGCTGTAAATTCCCAAGGTCAGGCAGTAGCTAATAAGAATGCTGATTGCTTGCCTGATAGCACAACACCTTCTTGGTCGGATACCGGAAGCACCCGTTGTGACGGGTGTACGTCTCAGAAGCAACAACGTGACACCAATCCATGTTCTTCTTCTTACAACGACACAAGATGGGTTAATGGAGGTGGAAAATCTTGTACAGCCTGGTCTTATTACGGAACAGGAGATTGCGTAGGTCATACTCGGTATGATGCTTATCGTGATAGTTGCTCTGGTAACATAAATCGTCAATATTCTGTAAGTTGTAGGAATTGCTGTAATTGCGGATCTTACGGTTCTTGGCAAGAAGTTGGATGTGGATCTGGAAGCAACAGCAATAAGGTAAAATACGTTCGTTACGATGATTGTGGAAATCAAGATGTAAAATACGAGCTTGAAGTTGGAAAATGCGGATATGCTCCATACGAATTTCAGTTCCATGATGGAAAAACGAGCAAGTCGAGGTCTGTAACTGGAGAATCTCAGGATATTGAAGAAGTTATCATAAGTACCAAAAGCGGTTCATACATAGGTTATTCTGTTAAGTCAAAACCTGATTGGTGTTCTGTTGATTACAGAGATCAGACATCTGAAAGTATGAAGGCTGTGGTGACGTTATCTGCCAATACAACATCTTCTTCCAGATCTGGTGACATTGTTTTTGTTCAAAATGAATCTGGAAAGACAATTACTCTTAGTATTTCGCAGGCAAGACAAATGTTGTATAAGTTCACATTCGATGATAATACTACTTCAGATAAATCTTTATCTGTTCAAGCTGCATCTAATGATGCTCAATATACAATCAAAAGTACATTGAATGGTTCTTATCATGGTTTTGCCGCTACGTCTAAACCGTCTTGGATTACGACTGAGTATAAAAATCCGGCTTCTGATAGTATGGTTTGTGTTCTTAAGATAACTGCCAACACAAGTACATCTTCTTCTCGTACTGGATCCGTTGTGCTTACTCAAAATGACAGTGGTAAAACATTGAAAATAAATGTTACACAAGCTGAGGTCAAGCTTGTACCCGCTCATATCGTATTGAAAAACGGTTCTTGGGCTACTTATAAGAAGAATAATGTTTCTTATCACTCTGGTGCCGGCAAGTGTATTGCTGGATTCGAGTGGACTGGAGATGAAAATGGAGATATACGAATTTTTACTTGCGACATCAAGGTTGTAGATTCTAGTTACCGTGAGATACCTGGAGCTACTATAAGCATTGGAACTATAGCCCAGAGCGCACAGCTCGGAAGCTCTTGTTCGTATTTCGGAGCTGTAGCGGGAGGTATATTGGCAGGATATGTTCATGTTGGAGATGAGAATGAGTATACTACATGGCATATACGAACTATAAACGTATCCTATGATGGCAAATTGTATAAGAGTGCTACTGTTAGACAATTTGAAAAAACAGGTATTTCCAAGAATGGTGGTATATTTAATGTCTATAATGAGTCACCTGCTTCTTACAACTTTATCGTAGATGGAGCTGAGTGCGGTGATAAGAGAGGAACTTTAAAATACTCTTATTCTCAGATGAATCTTAATCCAGCATAATTAACAAGGGAGGGGATTTAGTTCTCTCCCTTGAATGTTTTTTGGATTATAATATTTTGTTTTAAGTATTGTCTATTAGGATAAAAATGATTAATATTGCACATCATTCAATTTTAAATTTTTAGTATCATGGCTTGTAAAAAGAAAGCTCGTCAGGGTGGTGAAGTCGATAAGAAAGACAAACCTAAAATGCGCCAAGGCGGTAGTGTTGGAGGCAAGATGAAAAGAAAGAAGACGAGCACTAAAAAGTGATTGAAAACCAGGGGAAGGTACTGATCGCCTTCCCCATTTTAATAACATAACAACAACATATTATGAGCAACAAGTTTATTAGCGAAGGACAGAGGAATGTCTGTGTGACGTTTGTGAAGTATTATCCTGTGTTGATGCAGGTTATTGTGTTAGCCAGCATTTTTGATGAGTTTTATCCTTTTAGTATCACTAATTGGCTGTATCCGATATTAGGTCATTCTCTATCATGGGACCTATTTCTCTTGGCTTTTTCAAGAATGTTCAGGTTTTGTATATGGCATAGGTTATTGATCTATAGCATGATTTTTAATATCTGTGTAGAATGGGTTACGGTTAATATTGAGATGCCTATTGAGCACAATATAGTAGTGTGGTCTGTTATGGCTGTTACTCTGTTGATAATCATTGCCTCTATTGTTTTAAGATTTAAAACAGGATGTTTTGAAAATGAAAGAAATTCTGACAGAGACGCTGCGTAAAAGCGGTGCGGCGGTATGCGATAAGATAAAGGAGATGTTTTTAAGCGGGGAATGCGATCATCTTACAGCCAACGATCTTGAGACATGGACGCAGCTTGCTAATCCGGTTAAGTACTATACCGGAGAAGAGGCTGTTTCTTATCTTAATGTAACTTCTAAAAGATTTTATGAATATCGGAAGGCGAAGTTAGTTCCTGATCCGGTTAAGATAAAGGGATTCCCTAAACCTTTATATACGAAAGTTATGTTGGATGAGGCTATAAAAACCATATCCGGTATGAGTGAAAGAGAGATTTATATGAGGATCTTGAATGCTAAATCAAGAGAATCAAGAGCAAAAGAAAGGAGGGGAGCATGATTACCAATGGTGAATTTGTATCAAGAGTCGTAAACGGTATTCATGCCCTTGACAAAGATTCGCATGTTAGTCGGAGATGGATATTGAATATCGGTAGAACTAAAGCCGAATCTTATACGGCCCAGAGGTGGGATGATGGGACGTTGCTTGGCGACCACCGGCTCCTAACTTACGTTACTTGTCTGGAGATGATTGAAGTTGATAAAATAGTTTGCTGCGATGCCGAATTTGCGTTGTGTAATACACTTATGCGTTCAAAGCATAGGCTTCCAGGACTTCTTTATTCTGCCCTTAGACCGGCTATTACTAAGGTGACTAACGTAGATAACACTATATTTTTTAAGTTCGCTGAAATAAAGTCGTATCGTAATGAACAAAAAAGACCGTATGTTAAATACGTGAAAGAGCGGCGTCCTTTTTATTATGTAGAAAACGACTATATTTATATACCGGATTTTCATATAGAGCTTATTAACGTAGAGTTTTTTACAACAAGAAGAAAGAAGGCGCTGGGGTTAATGGCCTGCGATCCTACACCTAAAGGGTGCGAGTCTGAATGGGAATACGAATTTATCTGTCCTATCAAGTTAATTGAGTATGTAGTGGCAGAGACGATAAAGGAAGTAGCATTCAGGCTACAGATTCCTATTGATGAAAATCCGAATCTTGATTCCAATCAGAAAAGTCAAATTGTTCAGTGATTCTTTTTATTGGATACCCGGCCATAATTATATAGTTTGGCCGGGTGTTTTTTTTGTACTATTTCAATGCAAGAACAGGATTCCCCCATTTCCTTTTCCATTTATCTCCGAGGTAACTTATCAAAGAATTGTAGTCTTTAATAAAACCGTCATCAATAACAGAGGCTATGACGTTCTCTATGGCTATTATATCATTGAGCTCATCCTTACTGGCAGTATTCCTTATCCCATCTTCGTGTTTATTGAAAACAATGAAATTAATAGCTTTAGCAACTCTTTTTATATTGTCTTTCAAGTCATTCTTGTTTGGAACTATTCTGCTTATCGCGCTGCACATCCTAACATATGCATCACCGGCTTCGTTCCGGTTTTCTATCAAGCCATCCGTGAGCCAAATGACAACCTCTGCGTAAATTTCTGGATCCATCTCTAATGCAATCATAACAAACAGATATGGATTGACAAACCATTTTTGATCTACTCCTTTTCCTTTTTTGTAGGCAAGGTCTAATTTACCAAGATCCATTACACTGCTGATATTTAATTTGTTATTATTGAGTAGAAGATTTCTTCTACTCAATAAAAGCTTATTTTCCAGCTTATTAACCAATTCAGTACACCTTTCTTTAAATGATTCAGTTTCTATTATATGACTCAATTGTTTTGGAGCCAAACCCAATTTTTCTCTTTTAGCAGACAAGGCTTTCATCGCGTCAGTTATACATATGTAACCATCTTTAGACATAACAGACACATTCATTCCTAACAAAACTCGATCTTTTGATTGTGAAACAACATTTGATTTCATAACTTTACTACGATTTTAATTTTGTAAAATATAAGTCTACCTGTCCGTGAGGATCGGTAGACTTTGCAAATATAGAATAGTATTTTGATGCGACAATACGTTCTAATGTTAATTATCTGAAATGTATAATTTTAATTTTTGAATGATGAAAAGAACATCAATACAATCACCATATTTTGCAGCTTACTACCATCGTCTTATGAAGAGAAAGAATGGTTTTAAGAAAGGCATGATAAGAGACAGAGGAGAGGTTTTAAGGCTGTTGTCTATTATATGGAAAACCGTATCAGAACATTATGTGGAAGCTGATGCCGGTGTTTACGTAGATAACGTAGGATACTTATGCCATGTGCTTATACCGGGGCAGCGCTTTGCCGTCAGGCGGGACCTGGACATCGTGAGCAGGCTCGGCACCAACGGCTACCTCTATAACCACCTGGCTATGGATTTCGCAGACTCCAAAAGATATTACCATTTTGTAATACAAGATAGCTTGAAAAAGAAGTTAAGGGTTAAAATGAATAAAGGACGAAGATATCGATTTATGTACAATGAAATACTTGCTAAAAGAAGAGTGTTTAAAGATTTCCAGATTAAGAGAGTTTTCGAAGACAAGGAATTAGGTCATAGAAATAAGTAGAAAAAAAGTAGCGATCATCCTTTGTGTATATAGAATAATCGCTACTTTTGCATATCCGTCTACTTTCTCAAGCGGGCGGATATAATGTTAATCAAATGTCTTTATATAGACAAAGTTCTATGGAGACAAAGGTAAACAATTTTCAAAACAATGCGAAGAACAGTAGCATTATTTTGACGCAAAAATCCAGCGAAACGGAAACTAACGGAAGTGTAACAATCTTTAGAAATTCAGAGTTTGGAAACATTAGGACTATAGTGGACCCTAATGGTGACGTGTGGTTTGTAGCTGTAGATGTAGCTCGATCGCTCGGTTATGCTACGCCTAAAAATCCAGTAAAAAGACACGTAGATGAAGAGGATACCATTCTTTTGCAACTATCTGATTTTCAGAGAGGCTCGTTTTGGGCTCCCTTGGAAATCAATGAGTTAGATAGCATACGGGTAATCAATGAATCCGGGTTGTATTCTCTTGTTTTGTCTTCCAAATTAGAGTCTGCAAAGAAGTTTAAACGATGGGTAACATCAGAGGTTCTTCCCTCTATAAGAAAAACCGGTTCCTATTCTATAACACCGAAAGACTATCCGTCTGCATTAAGAGCATTAGCTGACGAGATTGATGCCAAAAATAGAGCCATAGCCGAGAGAGCACAAGCAGAGGCGGAGAGACAGCAGGCGATTAAGACCATAGAAGAGCAGCGTCCTGATGTGGAGTTTGCAGAGTCATTTAAGAAGGTTGATCATGAAAACATGTGGTTGATTAGAGATATTGCGAAGAAGCTTGAACAAAATGGGATCATTATTGCCGAAAAGAATCTCCGTATGTTTCTTTAAGAAATGAAATTCATGTTCAGGAACGGGCAGGGTAAATGGGAACTATACAGTGATATCGTTAAAAATAAGTTTGGTGTTTATCGATCTTACTTTGTGGATAAGTACTCCGGTGAAAGGATCAATCAGCAAACAATATACATGACTGGTGCCGGATATGAAGTTACGCTCAATGGTATAAAAGGGAAATGTAGAAGCACGTTTCTAAAGTACGGTAAGTTTGAAGATCCTAACTTTTAAAACAGCAAAATAGGACATTAATCAGATTATTAATATCTTTGTGGAGGTCAGGTTCGTTTCCTGTCCTCCATTTTTTTTAAAAGTAATGACAGTCGAAGATTATATCATAGAGTTAAAATCGTCTTTAAGATCATTTGACAAACGTGATCTGATAGATGAGGTATCCATCTATAAATGGGTAGAGATCGCCCTGAAGAAGTTTGGAGGCGATATTACTATGCGCAAAGAGGCGGTAGTGGACGTCAAGCGAGGACAGGCTCGTATGCCGGGAGATTACTTTGATCTTATTCTGGCATTTAAATGCGATTTCAAGGGATATGAGGTGCCGGAAGGTGATAAGGTAATACCAGAGCTTCAAAATACAATAGCTTGGAAAGAACGCACTGAAAGAAGTTATAGGTGGTGTTCTTGCGATGAATGTTGTAAAGACGAATGCGAGAAAGTGATAGTTGAAAAATTTTATATCAATGTTCATGATCGCGATCATGAAGTTCGTTGCTATTATGACCGACCGATAATGTTAGGTCTTGCTAAGCCTATGCTTCGTGATTCTTGTTTGAGTAAATGCCGGAATAAGGTAATAAAGGATAGTCCGTATGAGATAAACATCGTAAACGGATTCCTGTATGCTAATTTCGATGGTCCTATTTACATGCAGTACCGGTCTCTTCCTTTTGACGGAGAATCTAACATAATCATACCAGACACGCCGCAGGGTCTGGTCCTGGATTATGTCGATAATTTTGTGAAGATGAGATTCTTTGAGGAACTGATGTATAATGCAGAAGCTCAGGGTGCAGCCGACTTATTTAAGTTGTATGCACAACAAGATTTGGTTAAGTTGAAAAATGCGAAGACCGAACTTAAGATGATGGGTATGACATTGAAAGGCATGTACGAACCTCTTAGACGGAGGCGTGCTGAGTTTGAGATATATGCTAAGGCGTATCCTGTAATTGACAACATACTTAAATTGGTATGATTGAGGTAGCCTTATTTATATATTTATCTGGCGTTATCGCATCTATGATTGTTTGGTCAATCAGACAATTTAAAGGAGATGCGAGTTTGGTAGAAACAATGTACTGCCCGGTAGTATTTTTGTTGAGTTGGATATATGTATTTGAAATTTTAAAGATTAAATAATATGTTGGAAGTTCAAGCAAGCGAAATAGTAACCGCCGACAAAATGAGAGGCGTAGGACCGGCAAACATCATTTTCACAGCCGGCCCTAATCCGGTAGCTGAAGATCGTAGAGGCGTAGCTAAGGTAACGGCTGGTGGAGAGAGTAAGAGTGTTACAATCACACAAGCTGCCGGAGAGCAGGTCGTTGTAATTCCTGAGTTCGATTATCTTGTTCTTAGATACGGATGGGAATCAGAAGACGGTTCTGATTTTGATACTGCAACTGGGTTCACCAATACAGGCATCTCGGATGTAGATAATAAATACGTTGGATGGAGTAAGCAGTGGGCTACTACCCAACAACAGGTAGGTGATTACCTTATTTATGGTGGTGATAACATGCAGTCTGGCCTTGAAGGGGCGCTTATTAAGATGAAGACCCTGCTATCAGCGCCGGGCATGGACGAGTCTGAGCCTAATATCAATGCCGATATCTATGGTAATTGGTATGGGAATAGAGGGCGAGGAAATGTCGTTGTGTCTTTTACAGCCTACCTTGGAGGAGAGATGGTTAAACAAGGATTTAACTTCATTAACGAAGGTGGCGAGGAGGTTTACTCCGACAGCATCACTACCAACGTTTCGGCTCATGGTGAAACCAATTACCAAAATATAAAAGGTTTGTACACTAAGATGGGTACGATGGTTTATAATAAGGAAAAGCGTGATTGTGTTATTGTTATAGGTTAAGGTGATGGAAAGTCTTTGGGATAAACACAATAGGATTAAGGAGGTGTTTTACCGGGATTTCGTTTATGATTCCAGCTACACAGAGCAGGCCTCGTGCATCCCACTGTCGTCGGTGAAGGACGGGGCAGGCTGGGTGGGAGACGATATCCATAGCGAAGACGCAAGCAAATTCGGTCTTACCAAGATAAGTTCCGGGTACACTAATGGTATAGAGTTAAAAGACGAAGATCCGTGCTTCTCCCCATTCACCTCACAAGATAAGATCTGGAATCTGGCTCCGATATTGGCTTATTTGGCAGATGATGGATTTGAAGAAGCCAGACAAGCAGGATACGATATGTTTGAGTACGTTATCAGAAACGGACACAAGATATATAATCCTTATTATAGCGCCTTGCTTCATCATTGGACATTCCTTCCTGATATGGATACCGATAAGGTTAAGCCGTGGGATAGGGTTAGTAACCGGAATAAGAATCTTAAATACAAAGTTAAGGTTAAGAGAGGGGCTAACAATTGGTACTTCTCTGGAGGGTTCAGATGGGCATTTAAGAAGTTTGGAGGCAAGTGTAGTACATTCTGGCATTGCCTATGGTATAAGCCATTTATATTTTTAGCAGATAGGGTATATCATCCATATGTGTGTAAATGGTTCGGTATTAAAGTTAAGAACAATTCTTACTATTGCCTTGGATCCACAAATGAAAAATCATGGTACGGTCCTAAGTTCAGAAAGAGGCTGGTTAGTAAATTTAATAAGTCTTTGGAAGGTGGAGAATTGTTTATGCCGCATCTTGTTTTTCTTAAAGAGTGTGAAGATGTTGATGAAAGTAAGTTAAGATCTTATCTTGAAAAATGGGAATGGGATGGAGTTAATTCTCCTATTGAGTTTTTGATTTTGTGCAACTGGTATAAAATTATTTTTTGACAATGAAAATATTTTATAATTCAAAAATAGCTAAGTTGTTTACGTTCATTGACGGCTATAAAACAATTATGCTGTTTGGAGCCGTATTTACCGAACGTGATGCCATATCATTAAAGGCAGAATATCATGAAGGGACGCATTGTAATCAATATCAGGCGTTGTTTGCTACGGGCTTTATAATCATCTCAATCATAGCATTAGTATCTGGTCTTAACGGCCATGCAGGATGGTGGATGTTGTGGCTGCTTACTATCCCGGTATTTTTGTACTATGTATGGTATCAGGTTGAATACCTAATAAGATTGTGTATATACCGGAATCACAAGAAAGCATATCACAATATCGTATTTGAAAGAGAGGCCTTCGATCTTGAAAATGACTGGAACAAACCTGGTATATTTAGAAGAGAGTCTGAAGGGTTTAGTTTCTTGAAATATTACAGAAAGGAGTATTATCGTGAGTAGGAGAAGATATTTTGAAGAACAAAGATCTGGTAATGGAGCTATTTATCATTGTGTAAAAACAGAAATAGAACCTGGAGATAAAATCAGATTATTTAATTTAATGAATAAAGTCAAATCCGATACAATTAGCCAGGATAAGATAAATAGTGTACTGAATCAACTTAGAGAAGGTACGGCTTTTAATATTCATACCCAGAGTCCAGTTTCTTCTTCGTTTTCAAGCACCTCTACCGGTTATGAACCAATGTCAATATGGATTACATTTGACCCGTATCCTACAAGTGAACAACAGGGTATTATATACAAGTTTCAGATAAATGACCAGAGGTACGTTTTTATGTTTTCTAATAGATACGATGGAATGAGAGATCTTATTAATAATGCAGATGAAGATGTTGATTGTATTACTTCTGCAACAGAGAAGAGTAGTATGTATCGCAATGATTCTTTCTTTGTATTTGTTTGATTATTTATATTAAATATAATTATATGATTTACAATAAGTTATTATATATAGGGGGGGGGGTAATTCCTGATATATTATGAGGCGTCGTTTTCTTGATAAAAATAGGGAGCTTGAGGACTTTCTTATAAGGTTTTATCCGGCCGGTATTTACACATGGGTAGTGCCGGCAGGATGCACGGAAGTAGATGTTTTTCTTGTTGGTGGAGGTGGTGGAAGTGGAAACGGTTCTGGCGCCGGAAGTGGATATACCAAGACTTACAAAAGAGACAATATAGGAATAAAACAAGGTTCTCAAATATCTGTAACACCAGGTCAAGAAATTAATATCATAGTAGGAAAAGGTGGAGCAGGTTTGTATTATGGCTATCCTGAGAAGGGAGGATACTCTCAATTTATGAACTCATCTTACAAAGCAGAGGGTGGAAATCCTTCTGGTAATGGTCTTCTTAACGGAGATAACTCAACAGGTGGTCCTTATACTGGAGGAAATGGTGGAAGTGGAGGATCTGTAGATCAAACAGGTAATAAGTTTTACGCTGGATCGGATGGATCTAGTGCCCCTGGAATAACAGACGATAATGGGATATATCACCCACCTGGAACGAAATATGGAGGAGGAAAAGGTCAAGGATATACAACCAGAGATTTTGGAGAACCGACGGGTAAAAGAAATGCCGGAGGTGGTGGATCTGATAGAAATAGGGATGGTGGTATGGGAGGTGAATCCGATTATGATGAAGGATGTGGAATCGGAAGAGGAAACAGAAAAAGTGGTGGTTACGGAGGAGGCGGATGCGGCTCGGAAGGAACCGGCGGTGATGGTACTGTTTTGATTAGGGGTAAAAGATATGTGACTATATAGCACCTTACACCAAAAGCGTAAAATAATATACATTTATACGGAAATCCGTACTGGGTTCCACCAAAACCCTCTACCTTCTGGTAACATCGTTACATCAAAGGATTCTTTTGCTGATTTTCTAATGATGTTAAAAGCACCATTGATATCAGCATTGATGATCTTACCAAACGAGGTTTTAAACAATCCTCGTTTGGTCCTTCTTCCTTTGTAAGATTCATGTTTGCAAATCCGTTCATTATCCAAAAAGCTACATTTTGAAGTATAAGATTCTTCAACGATCTTAATATTTATTCCTTCTAATGTTGCTTTATAAGATATCATTGAAATAAACATATTAAAAGGAATAGATACAAAGTTCTGATTATTTCGTTTTCCGATATTGATCTCTTGTTTCCAGCATTTGTTATGACCGATTATGATCGTATTAATACCATTGGAAACTACGTGATTAATCAATATCCTACTTGCCTTGTGAAGATAATCTTTGATCTTGTTATTCCTTTTGTTTGTTAATGACCTTATTTGTTTTGAAGTATGTTTATTATCTTTTAACTTAGATTTTAAGAATGCTAACCTTTTGTTATAATATTGGTTAATAGACTTCAGAGGTCTACCATTGATGATAAAACAAGAACCGTTGTTAGAAACACAAGATGCTAAATTATCTAATCCTATGTCGATACCAAGATAGTTTCCATTATCTGACATAAGATCCTTTTCCTTCTTGTTGTAAACTATTTCAAGAACAATATACCCATTCTTAGGAATGAATCTAAGTTGTTGGATATTTTGTTTGTTAGTCCTTGTTGTAAAGGAAAATTGTTTTGGTAACTTAACAATACCTTGTTTTATCCATTTTTGAGAAAAAGCGATTGTTGTAAAAACAGCAGTAAACAAACCATTTTTGTTAAGATACTTAGGTATTCTAACAAATTCAGAATACTCACCTCTATTCTTTTTATTTAAAAGATTGAAGAACGATTTAAAGTTCCTATCTACCATCATCAACACTTGTTGAGCAACTGGTGTAGGTAAAGCACGATAGTCAACATCATTTTCTGTTTTCAACACTCTTTCGAGAGAATATAGGAATTATTATTTATAAATAAAAACAATTCGGTATATTTGTGGTGTAAAGTTGTATATAATCACCAAAAAGTTTATGGTATGATGAGGAGATTCGAATTTAACAATAATTATTTAACAGGAGACTACCATAAAGCTATGGCGCAAGGTTTTGTTATTCCAGTAGCTTCTGTTGTGTGAGTTAGTTCTTCTTTTGCTATCTTTGTGACAAACAGTTACAAAGATGGCATCAGAAGATAACAGAAACATAGCGGTTCCTCAAACAGGCATGAACCGCGATCTGCATCCGTCGAGTCTTACGGATCAGCATTATACGTTTGCCTTGAATGCCAACATAGAATCCGAGGATGGTAATGTTGGGATGAGATCTAACGAGCACAGTAATCTTAAATGCATTGATTTCGATGGGTTTAAAGTTATTGGTTACAAGAATGATCTTACTTCAGGCAATATCTATTTTTTTATAACAAATCCTGAAACAGGCGTATCTAAAATAACTTATTTCAAGCCTGAATCCGATACAAGTATCTTATCCGATTCCGATATAGAATCTATGGTAGAAGGATCGGAGTCGTTGTGCTCTGGCATGAAAACATTGCTGGAAGACAACGAGCAAGATCCGTGCCTTAAATTCTCTATCTATCATCCTATAAAAACCATAGAAATAAAGACAGAGAAATGTGGGAAATGCATTTACTGGACTGACGATTATAATCCTCCCAGGTATGTTATTGTAGACAAGGCTCTGACTCCTGATGATGAAGGTGATATATGGTATCATTATCATGGGTATAAGATATGCGATAAAGAATACGATAGAGACAAATTCATGCAGGAGAATGGTTGTTTTCTGGCATGTGAGAAACTTAGGGTGTTTCCGCTACTGGACCAGCCATGCGTAGAGCCGGTACAAATAGAGTACGGGGGCAGCCTGCGTGCGGGCGTGTATCAGTTTGCTGTGGCCTTGTGCGATGAATTTGGTAACGAGAAAACTAACTATACTTCATTAACTAACCCTGTTCATGTATTTGACGAACAATATATTAGGATAAATGATGGTAAATGGGGAGAAAGAACTAATCTTGGTATAAGGCTTAAGGTGTCTAATTTGGATAGGCAAGTCAGCCATTACAAGGTGGCTGTTATTCAGAATACTGTAGGATACAATGGCGAAACACAACCTGTAGTTGATTATTTTATAGAAGGTATTCATCCTATTACAGAGAAGACTATATACTATTATTCTGATCTTAATAATAAGAGGACAACATTTGAACACATTTCTTTAAAAAGAGCCATATATAATACATCAAGAGGAATAGTGTCAGTCGGAAACCGTCTTCTTCAATATGGTCTTACGGCGGAAAAAGAATGGAATTTACAGCCTGTAGTTTCTCTTATGGGGCATTTTCTAAAATGGCAGGCGTCTGTAGCCCACGAAGACCTGTATAAGGATGGTAATGCTTGTTCGTTGTATGTGGGATACATGAGGAATGAAGTGTATCCGTTTTCTATCTCGTTTAAGACATCTACTGGTTATAAAACTCCAGCATTCGTTCTTGTTCCCCCACCTTATGATAAGGCGAGAGAGGAAATGAACAAAGACAGTATCCCATACCAGTCTATAAACGCATATGCTCCGGATTGCTCAGGTGTTGATAGGAAATATGTATGGCAGTATAGCAATACAGCAGGAGATGGAGTATTGATTGATGACGATGCGGTTGTTATAGATGAAGAACAGAAAGAGTGTAACAACCCGGCTACCGTAGGTCAAACTGTTATAGTGGAAAGCAATTTTGCCACTTTTAAAGGTAAATCAAGATTTATTATAGATTATGATGATATTGTAGGAACCCCTATAAATTATTTGTCTGAAAATATAGGTCTTGTAGCTTGTAATAATAAGGAGAATGGAAACAATGAAAGACAGATATGTGATATAGCTACCAAATACAGAGAAGACGGAACACAGGATTATATGGAGCCAATTGATCATATTAGGTTACCAGAAATGGAAGGAGACTGCGAAGTCCCTCATCGTCAAGAATCTATATTGTCAGCTCCAGTTCCTTTAATAACTGGTATTGTAGAGGATTATATATATAAAGAATTAGAAGACATGGAGCACGTGTCTACCGACTATTTATATACAACCGGAGGTGAGAACCAGAATAAGTATTCTGTTCTATTCAATTACGATACAATGGATTCTTTGTCTGAATGGATGGATAAAGCATTTTTTGGTGACAACGCAGGTGATATATCCGGTGATGGAAGACAGCACCTTTGTTCCGAATTTTATCCGTATTTACAGCCAGGAAGTATATTAAAGACCGTATCTGATGCTATATACGTTCTTGACACTATGCCTTGTACATGTGGTTGTTATATTGAAAATTATTGTTCGAATCCTACTGTTTCAAGGTCTGATTATAATAACTTTCAAAACAATAATTACATCCTTGGAGGATATATTTTACATATAGATGGGTGGAGTGAAAAGATAAATGGAAAAGGCAATTGGAGGGCTGGTAGGTCAACGAGTACGGTAATAAATGATCAATACCGATCAAAGAACGGACCGAAATATTGCATTGAACAGTTCTGGCCTGATGCTTCCAAGAAGCTCCAGGATATGATATACAAAAATGCGGACACCGGCATACCTGAAACGGACTGGGAATTTGAGGGGTATGTAAATAATGCAACATTTGAAAATCCTACTGGAGATAAACTTAATATAGGATTTGCTTCTGAATTTGTAGTACGCAAGTTCGTGAGGAATGTAATGACCAATGCCAGGTTTATTAGAATCAATAGGCCGGAGGAATGGGATATAGAAGGATATAAGGAAGAAAATAAGGTCCTTTATCTTGAAGCCCTTGGGAAGATAGATGGTATAATGGATGCTGTGTCTACCAATTACGTTCGTGTTTCTTTTTGGAAGGATATAGAGACATGGAATCCACTTGGCATAATACCAGTAGATTTTGATAGGCCGGAACATGCTTCAGGACATTCGGTTATTATCAATATAGCAAGACCCGCATGGGGAACTATAGATGATAAATTCTTTAAAGAAACGATAAAACAAGATTATTTTTATGTAACAATAGAATCGCCGGTTGTAGCTGTTCCTTGGATAATGACATTCAGGCAAATACAATTCTGTAAATATAAGAATGAGGATACTCCAGATGAAGAGGAAGAACCAGGAAAGAAGCCGTCTCGTGCTATCTTAGGTGTTTCTTTTGCTACAGGTAAAACTATATATCCGTATATTTTTGGTATAAGAGAAAAGGAGGTAAATAAGATTGATTTGTCTGTGGATTCTATAACACTTAGATCAACTGTCTTATTTGCATCAAAATGTCAGACATGTGGAGATAGGCCCATCAATTGCAAGCCTCGTCCTTATAAATACGGTGATTTTGCATATTGGGAATCATCTGAGAAATATCCTGCTAATTTTGAACTTTATGATAGTAGTAGGATGAAAATAGACACAGGCAGATCTTATGATGATCCAAAAAAAACAGAAGCTTATTCTAATATTATGAATAAGTTAACAGAATATTATGGTGCTCCTTTGTCAGACAAAAATGGATTATCTTATTTCAAGGGTCATTCTTATGGAGGAGTAGATACTTCTACCGTATTTTGCCAACAACCTATACGTCATTACCGGTTCCCAGATAACAAGCATATACCTTTTATGAACAGTGATGAACGTGGATATGACATAGCTTCTGAAATATATCCGGTAGGTATTATGGTGGATGAGAACACCATACAAGTGTTTTTGGATTTTGCGGTAGATTCTGGTTTGATTACGCAACAACAAAGAGATACGATCGTAGGATATGAACTGTATCGTGGAGATAGGAGGCTAAATAGGTCGGTTGTGGCTTCAGGATTAGCTTATGATATGCTTAGATACATAGGAGACGATGGTAATGTAAATATCTATCCTAATTACCCATATAATGACCTATCACAGGATCAATATAATTATACGTCTGGAAAAAGAGACGAGTTTATATCCCATCCTTTCGACAAAGGAGGAAACGTGTGGTATTCATTCTGTTCGCCTGATATTTATTTCAATAAGCCCGAACTTCCAAATGAAGTATGTATAGACGGGTTTCAAAGAGGAATGTCTGTAGGCAGTTTTATACCTGTCGAAGATCATCCAAAATGGACTATCTTAGGTCCTGCCGCTTATACGATGGCTGCGTCACTTGCCGCAGTTGAATCAAGTGCCACAATAGCCGCTATGATAGCAGAAGAGCTTCAGATAAGGGCGCAGTCTGGATACATAGGAGGGTCGGCCGGTCTTACCGGAGGAGGATTCCTAACGAATCTAAGTGTGGCCATGCTGTTTTCTTCAATGGTGTCAACCATCAGTCAAACTCTTGCTAAGGGCCCGATATTGTACGGTAAGTACCGTTATGATTGGCTTAATACGTTTATAAACAATGGACCGAGACGTAATCATGCATGGTATTATACTTCTGTAGGATTATATAATTCAATGATAGGTATAACAGACCAGGATAAGTATGAACGAAATTTTGCTCGTGGTTTATCTTCTGTTAAGTACATGAAGTCTGGTGTATATCCTATGATGGATGCCAGTATGTCATCTAAATGGGGAACCGGTAAAAACGATAATGAGGGACGATTCTTATTTGTTAATAATATAGATCGTGAATCTTCGTTATTTTTATCATTTGGTGATCCAGGTGAAAAAGGAGATGGTAAATCGAAATATTTATTGGAATATCCGAACTATGTCTACAACTACGACAGTAGCCGTATAGATGATTCGGTTATTGCTGGAAGCGATGTTGTAGCAGGAAGAACATTCGAGCAATCCAAATCAGTTTCATACATTTGCTCTCCATATATGAGGCTTATGAGATATAGGCCGGATCAATATGGTCAAATAGAAGATATAAAATGGATTTCCATAGGTGGATGTGGATTTTTCACTAATGAAAAGAAACTGATGTTCGGTGGTGATACGGTGATAACCAGATTTTCATTAAAGAGAAAATTTCCTGTTTTTTATAATAATGCTTTTGGTATTGGAGATATGATACCTTTCCCTTACATGGATTATAGAAATGTAGGATATCCAAGATATTTTGTTAATTATGATACAGGGGAAGATGCGCTTGAAACCACGGATAACGAACGTTTCAATAGTTGGACATCTTCTAATAAAGGAAGATATGCTTTTTACCCAAATAAGAAGAGCTTGTATGAATTGAACGGTGACACCTCCGGTAAGTATGTAGATGGCAGATTTTATACATGGTTCTATGGTATTCCTCAGTTCCTTGTAGAGTCTGAAATAAATTGTAATTTCAGATTAGAGGGCCCTCAGCCTCATGAATTATTCTATCCAAAAGTAGGAGATTTTGTTTGGTGGACACAAGAAAAGAACGTATCTATCCATAGGGACAATGATTACAAGATAAGTCCTATCTATTCATCAAGAATGACATTGACACCTAATATATTGCCGGCAACATACGAATGTCGTTTTTATGATTGTGCTTACCAGCGACCTAATGGTGTTATATGGAGTAGGGCTGACGTATCTGAAAACAGTCAAACAGATCCGTGGCTAACGTACAAGCCTATGGACTATCATGAGTTCCCAACCAGCAACGGGAAGCTTATTCACATGAAGCGTATTGAATCCGATCAGATTCTTGTCAGGTTCGAGGACCAGGTTTCACTCCATAACGCCATAGACGTAATCAAGGAGCGCACCTCCCCAGGGCAGGCTGAGATGGGCACCGGCGGTCTGTTCGCGTCCAGGCCTCTGGAGTACAACACGACCGACCTCGGTTATTCTGGAACACAGAGCACTGAAATAATTAGTTCAGAATTTGGTCACTTCTGGGTAGATACTAAAAGAGCACAGGTGTTTATGACCGATCCGAACGGACGTAATCTCAAGGAACTTAGTGTAGGTATCAGACATTGGCTCAAGCGTCATCTTCCGTTTAAGATTCTTAGATACGGAATAACTAATATCTTAACCGGCACAGAGATGACAGAAGAAGATACAGACAATAAATTTATCGGTCTTGGTCTGTCTCTTGGATGGGATAACAGGTATAAGAGAGTACTTATCACGAAAAAAGATTATATACCTGTTAAGAACCCGGCATATTACAAATATGATGGTGGAAGGTTCTTGTACAATGAAACAGAGGTGTTATCAAACGATAAGGAAATATCTTTAAAAGACGAACAGTATTTTAAAGACGTGTCGTTCACTATCGGATATTCGTGTCTGAAGCAAGAATGGATTTCTTATTATTCGTTCTGTCCTGACTATTATATAGAACAGCAACAATATTTTCAGACAGGAATAAACTTCCCGGCATCAGATGAAGAAGGTGGCTTATGGAGCCATTTGTTGACGAATAAGAGCTTCCAAACGTTTTATGGAACAACATATCCATTTATATTAGAAGTTCCGATAAAAGAGAAATATAATGGTTCTACGCTGGCTTCTGTTGAGTATGAGCTTGACGCAAGGAAATACGTTGATGATGTGAATTACACACTTGACAGGAAAGTAGGTTTGGATACGATAACTATCTACAACGACACAAACAACTCAGGTGAAATTCATCTTGTTCCAGAAGAAAAGAATAATTTAGCGCAACGCATATCGTATCCGAAGATCGTAGGCGACCATACCGAGGTCCTGGATACTGAAGTATATAGAAGACATAAGTTAAACGACTTCTTTAATAGGGTTGACGATGACCGATCTGAAACACCTATCTGGATCAAGGACGATAACGATATAAATAAGTCAGTTAATCCTGATTCTCTTAATTTCAGACGGTCATGGCTGGATAGGTTGCGTGGTAGCTGGATGCTGATGAGGATAAAGAAAGTAATTAGCAACCGGAAGATTATATTCCAGTGGTTGATTTCTGAAGATAAGATTAAGAATAGATAAATTACAATATTTAATAAGTTGAAAATAAGTAGTTTTTATTTTTTGATTTAATAATAGTTGAATATGTTTGTAGCGCCTATTGATCCATCTCGGACAGATAGGCGCTTATTTATGATAATTTAACCAACAAAACCACCATGCTTTAGTAGGTGGATGAATTGGGTTGATTAATTTTGAATCAAAATTACAGATAAAAAATGATTTCATACAAATACAACATCTATCATTCCAAGAAAACGAAGCATCTTGACAAGATGCTTCGTGAATGCTGTTTTGTATGGAATCATGCGTTAGCTCTACAACGTAGATACTACAGACTGTTTGGAAAATACATACCAGTTGGTAAGATGCAAAAGCATTTTTCCAAAAGGATTAAGAGAAATCTTCTTCATTCCCAAACAGTACAAGAAATCCTTCATAGATTAGACTCATCATACAATCGTTTCTTCAAGAAATTGGCCAAACGACCTCCTAAGTTTAAATCACCGGAGAAATTCAATTCTTTTGTATTCAAACAAGGAGGGTTTACCCTAAATGGTAATAGTCTAACAATTAACAAAGGAAAGAAACGATTTAGATTTTCATACAGTAGAGTCTACGAAGGTAATGTTAAACAAATTAGAATAGTTAGAGAAACCTGTTCCCGTTTTAGTTTGATTGTAGTTACAGATCATAATCCTATAAACTCTTATAGAAAGACACATGATGGTGCATCTATCGGATTGGATTTTGGACTGAAAACTTATCTAACTAAAAGCAATGGTAGCAAAATCGATTCTCCACTATTCTTCAAACGATATCAAAACAGGATTAGAAAACTAAACAAACGGTTTTCTAATGCAAAGAAAGGATCCAACAATAGAAGAAGGAGACTGTTTGAACTACAACAAGCGTATCGTAAAATAAATGATCTTCGATCGGATTTTCAATGGAAATTAGCTCATCAGTTATGCAAACAATATGATTATATTTTCATTGAATATCTAAACATTGAAGGAATGAAACGTTTGTGGGGAAAGAAGATTTCCGATCTCAGTCATTCTTTTTTTATTGATAAACTTACGTATGTTGCTTCAAAATATGGAGTAACTGTACATAAGATTGACAAATGGTATCCTTCTTCCAAAACTTGTGAATGTGGCTGCATTAATAAAGGACTGTCGTTACGCGACCGCACGTGGGTGTGCCCGTCGTGCGGAGCGGTTAACGACCGTGATATTCTTGCAGCCCGTAATATTCTTCGGAAGGGCATTTCCGAATTGGAAAGCAAGAGTAATTCCAACGATAGCAACATCGGGGATTCTTGCGCTTGTATCCAAGAATCCCATTCGCTTTAGTGATGGGAGTATGTCAAATTTGTATCGTTTTCATAATAAGATTTCCATTATAACAAGCCGGAGGATGAGTAGCATCATTCTTCGGCTTTTTTATTTACCTTTGTTGAAAAACAGATTGTTATGAAACAAGTATTATACAAAAATGATATATACCCCTATAATGTAAGGGTATTGCTTGGAGCAGATGAAGAGTATATAGTTAAGACGTTCGCCAACCTGGAAGTAGAAGATCAGAGTTGGGAAGGATGGACTGATGATTATGGTGGCAGAACTATTTTCGTAGGAAACCGAATCAATCACAGGAAAGAAATATGTTTTTTATTTCATTCACTGTCTGACATGGATGTTAGAAGCATAGGACACGAATGTCTGCACGGTCTTTCTATTTATTGTAAGTATCTTAATATGGATTACAGTTTTGAAGTCGGAGGAGATGAGCGTGCCGCCTGCCTGATGGGATGGTTAGTTGATAAAGTTTGTGATGCTTACCATAAGTTCAAGAAGGAGGAAGAAAAAGATGGCAAAGAAGAAGTATAATCCAAATAAGAAAAAGATAAAAGAAATAATTAGTAGAGCTAATAATAGTGGTGCTAATTTCGTATCTCGTTTAAAACAAAAAGATAGATCTTATATTCCTGATTGGGAAGTAGATGGTAATATAGCTACACATAAGATGAGGGCCGAAATAGATGGAGATGGTCGGGCTATAGTATTCCCAGATGTACAGGAAATAGAAGGTGTGTTGCATGATTTTACAGATCCTAAGTATGGTCATAAACAATGGGATTCTATGGACAGTGCTATACACAATAATGATACGATTATATTTGATAGTTTAGATGAAGCTATATGGTTTTCAGAGAACTATAAGAATTACTACCCTAAATTCGATAAGTACAAAGAAGGTGGAAATAAATCAGATTGGAAGCCTTCAGAAAACATTCTGAAATATTTGAAGTCGTGGGAAAAGTTTGAACCTGAATTATATGATGACAAGAAAGGGAATATAACAATCGGATACGGGTTTCATCTTCCTCATATTCTTAAAAAATACAAGAATGGTATAACAGTAGAAGAGGCCGATAAAGAATTTGAGGGAGTTGTTAATACGTTCGTTCCAGAATTTATACGAAGAACTCCCAATTTTGAAAATCTAAACAATAATCAGCGAGATGCTTTGTTTAGTTTATTTTACAATACAGGAGGGCCGGAGTATTCTAAAAGCCCTATGCTTTTCAAATACCTTAAAGAAGGAGACTACGATAAGGCTGTGAAAGAAATAAACCACGATGAAAACGATGACGAAGTGAAAGGCCAGAGAAAGCGCCGTGCCTTCGAGCGCCGGGTGTTCTCTACTCCGACAGACCGGCCCTGGACGGTGGATGATGACAGTAACTATGTCCTGATTGAAGACAAGCCTGTAGAGAACGAATCTATAGAAAAAGATACTAATGATTCAAAGTATGAAGACGCTCGCCATGTGGAAGCTAAATATGGTTATACAGGTTATGTAGGTAGAGGATATGACGGAGATAAGGTTAGGATATCTGATTCGAATATAAAATCAGTTGGTATATCCAATAACGCTGATCCTGATAAGTGGTATGAATCCGTTAATCCGATATTAGACACTGATCCTATTAGTTTAATAGCCGATTTTATTCCTACTATGAAACGAATGTTGGATCCTAATAGGGAGCGATCGGGGGAAGATACAGCCACGGATTTTGAAGAAAAAATGTGGAAAGCTTACACGGATGGAGATATAAGTAGATTGCCGGCAAGCAAGTATCGTTTTGATGACGATGATGATGATGCTCAGTATGTAGGATTGCCTCAAGAACAGGCTATTTTGATACAATCTTTATTAGATAAAGAGTATATGAACAACATGCTTGATGAGGCATATAAGGACGCTGATGAAAAAAGTAAACGAAAAATAAGAGATTATAAGAAGGTCCTTGATAAACTAAATAAAAATATATTTGAAAATCCAGGAAAATGGATTTTAGTAAATGAAGGTGTAAGTCCATTTAGAGAAGAGGTATATGGTGACAATTTTGAAAAAGTGAACGAAGCTTCCGGATTAGGTGCGTTGAAGAATTTCAGTGTAAGATGGGATCCGGATGCTGGTATGTTAGATGTGAAGGATGATTATGATTTTAGCCGAAAGAAGATAGCGGAAGACATCATACCTGAAAGGGATGTCCCTCTTAGAATAAGGGAACGTATCAAATACGATCCTAAGAAAGGTAGTATTCTTCGAAATAATGACAAGGCTTTACCTAAAAGGTTTGTAAGGAAATACGAAGAAGGTGGTGTTGTAAATAAACAACGTGAAGCATATGAATACTTTACTAATAAGAGAGGCATGTCTAAGATACAAGCGCTTGCCATCATAGGTAACCTCATGGCTGAATCCGGTCTTAAAGATGACATATACGGAGATAACAGAACATCATACGGCATACAGCAATGGCATAATGAGCGCATGGATAAGCTATTCAAGCACGCTAAAAAGAAAGGTCATTCTACACCCACATTCAAAGACCAACTTGAGTTCTTAGCTGACGAATACGAAGGGAAAACCGGATATTCTAATTTCTTATACACAAGAAAAGGAAAAGAAGGACCAGGTTATTACAATTACAGCCGGCAGGATTTTATGAACGCCGATAACCTTAAAGATGCAGTAGTAGCTTGGAACCAAGGAGCAGGACGTCCTCATAAGAGTGTTATAAGAAACGATGACCGTTATAACTATGCTATGGAAGTTGCTAAAAATCTTGGTTTGGAAATTGAAGAAAATTTCGGAGATGATGGAGAAATAGCAGCATCGGTAACACTTCCAGAGGTAGAAGTGGCAGCCGCCCTCCCTAACCCGGAAGCTCCGTCCCAGGAGAGACAGTCCGAGGAAGAGAGATTCCGTACATGGACTGAAACGTATGGTAAGGATATCGTAGCTCATTTGTTGAGTTTAAAAGAAGATAAGGATGATGATAAAGAACTACGATACCAGCAACATATGAAGGAAAACGAAGAAGATAAAAGACGAGCCTTTATCCAATCAGTCCTTCCCAGTATTCAACTCCGGATTAAGGGAGTGACAGAAGTTTAATTGAAACCATTTTTTTTCCATATCAATGTTTCTAAAGCCGAGCCATAGACTCGTTACCCGGATTCCGAAGGATGAAGGACGTGATCAAGATGGCTCGGCTTTCTTATGCTTCGTAACGATTACATTCTGCAATGATAGGAGCTAATGATCTGAACCTACGCTTGGGCTAACGCTGTCCTGCCTCACAACACACGACGGCCTCGCCTACTCGCCTGCCTGCTTATCTCGTGGCTACTTGTAAAACTGTTATCGCTTCTCTCAACCTCACTCCCTTCGGTCGATTCGGTTTCAATCGCTTTATATAGATATTGAAAATATAAAAATACATTTCCGTTCTTTCGCATATCTCCCTCCGGTCGATATCCTCAATCACTTTTAATCTCAATCAGGCTAAAAAGTAAATAGTCGTAATGATAAATTATTAATCGTTTCGAAATCTCACTCACTACGTTCGATTCGATTCCGAAACTATAAAAGTATATTTAAAACAGTATTTATATTTAAAAAATATGAATAACATATAAATATATGAAATGAATACGACTGAATGGAGTATGAATGGAATATATAATAGGGGAAATTCATTTATCCTATTATACCTTTAGATAACTTGTCCCACCACTGACGTTCAGGGACTTACGGGTATGGTACGAATCGGTTACGTTTACCATACCTATATGAAACAAAAAACCCTGTATCCTATTTTTCTCAAACCGGATACAGGGTCGTGCAATTTCTTTACTGTTAGTATGAATACTTTTCGTATATTTGCACAAAACCAAAAAAACAATGGCAAAGATAGCAGAAATGACATATTGCGACAAGCTTCACAAATCACTCCTTAAAAAGGAAGCGGTTTCACCCCTTGAGGTTATCTATAATAATCACAATCAGTTAGGCTATAATGTAGTACGCAGACCAGCCGGTCAATGCTTAGGCAATTTAAAGTATTTTAATCTATTTTATAACGGGAGATTTGATAGGTGGTACAAAGTTGATGAGAAACAAAGGGTTGGTAAATACTTTGTCATCACCGACTACTGGAAGGATCGCGTGCGTTGCTTCATGGTCTGGAACTACGGATTTGGTCGTTATTTCCCGTACAATGATTTTGTAGAGGCTATGGTTTATGATTACCGTCGTTTTGGTCGTCTTTGTAAGCCTCGTAGCAAGAAAGCTCAAGAAGCTGAAGAAAAGTGTGTTAGGTTTTATGTTAGGTCTCAGATAGACTTAATGAGGAAGAATGGTTATCAGGCTTTTAGGGCTCAATTCGCAGAAGAGCATCCTGAATATTTCATTGGAAAAGAACGTACCACATTTAGATGTCTTAATGGAGCTCTTAGCAGAGATGAGAAGATAGCCGCCTGCCATGCTCATAAAAGAGATCTCAGAACCAGCATATTGGATAGCTTTGCTGATAGGATTGCCAAACACCCAAGCACGGCATGGTCCTGGTTTTCACATGCAACAGATAAACAAGGTAAAAATCGAATGTGCTTATCAGAGAAGGCTGTTGCATTTTTAAATAGAAGGCTTAAGAATAACGGCCTCAAGGAATTGTCTGATTCTTATCTATATAAATCATTTAGGCTTAGGTTATTAAAGCGATTTGATGGGAAATACAATTCTGTTCGTTCGTTCCTTAATGCGGTGGTGATGTCTGCCTTATCTCCAGATGTTATTGCCAAGGCTATGAAGAAAATACAGAGCCCGGTTGTATTATCTATATACAGGAAAGCTCTCAAGTTGTACAAGAAGAAAGAAAAGGCTGTCAACGCTCCTATAAACAAAGAGGCTCCACCTCTACTATCTTGATTTTTAAACTGATTCGATTCCGTTGGATTTTCTCGTTCGTTTTTCTTATCTTTGTGAAAAAGATGATATGAAATTACGAATCATAAAAAATCGTCCGGTATTTGCTCCTGGTGGTAGTGTTCAGGATGTTACACAACAGGCTGATACGACATCTAATCCTTATATTGATATGGATATGTCCAATGTTCCTGGTATGAGTGAGATAAATTCGGAAATAGATACGATGGAGGCAGGATTTGATAATATTATAGGTCCTGACTATTCTACTATAAAAATGCAAGAACCTTCTATTTCGACTATGAATGTAAGTAATAACAATACGTTCGATCCTAAGTCTATGCCCAAAGGAACTATTATTAGTGTTGATAAAGAAGAAGATCAATCAAAAGAAAAGCGATCACAGGATGGAAATCCTCTCGATCCCATGACTATCCCATATTACTCACCCGACCTAACCAGCAGAGCTCAGATGTTCGGATCCAGCCTTGGCAGGATACGAGCTGGTAATAAGGTGGGCGCTAACGTGGCTCAAGCTGCCTTATCTGGTGTTAGTTTAGGATTAGGTCTTACCCGTAATATCATGGGAGCTTCATCTGCTGCATATGCTGCCAGCAGAGACGAGCAGGCTGCAAGGGAAAAACTTGCCAAGGAGCGTCGTCAGCAATTCATCAAGTGGGAACGTGAAGGTGGTGGCGTGAATTTAGGTAACGGTCAGAAGATGGATACGTCTGATATGACCGGCGAATATATTTATCCTCTTCCTAAATCTATGGAGGATAATGCTAACGTAGAGATAGAGAAAGGCGAGTATGTGCTGACTCCTGACTCCGTAGGACCTATGGAAGCCAAAGGGAACAGACATGAAGATGGTGGCACTCCCGTTGATTTGCCTGAAGCTCATATTATTTCAGATTACCGTACTATCGATGATGATTTTGCTTCTTATATTAGAGAAAATTACGGTGTTAAGGCAACGTCTAAAGATACGTATGCCACACTCCTTGATCGATATAAGAAGAAGATCGGTTTGTCTGATAAGTACGAAGATCAGGAGCGTGTATATAAGAGATTAGAGAAAAATGAAGATGTAAAAGATAAAAACACATCTAATCTTAATGCTTCTATTCTTTCCAAGTACGTCAATGAAAACCAGAAAGAGATAGACGAGCTTGAAGCACAATTTCGTTCTTTCGCTGAAATCGTTTATGGCAAACAGGAAGAATCTAAGCGTAACGAGAAGATGGATGCTTTCTTCAGGGATGGCGGGGTTGTTGATCTGAATCAGGTAAAGAAACAAGCCAGGGCTTTTAATATTGCAGAATCAGATGCCAAGAACTGGATATATGACGAGTATGTTAAGCAAACCAGAAAAATGGCTGAAGGTGGACCTACTCAGAAGGAGCTGGAGGAACTTAGAAAGAATGCTATCGGCTACAATAAGCTTATCAATCAGTTATTTGGACGAACTCTTAATATGACTATATCTGATGTTAGTGGTCGTGAGCAGATTCTTAATCCCGATTCCAGTGTCAATGCCAATCAGAATCTACAACATAGAAGCAATTTAGGATACGGAAGGGTAAATGATAAGGCGGTATCTAATTTGCTTGATGTAAACCGATGGGCTAACAAGTACAATACGGATGGTGATTTTGATACAGAAGGTTTCCAGAAAGGATACAACAGGCAATTAAATGCATTGTGGGCGTTAGCTGATGTAGGTGCTATCACGAATGCTGATGCAGCCAAGAAATTCAGAGATGAGTACGGATTCTGGGGCCAGGATGCCGGAAGCTACGGAGGTAATCAGGCTTATAATTCATTTGCCGTAGATGATAAGTTTGGTCAGACAACAGCCACCCGTTCTTATTATGGATTGGACGTTGTTTCGGCAGAGCAAAAAAGATTGTTAAACGAAAAAGGAATTAAGAATTATGTTGACTTATTTGGTGATAAATCTGATGCCGCTAAGAAGATTCTGGGCTCCGATTATAATAAGTTTGTTGCTTTAAAAGATAGCGGGTTAATGCCGGAAATGGACTTCGTTCTTGAGTCTGTTAAACCAGAAATGAAGCCTATTGAGGCCGGTCCTATAGCACCAGGTCTTACACCTCCTAAGATTGGATCTCCTGGAAGGATAGAGGTAAAACCGAAAGCTGGTACGCCTACGACTGTAACCGACACCGATACAGAGGAGGTGGTTGAAGACAACGGAACTAAAAGACAGGGGCAGCCGGCAGCGTTCGGTCCTATCTTCCCGGAAATGCTGAGAACCCTTGACACTGGCTTGGAAATAGAAGGTCTAGAGAGGCATCAAGCACCACGTATAGACCCGGTTCTCCAATCGGCAGATCAGTACATTAATGAGCTCAACCGCGCGACATCGGCTCAGTTAGACGCAGTAGGTGACGTGCCCGACTCCCAGCGAGCTGCTATTCTGGCTAATATGAACGCCATAGCTGGAAGCAATATAGCTAAGTACGTTAATGAAGTAAATTTCAATAACGCAAGGCAAATAAACGAAGCTGACAGGTTCAATGAAATGGCTTATGTTCAGACAGATGATAAGAACATAGCAGAAAGGCAACGTTATGAATCTGGGTTGTTGAAAGCTATGGCTATAAGGGATGAAAATCTTGCTCGTTATTATGATAGTATAAACAGCGAGATACAGAATAAGTTTAATGTTCGTACATCGTTGAATACCATAGCTTCCATAGCCCCGAATATGAGAATGCTTCCAAGTGGTCAAATTATTTACGTTCAAGGCAATCAGGATGTGATGAATATGGGTGATTATTCCACTCCTTACTTGAGAAGTTTAAATGAAGAAGATGATGAAACTAAAAGAAGAAGGAGGACCAAATAGTGGCTTCACAATATAGTATTTTAAGGCAATATGCCCCGTATGTTAGTCCTTACAACATAGATCTTGTTAAGGACGTCATGATGTACAAACAGCAGAAGGTTGATGCTGCTCGTGAAAAGATCTATACCCAGGTAGATTATCTTATGGGTCAAGAGATAGATAAGCCTGAAGCCCGAGCTTATATGGAGGATAAGATGTCAGGTGTGATTGCTAACATCAATCAAAAATTTAAAGGCGTGGATCTTTCTTCTGATGGAGTTACGAGAGCCATACAAGGAGAGATAAGTTCGGTGTTGGATGATACGGTCATTAACGCTATTGCCGGCACAAAAGAAGGCAAGAGGGTTATGAAGGAAATAGAATCTATAAAACAGAATCATCCTGAACTTTATTCTCCTATTAATGAATGGCATGCTTTGGATCCTTATTACAAATGGAGGTCAGATGGTAAAGCAGGATCAAGGTTAGGAGGTCTTCATTATTCTCCTTATGTCGATTATACTAAGGAGATAAATAAGCTGGTTAGTGACTTTAGGAAAAATAACGAAGGCAAGAAGATTCAAACAACAGAATATGATGTTAAAGGTAATCCTACTGGTGGGATTATAGAAGTTAACGTAGATGAACTTACAGATTCCCAGATAAGGAATTTTGTGTCTGCTAACTTATCTGAAAACATGAGGAATCAGATGAGAATAGAGGCATCATATATGGCAGCTACCAATCCGGTGTTCAGTAATCCGGATTTGGTTAGTCAATACATTGGGTCTTATGTCGAAAGATACGATAGACACATAGGAGCATTGGAAGCGAAAAAGAAATCAGTAGGGGATAATAAAGATATTATTGATCGTATTGACAGTCAGATACAGGAAGCTAAAAATCAGAAAGCAGAAGCCAAGAGGGAGGCAGATATGATAATAGCTTCGTCTGATCCGGTAGCGGCTGCTAATTTTGTTGTTACCAATAATCTTTTCGATAAGATGACTGATGCATGGAGATACGACAATACAAGTTTTGAAAGGAAGAAAGATGATCTTTATTTTGCGAGGTTAGAAGAGGATAGGGCTCAGCAAAAGTTTTTGACTGACAATGCTAAGTCTATGGTTGAAATATCGTTGGCAAAAGAGAAACTTGCTCAGGCTAAGATTGAAACCGAATACATGCGTACTTACGGTGCCAAGATGGGAACTGAAAGCTCATCCGCAGGCACAACAGGTGCAGGCGGTATGAGAGTACCGATGGCTCCTATGGACGGGCCTACGGCTATTAACTCTGGAACGGGTAAGACAGGATCTATTAACTTGGCTAATATTCCTTATGAGTTACTTAAATCTCATTCTACAGATCGTAAAGCTAATTTATTGAAATTATATAATTCATTATCTCCTACAGACAGAAGCAATATCGTTGCAGCATCATACGAAGAAGAAAAAACTGATCCAGGATTGTATGCTAATATGACTCCTGAAGAGCGGATATATTCTTATTTGAAAAACAATGGAGGTCAGAAAAACGGATATTTCGGGCAAGGCAATAACAGATTATCTGAAGCTTATGATGCTTTACTTCTTTCTGATTCTAAGGCAAATGGAGCTACAAAGGCTATAAATAACATAACTGATTATCAAATCGATAATATAGTTACTGAAAAAAATAAGGATATTATCAGGAAAGTTCGTAATGCTAAGTTTATGAAAGGAAATTCTTTTATAAATCTTACCGATACAGATGATAAGGCTGGAGCTTTCCTACTCGCCACGGCCATAACAACTGGCGTATCTGATGCTGTAGGGTTTAGAGAGTACATGATGGATCCTTCGAGAGGAATAGATATTCTTAGTGCTATATCTCCGTCATTAGGAGCTAAGGCGAGTGCCGGCAAGTTGGGGAAAAACATATCTGATGCTATTACAGGCGAGGATAATGGTTCTTCTACTGGTACGTTGGCTCTTATTAATGGAATGAAGAAACTTAATGGTGATCCCGATTTTAATATATCCGATTATATGACTATAGATAAGGATGGTGATATAGATTTAAAAGATTATCAAGAAGGGGAGCCTTTGACTATTACTCAGTTAAGATATGCTGAGAAAAATAGTAGGGTGTCTGACATGATAGCAGGTCAGATGCAGGACGAGATAAAAATGTCTGTATCTCCCGATCAGATTTCTGATATTTTGTCTCAGCATCATTACCTTGATTCTTACAAAAGATACAATTGGAATGCCGATTCACCGGAAAAGTCTTTGCAGAAGGCTCAGTTTAGAAGATTGTCTGGTTACATGGCAGGAAAGGTAAATAATCTGGATCCTACTGCTATTAATACCATCAATATGGACGCCGAGATAGATAATGGCACTGTCAGAAGGTTCTTGACTGCTCAAGTAGGGTCTGGTAAAAACTCTTATGTTACAGAAAGGGTAGAGATCACAAATGATGAGCTTCTTAAGGCAGGTATAGATCCTTCGGTTGAGGAGCGCAATTATCCAGTAGATGGTTACAAATCAAGTTTTGGAACTTGTGATTTTGTAGATACCGGAAAGAAGGAAGGCTATTCTTATGATAAGTATCTCATACGTAATGGTCTTCCCCGTTTGGCTTCTAAGGCTGATGTCAAGAATGATCTTTATGATATAGTAAAGGTTCATGGTTCTTACCTTAAGCCAGAAGAAATGAATGTTGTTAAAACCCTTGTTGATAATTTTATTGACATGTCTGATAACATATCAGTTCAGTTGGAAGGAATGGATGACAGGGGTTCGAGAGAGGTAGCGGTCAATCTCTATGACAAAAGGACTAAAAATTCTAAAAATCCTGCATTGTTGTTCTCGGATTTTGTTCCTTTGGATCCTGGTAATGATGAGTATGCGGATTACTGGAATAGCATTCACCAGAAGTGTCCTCAGTACTTCTTTGTAAAATACGTGAAGGAGGCTGTTCAAGAGCGTCTTGATCAGATGAGAGATCCGTATATGAGAGGAATAAATATCATGCCCAACATGAATGACAAGTTTAGTAAGTTGAACGATTTTTTGCAAAAAATTCATGGCTGATAATAATATAGATAGATATAATCCTGCTGCTAAAACCACTTACGAAGATGTGGCAAGGCAAAGGAAATTAGCCGAAGAAGAGAATTACACTCCGGCTACATTACCAGAGACGACAACGCCTCTGGTTCCTAATTATATGCCTGGTGAAGGTGTGTATGCCCAACCTAAATTTCCGGATTACGCATCAAGGATAGCTGCTGCCGAATACGAAGAACCGTATATAGCCAAGGAGATAAGCAACAGCTACTCAGAGGCACTGGCTCGTAACAGCTACAGGGGGGCTACACCTGCTGCGCCGCCCCTTAATCCCTATGGACCGAAGGTAAGTATCCGTGAAAGTCATCAGATGGGTAATGATGGGGTATGGCGTACAAAATATCCCAACTATATTCCGGGTATAAATAATGAGGATTATTATGCCAGGAGACAGAGCGGGTGGAGTAAGTTTTGGAATGGTGTAGGTAAATTCGCTTTAAAGTCTGCATTGTACGGTGCGCAAGGAGTTGTGTCATTGCCTGACAAACTTATCAATATGGCATCTGAGGGAAGTTACAAAGCTGCGTTAAACACTAACATGGATAAGTTTGTAGGTGATCTTGACCAGCAAATAGACATGCTTCTTCCCCATTATTACAGGAAAGAGGTAGAAGATTATAATTTCGGTCAGAAGCTTTTTAAGGATACCGGTAATTTCTTATGGAATGACGTCCTTGGTAATGGTATGTCTTTTACCGTAGGAGCCATGATATCAGCGTACATGACCGGAGGACTGGGAGTTGGTTCATTAGGTAATATAGGCGCCAAATTAGGCGGAAGAATCGGAGCTAAGTTGGCAGCAAGGCAAGCTGCCAATAGGGGCATAGGAAACCTTAAAAGCGTGTTTAACGACTATGTAAGAAAAGGAGTTGCCACCGGAAGAAATGTAGGGGAGGCGGCTAAGACCATGACGTTGCTGGCTACCAGTGCCGGATTCGAGTCATCGGTTGAAGCAAATTCTTTTATGAAGCAATCCGAGTCTGATTTCAAGGATTATTATCGTAAGATTTATGGTCGTGATCCCAATGCAGAGGAAATGGCTGTTTTTCGTAATTCTAATGCTGATGTAGGTAGTGCTATATTTGCCGCCAATATGGGTATAGTAGGATTATCCAACTGGCTTCTTTTTGGTAAGTATATAGGGTTAGGAGGCAAGGCTATACCTGGTTTGGAAAAGAAGCTCAACAAGCATTTATTTGGATTAGGGACGGAGGTTGCGAAGCCGGGAGAGATGGCTATTAAAATAACTAATCCCAATATAGGGCAGAAGATAGCTGGTAATGTTTTCAATATCATGAAAAGACCGGTATCTGAAGGTCTGTGGGAAGAAGGGTCTCAAGGTGCTGTACAGAATACGGCTGAAGAATATGTTAAGTCAAGATATGACAATGTGGCTATGAACGGAGCCGTCGATGTTCTTGATGCTATTTCTGAAGGATTTAAAAAGCAATATACGTCTAAAGAAGGATGGACTGAAATAGGAATCGGTGCTATTATCGGTTCTTTGTTCGGTATGAGGGAAGGCTTCTTTGGGGTTAAAGAGTATAGTAATAGTCAGATCTTGCTGGAAAGGCAAGTAAATGAATATAACAAAGCATCTTCTAATCTTAATACGGCGGCTTTGAATACGTTGAAAAAGTCAATGAGTTTAGGGCCTCAAGTTCGTTCCGATGCTCAGTCTATGACCGGTAAGGAGCTTGATGATGCTATGTTTGAAAAGATGTCGATTGACAACCAAATGGGAACCTTAGAGGATTCGGCTGAAAATTTCAGGCAGATGGTTGATATGATGCCTATTTCGGAAATAGCCGAAGCCAACGGAATGTCTTTGGAAGAGGCAAAGAAATACAAGGATTCTATTATTGATAATTATAATAATCGTCTTTCGGATTTCAGATCTGCCCAGAGTTTTGCCGAAGATCTTATAGGTGATGATTCTAAGATTGAGTTTAGAAAATACGTGGCTCGTAATGCTTTTCTTGGTCTTCAATCGGAATCAAGAATGAAAGACATAGCTTCTGTCATAGAAACGCTTTCGGGTCAGCCTCGCGTGGCATATGCACTAAGTACGTTCTCCCGGCTGTCGGACAGGGCAAGGGAGCGGGCGATGGCTATCCGTGGCATACGGTCAAGGATAGAAGAGCTTGAATCCGAAATAGAAGATCTTGCTACTCGTCCTCGTAACGTAGATGGAAAAGACCCACAAGCTGAATCCATACAACGAAAAACCAAAGAATTGGAAGATCTTAGAACCAATTATAACAATTCGTTGTCTGAGTTATCAACGTTAATAGGAAAAGAGTTTTCGATAGAAGAGTTGGTAAGTAAAACCGAATCTGTTTTATCATCGCCTCTTTCTCCCATAAGTTCACAAGATGTAATAGAAGCCTATGATACGCTTGTGGCTTTTGATGATTATTTTAATGTAAAATCAAGACAGGAAAAGAAGTTTACAGCCAAAGACAAAGCCATAAGATCCTTGGTAAATGAATACCGAAGGAGTTTGATGGACTATAGGAATATGAATAACTTCTTGTCTAAGATGCTTGATAAAAGATTCTTAGCTGAGGAAAACAGGGGATTTTCAAAAGCGCTGTCTTCTCTATGGTCTACTCCTTATAAGGGGGATGATAAGGTTCCTGATTTTGCAGAGCCTAATAAAGTTGGTGAATATGACACTGATGAGGTAGTAGATCAAGCTGTGTCAGAAGGTAAGATTTCGGAAGACGAAGCTTGGACTATCAAGGCTTTTATGCATGCTCTTGATAAAGTAAGGGAAGATAGGATGAAGGAAGCAGAAGACGATATAAAAGAGTCACCGCTTACGGAGTCTGTATCGGATGAAGATTATGAGGCTGCTATGGATAATCCTATTATGGTTCCGGTTGTAAGGCAGTCTATAATTGATAAACTATATACAGGTAATGCCGATCTTCTTACTGCGAGAGAAAAAGATGTGTATGATAAATACAAACAAGATTTTGATGATTATGTATCGTCTTTAGGTGATAGTCCTGTTAATCTCATTAAATCATTATCTGAAAAGGCTGACAGGCTTACAAGTCCGAGATCAGTATATGAGGAAAATAAAGCTATTATTGATATGGCTAAGTCTAATTTGGAGCCAGATCAAAGAAAGGAGCTTGATGATGCTATTTCTTCGTATGTTGATATAATGAACAGACGGGATAAAGGGGAGAAGGTTGACGAAGATAAGCTTGCCGATTCGGTATTTACCATAGAAGATCTTGGCCAAGTTGGAAACATCACAGATCTCCTTCCTTATATCGAACAAAACAGGATTATTGATAAAGGTCGTATTTCCGAATCTACGTTAAGTAATTTTGGGGAGGATGATACCAATATAGATTCTCTTGTAAATGAGTTAGATGAATCCGATAATACGCCTGGAGCTAACATAGATAGTGCCCAAAATCCAGAGACGTTGATGGTTAGAAGAATATCCAACGATGGCAACGAAAGGTATGAAATTGCGGGTCTTAGAGCCGATAAATTTATATCTTCTATAAAATCATTGGTTCCTATTCAAATAAGCTCTGAAACGAACGCTAATGGTACTAAAAGGTATTCTCTTAACATAGGTGGAGAAACGGCTACTATAATTGAACTGCCTTATCATGCGAGATGGTCTATAGACAAAGAATCGGCTCGTGTTCTTAACCGTTACACAGACGTGTCTATTCAGGACGTGGGTAATTCCTATTCTTTGGTTTATAAGCGTCTTGATTCAGATGAGTTGGTTCCGTACAGAACAGGTGTCGGATTTGGAGAGAATGAGGTAGATAAAATAGATCAGGAAGCATTATCTTCTTTGAAAAAAGGAGATAAGGTTAATCTCGAAATAGATGTAAATGATACTTATAATCAGTCTCTTTTTGCCGAATACAATGACGCTGTTCAGTCCGGCGATAAAAAAAGAATAGAATCTGCTGAGAATAAACTGGTGTCCAATATGGTTATCAAGGTCATGAGTGGGAACAGATTCGTTTCTGTTGTAAAAGCTGATACGGGAGGCATAGATGGTATAAGTAAAATAAGAAGAACGGCTTTTAACAAGTGGAAGAAGGACGCCGGCCGGTCGGCTACCATCGGCGTCGGCACGCATGTTGTTGCCCAGACCCTTCCCGGAAGACCGGTGTTTAACATGAAGGTGAACGGTCAAGGATATGGCCAGGTAGAAAATCTCCCCATTACCGAAAAAGGTGCTGAAAAAGTATCTGATGTCGGATATGTATTAAATGGCAAAGTCGTGCTTAAGAACGGATCTAAATACACAGGCTTCCCATTTGCTTATTCTATATTAAATGACAAGGGGAATAATTACAAAAATGTAAGAGTTCCGGTAGTTGTCATCAAAGGTAAAAACGGTCTTAATTATCTTTTCCCAGTTAGCCTACGTTCTGTAGAATCAGAGGAAGGGCAGAAATGGATGTCTTTTATAGATATGCTGCTTGAATCTGGTGATTCTGAATTGCTACAGATGGGTCAAGATGATATACAAGATCTTAATGCGTATCTAACCAAGTTAGGCCTTGATCCGGCTTCGTATCAAGTATCGTATTTGAATCCTATTTCAGGGCTTAGAAAAGCTCGTGAGGCTATAGAAAAATTATCTACGGTTCCTGATGTTGTTAAGTGGGTAGAAGATGAAAGCAGGAATGTGAAAGACATTGTGACGTCTGAAGTAGAATCTGGAATAGATTTCGAAGGTGAGATGTTTGTCGCTCCTAAGATCAGGATTCAGTTTGGTAAATCATCTTCCAGACCTAAGTCGCTTATAGAGGATGATCTTCCTTTCTCTGATGAGGGTAAGATCGTTACTTCTAAAGAAGACGTGGATGTTTATGAAGAGGAAATGTCAGAGGAAGGGGCTGTCCGGGGGACTCAGCCGGCGCCATTAGCTCAGCCGGCTCCTGCGGCACAAGCTGCGCAGTCTTTATCTGGCAAGAAGCGTACCTCCAGGAAAAACTTCTCTCTTATGTTAAACGAAATAGAATCTCATATAGAAAAAGAAGGATTGCCGTCTTATGCTAATATTTTTGATTTTATAGCAAGGAAGATTGTAGGAGGTGATTTGAGGTTTCTTCGTGAGAGAGGTAATCCTAAAAGCCTTAAGGAAGAAATGGGATTAGAACCTAAAGGAACAGTAGGTGATAAAATATCCACTCCTTCTAAAAAGGGAGGTAAGACCTTAGATGAATACGTTTCTTGGCTTCGTTCTCAAACGGATCAGGTAGTAGCGGATTATGTTGGGCCAAGATCTGATGAACAAATTATATCAGAGTTGAAAAACTTTTTGAAATATATTAATTTTGTTCCGAGTAAGGCTTTGAATTATTCTCTTAGAGTCAATGGCATGGACACCCTAAAGGAATATGGCACAAAAGAGGAAGTAGAAAAAATGGAATCTGATATCAATAGTTTGGTTTCTAAAGTTTTGCCTACGGTGGATAACCAAACTATAGAAGATGTTTCTACTGCAATAGAATCAAATAACTTGCCTGCCATATGGGAGCCTATGGAAAGCCTTGATATGACAAACGAGGAAAAAATAGAGTTTTTGAATAACGTAGCAGATTTCCTTAGTGGCATTCCAGAGTATGATGCTGTTGTGGAGTCTATAGAGTCAGAATCAGATAATATTTTAAATAATGGAAAAGAAGGAAGTGCAGAAGGCGGTGCAGTACGCACTGAGGAAGATGGCGATAAAAAGGGAGATGGAGAAGGCAAAGGACAATCCAGAACAAATGTCGAAGTTAAAGGAAATGTCGAATTACCTGGATCTGAAGAAGGAAGAGTAGATAACTATAGGAAGAACGGAGATAAGTTCTCTGACATTGCTGAAGTTACTTTATGGCTACTTAGAAGGGTTGCCGGCATAACCTCTATCCCGGAAGGAGAAGAGGTTTATGTAGAGGGAGATGAGGTTAATAGTATTATGACCGATATGGAATCAAGGTATGGTATAGACACCATCAATCACTCGCATACGACTAAGGCTATAAGGGATCTTAACGGCGTATCAGGTTATAAAGTAGAATACGGCTTAACCTTTTTGACATACGATCCTTTTATTAGAATATCCAATCCAAGGAAAGGATCTAAGGCTGCGAAAGACGAACCTCGTATATCCGAAGAGTCGCTTACTCACATATCAAGGGTGACAACCCCTTATTTCTTGTACGGCGGCGATGAAGCATATACGTCTGTTCTGGCTAAGGTAGAACCTATATCAGAGAAGATAATGGCTCGTAATGGCATTAAATTTGGTATGAGTGTAACTGAGCTAACCAAATTAGGGTACAAAAAAGCTGGTGGAAACTGGATATACAAATTCTACATGAACTCAGGCGTGTATGATTTATATAATATCAGTACCGGAGAAGCGTTTAAGGCAAAACCGGATCTTGGAGTTAAGATAAGTTCCAGCGCATTCATCCGTTCTTTATCTCAATCTGGTAGGAAAATACAAAATATGATGAGTAACATGAGCCAGGAAGAGATAGATAGGAATAAGAATCTTGTAGAAGGTTCTGATAATTCGGATTCGATAAATGAGTTAAATAAAGAGTGTTGAGTATGAGAAGGAGATATGAAGATGTTTCAGGTCTTGTTCAGTATCAGTTGAAGACCAATCAGCAGGGGAATATAGAGGTTTATGTTGATGACAGGTTTGTTGGAAACGTAAGTGAAGGAGTTTGTAATTGGACGGATGTTAAATACAAGAGTAAGGTTACTATATCTTTGAAAGGAGTCGAGAATAAGGCTAAATCAAGTAAAAGAGTCGGTCCCTATTGTCACATTTATAGCATATTTGGAGGAAATGAATCTTATCATGCAGGTCCGGATAGTAATATAAAAAAGAGTCCGGTTACCACCTTTATAATGTATTGTTATAAAAATGGGAATATTACAACTACCACTACTTATACTAAAAATTTATCTGGAACTCTTCAGATAGGTGAAACACAATTGACTATCAATTACAAACAAAGTAAAAGTCAGTCTTTCTCCGGTGGTTCTGGAGATTATGTAACATCCGTATCTGATTTCCCTTTTGTTACTGGTCCAGGAAATGATAGCGTTGAGTTCGAAGGAGAGGGAAGATTGATAGTTGAGACAGAGGCTTCGCATTATGAAATAGAAGTTTCATAATTTCTATTTTTATACTATCTTTGTCTAAAATATTTATCACTATGGGTGTCAAATGTCAGATAGAAAAAAAGGAAAATGAAATAAAACGGGTTAAGGCTCCTAACGGGGAGCCTTCCGTTCTTTACGAAAGTGCTTTAAAAGTATTAGGAAACAGCGAGCGGGCTCTTCAGGTATGGGCTAAGGCTTACACTCCTGGTTTTTTGTCGTATTACGGTCATTGGAATAACCCGGCTCCAGGGGAGATGTTTAACACCGATCCCAATGGCGAACCTCTTTTAGAAGATGTGCTGTCGTATATGAAGCGTCAGACTTATTTTGCTGATCCTTTAACGGCTCAGGATGTTAAGGATGTAAGGGATTTCCTTTTGTCTACTCATTATTTTTTCAATGCGTCTTCATTGTCTAATGCTATTCTTTTCGATTTTTATGTAGATGGCAGTTTGATACTGAATGAGCAGAAATTAAGGAGATCCGGTTTGTATGATGAAACAGAAATAAGTCGTATTTTATCCGATCCTTCTGTTTTAAACGAGGTTTCGACTTCCATGAGAAAGTTAATAGATTCTTCTATTAACGAACATGATAGGGAAAAAGATAATTATTTTATGTCTATTGACTATCAGTATGGTCCTATTGTTTACAAGGAGGGAGTGTTTAACCAATTTGGTAAAAAAGTACCATATAATCCTTCTGAGCTTTATTATGCTATGCGTAAAACAGTAGCCGGCATAAAAAACTTTTCTGAATTTTCATCTGCTTTTGAATCGTTGAGAAATTCATATCCTGAACTGGTTGAGAAATTCGTTTCTGATAAAGAATTTGCCGAATCTATGTTTGATGAGTTCTCATCTACGAATAAGATTCCGGTAATAAACATAGAAGGGGATGATGTGGTGGAAGGCAAGAGAAGATCTTTGTCTAAGCTACAAGATCTTTCTTATTACAATTCCGGCAAAATAGAGTTCCTAAGAGCTCGTATATCAGCTTATTTACATAGGGTTAATGCCGACACCGAATCCGATTTAAGAAGCATGATATGGGATATAGAAGAGGCTTGTACGTGGTTTGGCATAGATATAATAGGGACATCGGAAACTTATGATGGCACAGAAGAATCTTTGAATAAGATAGATAATTTGATGCTGGATCTTGATATTTATGTGGCCAGGCATAATGATGTAAATTATGCTCCAACGCTGGCATCTTCTATAGATGATGTTCTTGGTGATAGTACAGACTATTATTTTGGATTATTGCCGGAGTATATGGATAATTTGAATATCGTTTATTCTGAATCCGATATAGACCCAGTAGAAGCGTTTGAGAAACATTCATTGCTTAAGGTAGGAGATAATCTATATCAAAGGATCAGCAAAGATGATCTTAACGAGATGTATCAAATATCAACAGTGTTAGCCAAGCACAACCTAACTCATTTTTCTACTAAAATATATCCTGAATCTTGTTTTAAGAACGGCGTTTTGGATAAAGAGAAAGTACGGAACGTAGATAATAATACGCTCATGGATTCCATTAAAAAATACGTCAGATCGTTCATGGATTCTCAGAACACAGAGGACATGATAATGACCAGGATGGCGTTTGGGCACCCGGAGGTACTTGACGTTCCTTACGTGGATGTGGATCGGGAGTATAGTCGATACATGAACAAAAAACAAGATAGCGAAAACCCATTATCCTTATTCGATTTATACCAATCTTACCTTGACAACAAACTCCATAAAACAAAATTATATGATAATGCCTATAAGTATCTTGACTTCAAACCTGGTCCATCTTTGGGCCTTATTTCTGATGATCCTGATATTTTGAAATCAATAGAATTATCTTTATCTGGAAAAGACAGGTTGATGTTGTTTGATTATAGCATGACCAGTACCGACCCTTCTTTATCAGAATTGTTTTATTTGGAGAAGTATGACCCTTCGTATGCCGGGAATGATTTTGAACACTATTTTTACACCAGGCACCCGTATTTGTTAAAAGAAAAATCGGGCCCTAATATCGTAGAGCAAGATGGTGTTATAACAGCCGAAGGTATTTATGATAATTTTATAAGAGTAGGTAATAAGATATGGTCTAAAGTAAGCGAGAGTAGTTCCGGCTCTATCTACCAAAATCTGACAGGAACCGAATCAGAGGTGAAATACGATTCTACTCAGAAGGCTAAGACGGTAGAAACCGATTACGCTCCATACCAAAACAGATCTGGCTTGACGCAAGACATGACCGTAAGCAAGTCTGAATTGGATGATCTTAACAAATTGGAATGCAGGTAATTTTTATATACATATATATAGTTTTTTCATAGTTATAATTTGGGAAGTGAGGCTTGTGGAAGTCTCACTTTTCTTATATATGCACGTATATCAATGACATATAAGAAAAGTTAGATTTTCATTGTTTATGGATTATTTTTGTTAAGTTTGCAATATTAGTTTCAGGAAGGGATTATGGGAATAAGGAAAAAGTAAGAACCGAACGTAACTAATAACAGTAGGAAATGAGAATCAGTACCATCAAACGTAATAACAGCATTCATCTTATGTATAAAAACATTATGAATGATTTAGGTCAATTAAGAACTGTAGTTTCAAAATCCTATATTTATAATCTGATACAAAATCAAACCGGATTAAGTATCAGAACTATATCCCATGTCTTGAATCACACAAAAGAACAGGATACAGATTCTTTGTGAAAAGCATACATTTTCATACATTTGTGTGTTCTTTAGTTTTTAGATTTAAGTTTTTCATGGTATTAGTTTAGATTAGTGTAGATCAGGGTTCGCAGTGATGCGGGCCCTGGTTTGATTTAAAAAGTATTAAAATATTTGCTATTTAAAATCCTGTTCCTATCTTTGCTCCAGAAACAATGAACAACGAGATCCCACCTCTGGTTGTTTGATGTTGAAAGATATTTTTGGCTCATTAGGGTTTGTCATAGTGGGATCTGACATTCTCTTTTGGGCCTATTTTTTTATCATGGATAAAGTTTCTGTTTTTGAAAGTTCGGATTTTGGAGAGCTTAGAATTATTGTAGATCCAAAAGGAGATGTTTGGTTTGTGGCGTCAGATGTGGCTAAATCTCTTGGATATATAAATGCTAAAGATGCGGTAAAAAGACATGTGGATGATGATGATTCTACACTTTTGCAAGTATCTGATAATCAATGGGGCGTGAATCAATCCCTATTGAAAACCAGATACATAGATAATATAAGAATCATTAATGAATCTGGTTTATATTCTCTTATATTATCTTCGAAATTAGAATCTGCTAAGAGATTTAAACGATGGATAACATCTGAGGTTCTTCCTTCTATTCGTAAAACAGGAGAATACAAAACAAGTTCAGGCGGCAAGGGAATTTTGGTTCCTGACTTTTCTAATCCAGCAGATGCGGCAAGGGCATGGGCTGATCAGTATGAAGTTGCTCAGAGAGCTATAGCTGAAAAGTCGCAGGCAGAGGCAGAGAAGCAACAAGCCTTGAAAACAATAGAAGAGCATAAACCTGATGTGGAATTTGCCGAGTCTTTTAGGAAAGTAGACCATAATAATATGTGGTTGATTCGTGATATTGCTAAAAAGTTAGAACAGAATGGTGTTATTATCGCCGAAAAGAATCTTCGATCATTTCTTGAAGGAGCTAAGTTTATGTTTAGAAGCGGTCTTGGAAAATGGGAACTATATAGCAATGTTGTAGCTAAAGGATATGGAGTATATAGGTCTTATTTTGTTGATAAATATTCTGGTGAAAGAGTTAATCAACAAACTATCTACATGACAGGATCTGGATACGAAGTGACCCTCAATGGCATAAAAGGAAAACTCAAAAATGTATTTTTAAAATATGGTAAATTTGCTTGAGTTTGTTTACAGGTAGTGTTTTAAAAGAACAAAAAAAACACTACCTATTTTTTTGTTTCTGTCTTTTCTGAAAATACTTCTCTTCTATAGGAAATAAACACACCCATATTCCACCTTACAATCATGATCTTTGTTACGTGCTTCATGCACGTATGTTTAACAATTAAATACTATAAAATTATGGGTGGTGATAAAATCGTCCTTTTAGATGGAGCCGGGGCTAACGGCGGTGGTGCAGCAGCTACCAACGGTCTTCTTTCAATGATTCCCGGCATGTTTGCTAATTTGATAGGTGGTAATAAAATGGATCCTAATCTGGTGGCGGCTTTGATGAACGGTCGTAACAACCAGGACGGTTTCGGCGGGGCTAACGGTTGGTGGCTCTGGATAATTGTTTTGTTCTGGCTGTGGGGTGGACGCGGCTTCGGTAACGGTTTTGGAAATGGCGGTGATTGTTGTGCCAATGGTTTGCCGGCTCAGTTGAATAACGATTACGGTCGTGAACTTTTGATGCAGGCAATTCAAGGTAATCGTAGCGCCATAGATCAGATTGCTTCTGCTTTGAATTGTTCTACTACTCAACTTCAAAACGCTATCTGCAACGTACAGGGTGCCATAGTAAAAAATATGATTCCCGCATTCCCGTTTTTCCCGTTTGGAAAAAAAGAATAAAAATGTTATACCGGTCGGCGGGCAATAGAATACCCGTGGCCGGTTTGTTTCACATAACTTTTTTTTTGGACATGAATATGGCACACGAATCTAAATCGAATAAAACCCCATTGTATTTAATAGGAGAGTTGATTGGCGTACCGAATACGGTTATGGACTCAGCATTGCATGAACTGAAAGATAGAATAGACAAAGACCCTAAATATAAAGATGTTAAAAATTGGCTCGAATCTTTACCCAAGATCTGAACCTATTTTTTTTCGATACCAAACCCGATGCGATTTTAACGTATCGGGTTTTTATTTTAATTCATATTGTTTTATTTTAAATCTAATTAATTTGTGAATGTCATACTTTTGTTGAAAAAGTATTTTTTATGGAAAATAAGGAAGATTACGTTGGTTACGAAGATCAAGAACTGTGTAACCGGTATTACAAAGAGGCTGAAGCCATGAGGCAAAAGCAGGACTGGTCTCGGCTTAGGGCTGTCCCTGCTCCGGCCAAGGGAACGCCATCGCCCGGCTGGGGACAGCTTGGACGTGGAAATGATGTCCGTGTTAAGTACGTTAGCATCAATTCAGGATTAGGAGGGGACAGATTATGACCGTAGAAGAATTGGCTAATAAAAGATACGGTGGCGAATTTGTTTTCATGTTTGGTCATCTTGAAGGTAGAACAAGATTCGTTTTTGAATGCTTTGATCCAAGACCTGATCATGAAGGTAAAAACACTTATATAGTTTCTTATTTTGATAAGGGACTTCGTAGAAGAGATGTGGTAGATGTGCCATGTTATATGAATGTTTTAGCAAAATAAATTAAAATATTGTAAATATCGTGGTTAGAATCGCATATTTCGGAACCGATGGCTGCCCCGGTCATCACGTTATTCCAATACGAGGTAAATTCACAGAAGAGGATATTAAGGTAATAGAATCTGTAGATTGTGATGATTTCTATAAGGTGTTTGATGTCATGCGTTTTAAGATAGCTGAGTTTAAAGGATGGACGATATTGGGAATCCCGGCAAGCTTAGACGATCATAGACCTGGAAGCAAAACCGTTATCTTCATAGAGGGTGAAGCTAACGAAGCTGATTTTATAGAAGTCACACAAGAGTATTCTTTTCTTAAAAATAAGGTAAAGAAACTTGCCGAATTGTATCATGATGGAGAATGGCTTGCGACTGGTAAATTGAATCAAGATCCGCCTACTAACAAGGAGCGGTTTCAATTTACGTTAGACAAGGATGATATTATTAACATGATTAGGGGAGTCGATTTAGATCCTTATTCTGATGTGGCGAATGAAATGGAGAAAATCGGATTGGGATCATCATCTGATTCTTCATATGAGGGTCCCATATGGTCTTGGTTTGTTAACAAAGTAGAACTTTGGCAGAAGAATAATGTATGGGATAGTTTCTCCGCTGAGTTTTTGTGGGGTTTGTATTGTAGGATAAAGAAAGTATAGTAACAATTAATTTAAAACAAATCATGGAATTAAAAGATTTTAAAGATGTGGTTAGAGTAATGACAAAAGAAGAGTCGAAGAAGATATTAAATTCGTTGAGGGATTCAAGAATTTCTTAAAACATGATGATGCCACGAGGATAGTAGAGCATATCAAGTCTGTGTTAGAAGCATCAGTAGATTACTACTATCCTAATCATCCTGAAGTAGAATTTGAAAAAGATTTTAATATACAATACGATGTCAATAATATCTTGAACAAATACGGCCACACCGAAATGGGTATGTATAAAATACAGCTCTATATAGAGAATATTTTGGGTAGTATTCAAAACAAGAAGCCTGTAGACGTGGGAGAAGTCTCTGACGGATACCACACTTTCAATGAATTGTATCGGTATCGCATGTTGTATAACGCTGCCTTCTTTAATCTATTAGCCAGAAGCGGACAGGTTGAAGTTTGCAAATCAAGGAGACACAGCGACGGAGAAAAATGCTTCGGTTCTGATGATTGGTTTATTGTGATGGCGATCCTGCCTACCGGTCAGGTATCTAATCACTATGAAAGCAAATACTGGGATTTGTTTGATGTTCCTGAAAGAAAAACCGCTTTCGAATACGATGGCCATACACCAAATGAAGCCGCCGACAGACTTGAAAAGTATCTCAAACTGCCTCGTCATGGCATGACATTCGAAAAGGCTTTAGAACAGCTTAAATTAGGTCGTAAGATAAAAAGAATCGATTGGGGTAAAAAGTATATCTGTATGTTTATTGTAGAATCTGACGTAAATATATTGATGGTAGATACAGGTCAAAAAGTAGCATCAAATTGGAATCCAACCGAACATGATATTGTGTCTAATGACTGGGAGATTGCGGGATGAGTTTGTTTGTATGTTCAAAATGTGGCTGTATAGATAATACAGCCACGTCCTGTTACTGGGCTCTTGTGAGACCTTGTAAGAATCGTGTCTATGATGAGTCGCTAAAGGGATATGAAGGCAAGCCTCTTTGTTCTGAATGTGCCGCTATTGAATATCATAAGGATGATAAGCTGGTGGTGGTTCCTGGAACGTGGCATGGTAATTTCAAGAAGGAATGGCCTACTGAAGAAGAAAAGAAGCATATTGGTAAAAATGGTATTTTAAATTATTGATTTATGTGTGATAAGGAAATTGTTATATGCGCAGCTATCTGGGTTCAAGATTACAAGAACAAGCTTCACGGTCCAGTAAATATACCATCTGGAACCGTATTTTGTGGATTGAGACACTGTTCCATAATATCGCAACTTGTGGCATACGGTATAGCTCATAAAAACCGCAGTGTTCAAGGATTTTTGACAAGCAAGAACCGGTTTCTGACGAGAGAAGAAGCGTCTGAGCTTGTTAAGAACAATAATCAGGAGATGGTAGTAGATAGGAATGCTATTAGAGAACAATTGTATTCAGAAGATTTATATTAACTAAAAAACAAAACAACATGGGGTTTAAAATCAAAAAGTCAATCATTTATAATATGATGAACGGCAGTCGGGTAGAGTACGAATTTGACAATACCAAGGATTTTGATTATATTACATTTAAGGGTGATGGCAAAGAGTCTTTTTCATTTAACGTAATCCTTGTTAAACAATTAATTGAAACATTTGAAATCATGTTGCAGGATATATATTCTGATAATTATAAGCTTAAGGTTTATGCTGGTAATTGCATAGCTCAATTGAACGTAAATCCAAAGGACTCAAGTGAATCCTTTTTTGACGTATATGATAAAGATGAAACGAAACTGATATATGGAATAGAGATCGGTATTCTGAAAGAAATGTTTGGCATATGATTACTAAACAAGATATACAAGCAGCAGCATCGTATATTTTCCGAAGCAGTTTTGTCTCAGAAGACCAGGCAAGGAAAGTAACGATAAGAGCCGGTAATAACGCTACCAAGAACCTTGTCAAGACCTTCAGAGGAAAGTTGTTCAAGAAGGCTTTTGGAAGAGCTCGTAGAGGAAAGGATATCAGTTCTTTTGAAAGACAAGAAAAAGAAAGTGGTTTTAATTTTCTTTATAATCCTAATAATGGTCGTATGCGAAGCGGTCATATTATAATAGACGGAATTGGTCTGTTTAAACAAATAAAAAAGTCGGATGCATAAGTTATCCGACTTTTTTATATATTTGCGCTATGGCAAAAGGTTATTATTGGATACCACAAACAGATGAAACGTTAAATGGCAGAAGCTATTACGTAACTAAGGTAGTAGGAGATATAGTGTTTGATACTAAACGAAAAAGAATAGTGTTTCAAACTACCAGGTATTTCCCAGTAGGCTCCGTATTCCATTTTACTCACAACTGTTTTAAATACGTCATAACCTGCCGGATCCGTAAGCCTGGGCTGTGGTATGAGGCAAGGAGGGAAGACTGCGGACCTATTGGACCGGATGATGTGGAAAGGTTCGAATCAGGAAGGTTTATTCATAGAAATGGGTACAAATACAATGCCTAAGCGTAACTTGACGATTTGTGTCAGATTATAATTTTTTTTCATATTATTTTTAAGCCATCAGACTGAGAAGTTAGATGGCTTAATTTTTTATGATATGCTTGATTTTTAGCTACCTTTGTCTCATAACAAAAATGTTTTATCATGGTATCAACGTGTATTATTAAAAGAGATAATAAAAAGAAAGTTGTTTCTGTCTCTACCAGATCAGGGGACAGGTCTATGTTATTCGATAAGATAGCATCTATTCCTCTTATGGAAAATAGGGAACGGGCTACTACTGTTTTTAAAACCGTATTTTCTAATAAGTTCTTAAAGGCTTTTGGTGACTGGAGAAGGAATGTGCCTATCAACAAACAGGCTTACAATAAGGTAAAATCTAACATCGGCCTTATTCCAGAGACCTATAGAGAAAGGGTGCTGGATAAGGCTTCTAAGATGAGCAACCCTATTCTTGTGTCGAAATCAGATGCACCTTATGGGATTCAAGAATCAGGCTTTGGATTCTATAGCCAAGATCTGGGTGATAATATTATGTTGGTGGATGCTATGGTTCCGTCAAGTATCTCCGTGCCGGAAGAACCAGGAATAGACTCAGGGCAGTATCTACAAGATGCTATATCTTCGGACTTCACTCCCGTATCTATGGTACAGGATAATGATGTTAATTATATGGTTATAAAAGACGGTCTTAAGATATTTAGTCCAGAAGAGCTACCAGAAACAGATTCTAATCCTGTGGGTGTAACGTATCAGACCGGAGAGCCTCGTTTGTTTTTCATGAACGATCGTAATCAATTATTTGAAGATTACGGAGAAGCTCTTCGCTCTGGCGGGAATGATATTAGAATAGGATTCTTATCCGGCACCGTTCAAGAATCTACCGTAGATGGCGTGGCAGACATTACTTACAAGGCTGGAAAGTATGTTCTTAATAATCCCAAGTCTTTTATACCGGTCATGACCGCTTCTGCTTCTACTTCTTTATCAACAAAAGGCGGTATAATTAACTACCTTATAAAGAAAGGTCTTTTGTCCGGATCCAAGATATTCGATCCGGAAACAAGAAGCTATTATATTACAGGAGAAGGACATACAGGACAAATTAGACTTTTCAATTCAGCCTTATCCTACACTGAGCTCCGTAATCATTTTGGTTCCGATGTTTCCATGAACGACCAGGGTATGATAACCATAAATTCATTGGATAATAGTAAGGTAACTATGAGACTCGCCACCGGAGGAACGGAAAGGGTTAGCAGGGAGCAGATAAAGAACGATCTCAAGTCAGGAAGATACAATGAATTGGACGCCAAGTACGATCATTTTGATGCGCTTGTAGTTTCATTCATATTAGAAGACAACGATCTTTATGCTGATACTAAAGCTAAGATCGTATCGGATTATAGCCAAGAGGAACGTAATCAACGAAATTCTATTGTTGAGATACTGAAAACGCTGGGCGTTAGTGTCGTTGGCATGACCGATTATATAGAGAAGTACCAAACTAAATACGGACACGAACCTTCTGCTAAGGCATTGGCGGATATTGCCAATAACGTAATAGCAGTCGGTGAAGATGCTACTTTGTCTGACTTAGTAGAAGAAACAGCACACTTTCTCGTAGAGGCGTACAGAGATCAGAATGCTGTTGAATCTGTTTTGCAAGATGTAGAAGGCACTGAAGAATGGAATCAGTATGCAGGTCAGTATTATAATACATACGGTAAGGTATATGAAGGCTCTGAACTTGATAATGCTGTTAGGAGAGAAATTCTTGGAAAGATCCTCGCCAGGGAGATGCAGACCGGCACAGCACAGGCGCCGGTAGAGCCTACCTCCTTCCTGGGGCGCGTCCGGCAGCTTCTCTCTGGAATTGTAAACTGGCTTAAATCAGCTTTATCAACCCAAAGACAGGATTTGAATAACGTTATTAAAAATATTCGTGATCTTGCTATTACCGACATAGATAAAGGATTTGATACTTCTCTTTTGAAGGATAATGATTTTACATTATATTCCCTTTCTTCTATGAAGAAGAACAAGTTTCTTGAGTCTAAGATCCGGGCATTGAGAAAAACGTTAAGAGACTTACGTCAGATAAGCTCTGATAGGGCTGTAACTACGTCTATGACCCTTGCCCAGCTTAAGACCATAGAAGATAAGATAAATAAGGTAGAGACCGAAATAGACAAGAATGAGATGGCGGCCGCCATGAACAGCATGATCTCCACAGCCGAAGCTCAGGTTAGATACTTAAGCAACGTAGTAAATACTATCCTTCATGGTGATACCAAAGACGGTAAGCTTCATTTCAATACCAATGATCGAAAGAACGTAGATATTATCAACAACCAGGTTCTTCCGATCATGAACGATCTTCGAGGATATATCCGTAACAGAAGTACCGAATTTGATGAGCGTGAAAAGCAGGATTATACAAATAGGATCAATACCGTCATTGCCGACATCAACGGTATTCAGTCTGATATTAAATCAGTACAAGATCTTGATGAAAGTACGTTGCTTGATAAGTTAATGAACGAACTTCATGTGCCGGCAGATAAGGTAAAGAGAGTAAAAGAGTTCTTTGATAAGGTTCAACACGATGTTTCTTGGATAAGTAGGTGGTTTGGTATATTAGAACATTCCTCCAGCCCGTTCAATAACGCTCTTGGAGCTATGATTGCCAAAGACAATTACAATGCGATGGTGAATGCCCAGCCCGCCATATCCGACTTCCTGGCATATGCGAAAAAGCATGGTTTCAATAAATCTGAATTTGAAAAACTGCTTCAGAAAGTAGACGGCAAAACTTCTAATTACCTTCGTAGTGCTCTTGATATGGCTAAATACGATCGTAATAAGAAGCTGGCGCAGATGCGAGCGTTTGCGACCGCCATGAACATAGAGATATCAGAAGAAGAAATCAATGATGTGGTTGACAATAACCGTAATTACGTATTTAAAAGAGAAGTAGTTGACAAGGACGGAAATACGGTTACTGAGAACGCTAAATTTAAACCGTCGTCCGATAGGGTTAATACCGATATTTTTACTATCGAACAGGAAAAAATCTATACGGAACAGATGGAAAAATGGGATGCTGAAAATTCGGAACTGGAATTTAGCGAAAGTTATGCCACAAGAATGGAATCCATATACAAAAAGGCCGAAGAAGAATTAGGGCATCCGGTTTCTCAAACAACCAAAGAATACCTTAATGCTCTTTCTCGGCAGAAGCGGATATTGAGGCAGCCTTTTATTGATAGCAATGGTAATTTTGATGAGGTTGCTTACTATAAGAGTAGTAACTACGAAGAAGAAGGACTGCTTCGTAAACAACGTAAGGAAGCAGCTTCGGAATACATATATGTTGGTACCAGACGTGTTGAAAAAACCGGAGACCAGCTTAAGATGGCTAAAGAAATACAAGCCATAAATGAAGTTTGGAGAAAAGAATCAAATAATGTCACTAATGCCGTATCAGAATCATTTTTGGAAAGATTGAGAACGATTCAGCGTGAGTCTGGAGGGGAAGCTGCGCTGAAGACGCTTATGTTGGGGGGTCACCTGTCATTCAACGATCGGTTTTGGAATGATGTAGAATCAGAACAGTCGGCGCGTACCGAATCAAATAACAAGGCTTCGTATCTTAAAATGGCACAAGACATCATTAGTTCTACGACAAGTGATAGAGATGCGACTGACGTGGATTCGATTGTAAAAGATATAGAAAAAAATAAGGCTATTATCAAGGAAATAATCGGCAACAACCGTGACGTGGCTGATATCGGAGAAATCAATGAAGCAACATTTACCTCATCTGAAAGAGATGCTTTTAGGGCCGCATCTGAAACTATTGAAGCCGATTACGCTATTTTGATAGATTATGCTAAGATGGTGGGTCTTGAAGATATTGATAAATACCTTACTAAAAGCAGTAAGGCTGAAAACGAAGTCAATCAGTCTTATTTAAATGCTCTTGCTGATTCCAAGGAAGTGGAATGGAAGTTTGTGCAACGTCATACTACGGCGAAGAAAGCAAAAAGGATTCAGGCTTTAAGGGATAAGCTATTTAAGGCTGCTGATAACCGATATCTGTTTACCGTATCTGAAACCAACTACCTGTCAGAAAAGCTTGGAATAAGCAAAGAATTAGACGGTAGAGATTTTAAGAATGCTGTCAATGCTAAGATGGCCAGCTTATTTTTAAATAATACAAGGGAAGAGGGTATAGAAGAAGCCAATGCTATTGTTAATGAATTTGCCAGGAGCCAGGTCTTTTCGTACTATAAACGCATGGCGCCTACCGGATATGCGGCTATGATCGACAAAATAGGTCGAGGTGAGATAGATGTTGCGCAGATGGTTAAGGACGTACAGAATGGGACTTCCACACAAGATTATGGTATGGACATATCATACCTGTCTTTCGACCCTGCAAGAGCGTGGGTGGCTGAATCTGAGACCGAAAATAGCGGTCGTAACCCTGATTATGTAAAAGATCATGGGTATGGTCATCGTATGCCCAAGAAGAGCCTATATCGTGATGAATCGTATTTCAACGACTTCGGCATTAAGTATGATGCTGATGGTAATGAGGTCGCTACTAAAAACGTAGAGCAATGGAATATGATTCAAAAACTCAAGGAAATAAAAAGACAATCCCTTGATCTATATAAAGAGCAGAGCCCTAATCTGTATGCTATTCCACAGATATCCAAACAAGATATAGAACGTATAGAAGGGTTAGGTATCAGCCTTAAAAGTACGGTCAGGAACTTCGTATCCGACTTATGTCTTGACCGCGTAGATGACTCCCTGTATGGTAAAACACGCCAGGGTGAGGTATATGATCCGGAAGATAGGGTTCGGTCCATACCTAAATACTACATATATGAATTAGAGAACCAAGATGACGTATCTCACGATTTTGGCTACTCTTATTCGATGCTTATGATGCAGTCATCGTTATACAACGAAAAGCAGAAGTCTATAGAGCTTGCCCAAGGACTAGAGCAGATGTTACTGAATAAACAATTTGAAGGCGGTAAGAAGGCTGAAGCAACCCAAGCATATCAGATGTTCAGGGACTTCTTCAACGATCATTATTATGGCATTAGGATGAACACCAAAAAACTGACGGTAAACATCGGTGGATACACGATAGATCTTACAAGAATTATGATGGCCGTTGAAAGATTTATGTCGGTCATGAACCTGGCGCTGTCCCCGTTTGTGGCAGCTACCGGCGCCCTTACCGGCCATATCAACCTCATCATGGAATCAGCTGTAGGACAGTATATAAGCAAAGACTCCCTTAAATACGCATCGGCTGAGTTTTCCCGTCTTGCTCCATCTTGTATAGCGGAAACCGGAGACATAGATAGAAAAAGTAAATTATATGTCATAGGTGAGAGAATGGGGATATTCAATATCCGAAATCGTATGTATGGTGCCGGATACAATAGAGTGGCCAGGACCTTAATGCGTTCACCGATGTATGCTTTTATGGAAATCCTGAACTACCCTCTTGACCCGCAGGTTATGATTGCCACTATGGATAACGTGCGATACTATAAAGGCCGGTTCTACACGTTCCAAGATTTCAAGATGGAAAAAGAACGAAATAAAGAACAGAGTACCATAAAAAGAGAATGGAATGCATTAAAAGATCGTACTTTATGGAGTATGGTAGATGTTGTGGATGGGAAGGTGGTCGTAAAACCTGGATCGGGTGTTACTGCCGAGGAAGTCGAAACCCAGATGGCTATAACTCGAAATCAAGTTCGCAGCTTGTCGCAGATATGTAACGGATCTTTGAATGAAGAAAATCGGACTGCCGCATCACGCAACTGGATAACCAGGTTCATGACCGCCCACCGAGGATGGTTGGTGCTGGCGGCTCAACGTCTGTGGAAAAGACGTGGCTTCAATTTCCAGACAATGCAAGAAGAGGAAGGACTGTTAATTACGTTAAAGAATATGATAGCCAAAACATTTAGCTTAGCTTCCGAGTCTGGTATGAAAAACATCATAGATGCTTGGAACGAAAATAAAGACAATATGAATGAGGTAGAGAAAACCAATCTAAAACGTCTCAGTGTCTATGCCGGCACGTTCCTTATCATGCAAGCCGTATCTATGCTTCTTGCCGGGTGGCGTGATGATGATGAAAACGAGGAAAGTTGGCTTACTCAATTCGGATCCTACGTCGGATTCAGAACCATAAACGAAATAGCTTCACAGATGCCGTTTATTATGGAGCTTAACGTGGTAGATATCATTAACGATCCGTTCGTCATGGGACGGAAGCTGAAGGATCTTACCGATCTTAGGAATTATTCACTTGATAAAGTAACATCCGGTACATACAAGGGAGAGTCTAAGTTATTTAGGCAACTCGCCAAACAGACGTTTATCAAACAATGGTATAATATCAAGACGCCGGAAGACGTAGCGCGCGCCTATAATTGGTGGCAGCAGACGAACAACAAGTCAATGATGTTCTTCATCGGCGCCACTCCTGATTCGGAAGGAGACGATGATGTTAGCTACAAATAGACGAAGAATATCGGACTTGCATTGTTTTGGTATGATTCCAATATGCTATATTAGCATCGTCAAAGAGTAGATTGTACGTTTTTTGTTCTTACTTGAAAGATTATGTAGGTTAAATTTTTTCTGAAATTGTTTTCTTACCGGTTCTCAGTCAGAGATGATAGGGAACCGGTTTTTTTTATGTTGTCAATTATTGCTATCTTGCAAACAAAAATCATGAGACGAAGATTTCAAAACATCCAAGGCTGTTCCATCCGCTCGGTACGTTTTCCACCATAGGCTTAAGCACCCAGCTTACACCGTCTATCCTAACCCATCCAGGATCGTCTTTGTGCTTGTCGTACAAGTTTTGCCAAAAAGAGCATTCGTAGCACCATCCCCTGTCTTCCATGACAGTTCTTATCTCACTCCTTTCAAATCCATCTGCATCCATCGTGTGCGGAGAATGAGGCTGGTGAGGGGTGCCACATTTTGGACATATGAGTTTTAAATTCTTTTCCATATTATTTAACTTTTACGATCTTAATAGAATCTCCGATATTGTATTCCCCTTGGTATCCAACGAATTTTATAAGCCTATTATTATAAAATATTGAAATTCTTTCGTCTTCACCATAATACATTATACATCCATCTTCTAAAGGACATAGATCATATATAACCCATCCGTTATTAACCTGACTATCATCATGCGAACATGATGATAACACAAGTGCCATCAATAAAATAAAATACCTCATATTATTTTCAACATAAAAATTTATAACCTGTTTTTACAGCTTCCGCTTCTTCTCTCGTATCAAACATTAAGGTAGTGACAGCTCCTATGCCACAACAAACGTAAGATACTTTCACCCACCACCTAAAAATCCCAGAGCCATAATCGTCATAGTACGGCTCAGAAAGAACTTCTTCTACATACCCATCCAAATAATTCACGATCGCTCCTCTTTATTTTTAGATTCTGCCTCTTCGAGTATGCTGATCACCTTATCAACAATATACGAATCAGACATTTTCTCAATAAAAACATCCATTGCCTTAGTTATGTCATTGGCTTCTTTTTCTTCAAGAGCTATTTCTCCACCGGTAATAGCATCAGATAATGATGTAGATAAGTGTCTTATCTTATCAATGCTCATAAACGTAAATGGATTACCACCCCAGCCTCCACCCATTTCTTTCATAATCTGATATCCACCTGAAATAAGTCTGCCTGATGTCATGGCCAAGGAGGATACGATTAGGGACAGTACCGCCGCTTCCGTCCGCTCCTCGGACACGCCCTTCGACCACACGGCTGCCCTTATAGCGCCGGCCAGGTCGTCTATGTATGGCATGAGGCAATCTTCCATCGCTTGTGTTATATCAGCTATAACCTCACTACGCTCTTTATTTATGTAGTAGATAGAAGCATTGTACCTCTTTATCTCTTTGTCCATGTCATTTAAAAGACGCTTGATATTGTGCTTATACATAGGACTGGTTTTAATTACCTCCTTTAGCTTAAGAATGTAATTATAAGCCTGGTCGTTTACGAACAATGTCATGGTCTCAACCGTTGAATGAAGCGTGTTAAGACTGTTAAGAATCTTATCGAAATTATTTATCAAATAAGCTTTTCTGGCTTTTGCTGCGTAATTAATCATCGCATTCAAATTTTAGATTTTCAAGTTCATTCAATTGTTTCTTAATAGATTCGATCAGGTGCACTCTCCGTTCCTCTGCATGTTTTAAAGCTTCTTCTTTGCTCTCAAAAGCATCCCTTCCTATTTCATAAGGAGTGAACCTGTCAGGAATGTCAGCTAACAAAAGACCACCATACTCTTCTATTTTAGCTTTTACTTTTCTTATTATACCGTCTCTCAGGCACGCATCCGTAACCCATATAAATCTATCGCATTCTTCTAATTCCCTTTCGTACAATTCATACCATTCCGGCTTAGGAAATCTTAATGTGAATCTAATTTCGGTATCTTTCTCTAAGACATTAATATCATATGCTTCCGGCCACAGTTCTTTTATGCTGTCTTCATCTTCAGCATACGCCACCAATACAAATGAATTACTGGATTCTGCACTACACCAATACGGATATTTTATGGACCATTTGACTGGACGGTAATCATTGTCACAGTCGTCTTTTCTAATATAAAATCTTGCTCTGATCATGTTATTCTACTTTTTTGATTTCACTCAAATCGCCTTCATACACCAAATAAGATCCTCTTCCAGGTCTTCCTTCTTTATTAACTTCCTGGATTGTAAATATAACTGTTCCAGTACTCATGATTTGAACGCTCTTGAAGAAACCAACAAGAGGTACTTTCGAACGTTTGTAAAGAACGTTCACTTTATCTCCCTTCTTGAATCCATAAACAGAATCGAAATATTCCTTTTTAATTCTTTCAATATTACTTCTATGTTTGTTCATTGCATCAAGCTCTGTGTCTAACAGTTGAATCATTTGTTCTTTTGTCATTTCTTTTCCTCCTTATTTAATGGTATTAATCCTTTCCCGTGCTTATCATACCACAGCATAGCTATACAATTCCATGCACATTGTGCAAGATGAAAAGCTCCTGTATCTGAGTCTATTCTTTCCCCTTTCATGTATTCCATTAGGTGTCTGGCAGCCGCAGCACGATACCGTTCAAACCCATTGTCAAGGTTCTGCCATTTATTGGGTCCGTACTTCTTGGCGCCAGCATGATAGACTCTTACAATGTCTTCAATCTCCTCCATTGGAAGCAAGTCCCATCGTAGTTTGTCGTCTATGATGTCATTCTTCACCGATTTATTTTCTACGGGGTCTTTGGAAAGAATAATATCCATAATATCCGTTTCTATGACGAACGTCTCCCCATTACAACAAACCTCAGCATATTTATCATTTACTTCTATGTCTGATACTGCCTCCGCTATAGCTCCTTTGGCTATTTTAAATTCTGCACTGATTATATCATCTTTCAATATGCGAAAAATAGATCCTTTTGGATAAAGGATATTTTTAGTGTTATCATCCATCTTTTCCATTGTTTTATCGTTGTTTTACCTCATTTCTATAGTAATATAATCCATCTTCGTCTTACACTCTATCATTCCTGTTATTCTCAAAATATTGTCTTACGGCTTCAATCGCCTTATCGTCATCAAAAACCTCTACAAATTCCTCATAGAATCTATTTCGTTCCATAGAGAACGTATTGCTTCCATCCGGAATGGTTCTGAACACAACTACCTTCTCTCCATCTACGTTCGTTCCTATGATGTTGTTATGGAGAATAATAGAATACCGCCCAGAGTTTTTGTTCTGGACGACACTATGTTCGAGATTGTAGAGTCTAAGTAGTTCTCTTATTTCTTTTACTCCCATATTATTTTACGTTTTTAGAAGTTACAGCCTCTTCTCCCCATTTCTTTACATATATAGATCTCATCATGTTCATTAAATTAGAGAAAGAAGAGATGGTTCCCATCTCTATGCAGAATGCAAGATTAGACTGTAGGGTTTCAAGTTCTTTCAACTGCTCCTGTGTAGCCCTATTTCTTATCATGCTTTCATGCTCATTAAATACAATCCAATTTAAGCCTTTAGCCATCTTGGAGTAATCGGCATCCGGAAATCTTGATATAGCTCTTGACAAGACATTGTATTTATCACCTGCCTCTATTCGGTTTAAGATAAGCTTATCTGTTAACCACGTAACAACCTCAGCATACAACATAGGGTTTAGTTCCATAGCTACAAGCACCCATATATATGGATTACACATAGTTCTCCTATTCTCTCCTCTACCCATTGTCTTATAAGCTCCCATTTTTTTCATCACTTTTATAAGTGACTCTTTTTCAACAGATTGTATAAAACCAGGAAATCCTGATTCTATCTTATATCCTTGTTTTTCAAGGATATAGTAAACACGTTCCGCACTCTCCTTATTAGATAGGATATTCTCTATTCTCTTTTCATTCCACCCCATCTCAACCCTCTTCTTCGTGTAGGCTTCCTGAAGGTCTGTTAAGGACATAAACGAAGTTTTAGTGTCCTGCTTAATTATTACGCCAAATAATTCTCGGTCTTTTGATACCATTGTAACATTTGTTTTCATAAAATATAACACATAAAAAATAATACGATACAAAAATATGTATCGTATTATATCTATACAAATATATTGTGTCAAATTTTATGATTATATTTTTACATTATGCGCCTATGGCTGCCTCTAAATTTCCTATAATATCAGTTTCTATCTCATCGATTTTATCATCAATGGTTGAAACCGCATTCTCTAAATCCCCTACAATACTTTCCATATCATCAACAACTGCCTCCATATTAGCTACAGCCTCATCTGATTGATAATATCTTTCTGTATCTTGTAACGGCTCCGGCGTATTGTCTCTTGCTTCTGTCTCCTCGTCTAAAATCATATCAACATCATCCTTGGCTGAATCCAGATTATGCCTGACCTCTGACAGCTTTGATTTGATAAACTCAAGATCTGTTTTATACTTTTCCAAATTGGAAATAATATCCTCTATTTTCTTACGTCTTTTGCTGTTCATGCCTTTATCCTATTATAATATTCGATAATCTTTTCTTTCCTATCTCCCGGTTTTACTGTCATATTCTCAGCCAGGAACCTAAAATACGACACCGGTATGTCTTTGAATCTAATTCCTTCATATTTTCCAAACCACATTATTATGCTGTCAAGATCGTCCTCTCTCCTACCATCTCCATTTACGGATTTAAGCGAGGCTGCCCGGCGAAGGATTTCGTCTTTGGTAATAATATCACCCATCCTTATATTGGACAGAAGTTGATCGCCGGCAAACATACACCATCCCTTAGAAGGAAATTGTTCGATCGTTAAATCTTCTATCCGGCCGAAACGCCTCATGTTGTCGCAGCAATCAACTATCAGCGCCTCTTTCTTGTCAGGATGGATGCGGACGGCTCGGCCTACAATTTGATAGAATACTGAATATGAGAACGTTGGTCGTCCAAACATCACACAATCAAGTTCAGGAAAATCAAATCCGGTAGCAAGCGTTGAATAATTAAACACGACCTTTAACTTACCTTCTTTGAAATCGGATATGATTTGCTCTCTTTTCTTTTTGGTTGTTAGCGATGTTACGACACCTGTTATGGCTCCCATCCTGGCATTCATGAACTCGGATATTCTATTACATGATTCGATAGAATCCATGCAAACCAAAATGGCCTTACGCTCGTTCATAAGCTGAAGAAGACGCTTATAGATAGAGTTGTTTAAGCCGTTTCGTACAATGCTTTCTTTGATAGATTCGTTGGTGTATTCGGCTCCGGTACTGTTTAACATCAGAGCCGATTCATCAAACGACCATCGTTCGTACTTAAGTGGACACCAAAAACCTTGAGAAGTTAGTTCTTGTATTTGAGTTATATGAACTATTTTCTTGAAGAAGTTATGTTCGTCTTTCGTCAGCATATTGAGCTTGCTATAGTTTCCTTCCAGCATGGAACTGTAGGTTCGGAGGCGGCAGGGAGTGGCGGTGAAGCCCAGCACCTTCGCCTCTGGAAACCTGCTCATAAACTCCATAAATTCAGAACCTTCTTCAGGAGAGTACCCTGAATGACAATTTCCAGAAACAAATGTATATCCTTTATATCTTAGTACTATACATCCAGATGGAACCTCTACGCAATAAACTTGTCCGGTGTATTTTTCATATCGTTTATACATAGAGTTAGTGCCTCTTAGTTTTTTGTCTTTTGTTATAAAAAGCCTATAAACATCCGAATATGTTTCTTTTCTGCCATCCTTTTCAATAGAAACATAGCATCCGTGGCCAGCTATTGTGGCTACAGAATTATAAAAATCCACCTGCGTTTTATCGGTCGATGAATAATAAAGCATCGTATTCCCTATAATACTTCCGTCCCATAAAGAACACTCTTCTATTACCGATCTTGCTTTTTCGTAAGACATTGGGAACGATATATGATTTCGAATATCCTTTGTTGTAAACTTTGGCATTCTCACCATAAACCTTCTTCTGTTTTTCGTATTTCCTTCTTTTTTTATTTTTCCTTTAACTTCCCATATCTCAACGTTTGCATTCTTACATAAATAATGAATCCTTTTTATTTTTCTTTCTTTTGAAAATGAGAAAGATATAATTGTGTCATTTTCGTTTTTGTTATGAATACTTCCATCTGCTTGTGTTGCTATAAACAACCTCTCCATGTCAGATAAGGAATCGCCTTCGCTATCTACACGTGATATCCCTGATACCGGAATGCATTTCCCAGATTTAAAAGAAGCTTCAGATATTTTCTGTTTATACCATTTACCGTATTTCTTATCATAAAACAAGAAATCATGATTCTTTGTCACTGGAAGATCTATTCCATGTTTAATATGAAGTAAACAAATGTCACCATCGTGCGGCTTTTTGATATATCTGATAGGCATCACAAAATCAATAAATCCTTTATCATATTGAGCTACTCTTACATTTTGTTCTAATTTATTAAATTGAACAAACCCTTTTTCGGTTAATATCTCCACATCTCCAGTAAAACATTCATCTATCAAGATCGTATCTACCCCTATATCCTTCAACCTCACTACATCTTTCTTTATGCTCTTTAATGTTGCATAAGTCATAGCCGACAGCTCCTTTATACCACATGAAGCAGAATATATAGTAGGTTTAGAACCGAATGATACGGCCTTCGCATAATTCTGCTCCAGAATCTCTTTTGAGGGCTGTAATACTAACGTCGGTCTATTTATTTCATGTGCTATCTTGGATATCAGAAGGCTCTTTCCACATCCGCATGGAGCTACGATTATGCCAGGCTTCTTAGATCTTCCTGTAAGAAACTTAAGCCCGGCATCTACTGCCTCTTTTTGGTAAGGTCTAAGTTCAAAGCCCATCACAATCTATTATATTATTTTTTGAAAGTTCTATTATCGCCTCTTTCAACATCTCCCTTGCCTTATTCTCATTATCTTCAAACAGGCATACACTGCATGTAGCACCTTTGGAGGGGTAGTCTCTGTAGGCTTCTGCTCTTTCTACAACGTATTCACAACAATAGTCGTGACTCATGTCTTTTGCTATACTTATAAAATGATCTTCTCCATCCATCAACACGCAATATTCAGCATCGTTTTCACATGCAATAACACCTTTGTTTTTTAAAATGGATAGCACTTTATTTCCAAAAAGTCCAATATAGACCCATATATCTTTCCCTGCATTTTTGTAAAAAATATCCATCCCTTCTTTGATTGTGACTTTCTTTTCCATAACCCCTTATTTTATATTAGTAATTAAAATATATTTTTTAACAATATCTTCAAGACTCTCAGAAGAACGTATATATAGTTTTTCTTCGTACTCATATAGAGCGTACCCTTCTTTTATGTCTAATATCTTAATCACATGCTTGCCTCTTTCAAATGGATCCTCAAAGTAGTTCTTATGTTCGTATCTTTGACCTACTTTGATTTTGTCAGTTTTCTTCTTCATCTTATAACGACCTACTGCTTCACCTGTTTTTATGAAAATTGTCGTGAGCAAGTATAATAAAACTAAATACAAAAGGATCGCTACTCCACATATTAGATCTTCTTTCATTGCACTCCCTTTAAGTAGTTAAACCAAATAGCCTCAAGTTTCTCCTGGAACTCAAACGCCTTTTTAAAATTTCCGCACCGTACCGCCACGTTCCTCATCTCTTCAAGATATATGACTTCCGGATCTTGCCGGTATTTTGTTCTTAACTTTTGAACGTCCTCGTATTTCATCGTTTCATTTTTTTAGACGGATCCCAATCCGAAGAGAAAGGGCATTCGTTTTTGTTATGTAATCCAAAGTCACAATAATAACACAGTGCTGACGGACAGGGTAGCTTGTTTTGCGGAACAGGCTGGCTTAGGGTGGCACGCCGCTTGCTATATCTGGCTCCTTCTGCCCCCTGGATGTATGCCTGAAATGTTTTTACACTATTATCTTCAAAATCATACATTTTAGATAAAGTGTCATTTAGCATCTCTATAGATTTTGTTTTACGTTCTTCATCCACCTTAACCTTTTGGTACTGCCTGGTTCTGGTAAAGAAATAGATGTTCATATCTGGTAGAACCCCACCATATTTTCTATAGATGTAAAACGAATATATAGGATGCTGTAAATTCGTTTCCAACTTCTTAGAGTCAAAAACCTTATTTCCTGATTTCCAATCTATGACATAATGGTGAACTACGTTCTTGCTTTTTATAGCCAGATGAAGGTCTACCGATCCTACTATGTACACATGAGTATGAACGTCACCATTTATATCAACAGGCTTAGGAAGGCGGTACGGCAGCACAAAATCTTCTTCGACTCCAACTATAGCGCCGTGTCTGATAAGTTTCTCACAAGGATTAAGATCACTATCAGCTATCATAAACCTATTGCCGTCTTTTTTAAACAGATCCACAATCCAAGCAAGAAGCTCCCCAGATTGTTTCATGGCTATCATCATATTTTCCGGTGATTGCCAAGGTATGTCTTCTTGGTAAGCATAGTAACTTATTGCTTCTCCAAGGTCTTTGCCAGAAGGCTGCCTTCCGTTCTTGAAGAAGTATTCCAGTGTCTTATGAATAACCGTACCATAAGACGTAGCTTCTTGTTTTTCTGTAGACCTTTTGCCCTCTACGTAAGTCTTATACCATTTCATTGGACAAGTAAGAAACGTATCTATCTGGGAATAAGAAATGGCAAGACGTTTCACACCATTAAACTCCTTATATAGCAAATGCGTTTCTGGGACCATCATAAGTCATTGTCTTTAAATCCTTCCGGGTAATATACGACATACTTCTTACCGTCTTCTGGTGTCATGGCAAACTGCATGTAGTTATTACGATTACGATGTTTGCCATCTAATCCTCGCTTCCAATACAGTATCCCGTCTATATCCACATAAGATCGGCCCCGGTCGGCTCTAACTACGTCCGTGTGTAGTAGATACCCATCGGAAGACACGATCCACACTTTATCACCTTTGCTTAAATAAGATATTCTTTTTCTTACAACAACCTTTTTCTTATTATCCAATACAAATTCCTCATCAGTCATACTCTTCATCCTCCTCTTCTTCTGTTTCAAAATCAATTCCATAACACTGATCATAATGCTTGGTCAGTTCTTCTGGTTCTAAATCTTGCCCAAAATCCATGTTAAAAATATCGTAATTAGTAAAGCACTTAAAATCACTGTCCCTGCCGGCAGGAAATCTATGAATGCTGCTTTTATTTCTTCAATTAGGCCCAAGTGTAACCTTGGGCCATTGTATTTATTTTTTGTCATCTCCTTTTAACTTCTTTAAAGTATCTGCAATCGGAAGCTGATCAATAACTCCCAGCGCTGGAGCAACGGCCTTAACAACATTGTTAAGGAAATTACCGGTGCTGTTTTGACCACCGTCAAATACCGTGATATTTCCGAGATTGATGTGCTCGAACGCCTTAACCTGTTCTCCAGCAATTTCTTTCCACTGATTAACCATCTTGTACTGAATGGCGATCTGAGGATTGGATTCTGCTGCTTCCACCATAGCCTTAAATCCGTCGGCTTCTGCCATCAACGACTTTTTCTTACCTTCGGCTTCCGCTTCCAGCTTCATCTGAATAGCTTTTGCTTCCGCCTCTGCTTTTGCCAAATGTGCTGCTGCTTCAGCATGGCCCGGCGTTTGATCTTCTCGGCCTCGGCATCAGCTTACAACATAGCCTCCTGCTTCTGAATTTCAGCCGGCACAATCTTTTCAGCTTTAAGCGCAGCTTGAACCTTCTTAGCTTTAGCTTCTTCCACTTCTTTATCAGCAAGCTCTTTTGCCGTTTTCACAGCCGCTTCCGATTTAACTTTCTCTTCTCCGGCTTTCTTTTCTGATTGAGCTTTGATAACCTGCAATTCTGATTCTGATACAGCAACCTCTTTCTGGGCATTGTTGTAGCCTACAGAAGCATTTTTCTCAGCCTCAGCTTTCTTAATCTGAGCTTCAGAGTCTTGTATTGCTATAGCTGCTTGTTTGTCAGCTTCAGCTTTATTCTTTCCAACTTCTTCCATTCTTTCGGCTTCAGCTTTGTTTACTTCAAGTTCCGCCTTAGATCTTGCAATCGCTGATTCCTTGTCGGTTAAAGTTTTTGCGATAACCGCAGCCCTATCTCTATCTGCTTGAGCTACACCAATCTGTTTTTCTTTATCGGTTAAAGCCAAAGCTATTTTTTTTTCTTTCTTCGTTTCAGCTACTATTGTTTCCTTTTCTTTTTCAGTACAAGCAATTTGAATCTCTTGTTCTTTTTTGGTATTAGCCACAGCCGTTTCTTTCTCCTTCTGCTGTACAGCAATCTTAATAGCCCCCAGCTTCTCCTGTTCTTCGATATTAGCCTGTGCTTCGTTCAGAGCCCTACTTTCAGCCTCCTTACCAAGGTTCATAATATAACCGGCTTCGTCTCTAATGTCACTGATGTTGATGTTCAGGAGGTAAAGACCTAACTTGTTAAGCTCGTTATCAATGTTCTTTCTTGCCTTATCCAAAAACTCATCCCTGTCAGAATTAAGTTTTTCGATTGTCATTTCAGCAATAATCAAACGCATCTGACCGTAAACGATGTCCGTAATAAGATTTTCAGTAGATTCGGTATCCATTCCCAAAAGTCTTTCTGCCGCATTTTGCATGATCTCTGGATTTGTACTGATAGCTACTGTAATAGTCGTAGGAACATCTACTCTAATATTCTGAGATGACAAAGCACCGGTAAGCTTGCAATCTATTTGCATAGGCTCCATTGACAAAACATCATAGCTTTGAATAATAGGCAAGACAAATGCCGCTCCACCATGATATAATTTCGCCGATTTCTTTTCCCCACCTGTCTTACCATAAACGACCAAGACCTGATTAGGCTTACATCTACGATACCTTGATAAGACTCCGATGATTGTCAAAATAATCACTACAGCTAAGATGGCTGACACGTACATAATTGTTGTCATAACTTTTAAAATTTAATTGTTGATAAAAAAATTAGATAATTAATTCTCCTTCTTCGTATTTTATATTCACCTTGTCACCGTTTTTGTAAGTTTTTCCAGACAAGCATCTTACTCTCATTTGCTCCTGTCTTCCATTTTTCGAAATATTTACCATATAATGATTCTTCCCTGATCTAAACACTATCTCCACCTCTCTGCCATTTAAATCTTCCGGACATTCGTACACCATTTCTTGCTTTAACTTAAGAAGTAACTTATATACGTAAAACAAAACGATAAAGAAAAACGACCCTATCACAACCCCTACTAAATGGGAACCCGAAAAGTAGGTAGTCCAGCTATATCCAAGAATAAAATGTGTTATGCCCTTGAATGATATGATGTCCGACAAAGAAATACTTAAATCAGAAGCATCATCAATATCAATATCCGTATCCAGATCAGATCCTAATATCGACAACAAAAACTGTATAACAAAAGCAAATGACGCTATTAAAGCCATGCATAAAATTATGTCACTTCCCATATCCTTCTGTTATTATTTTGTAAACAAGATCAGTCATATCTTTGATGGTCTCCATATCATAATCAATAATAACAATATTGAATTTTTGTTCCACCATCATTTCCAGTTCAATTTGATCAATAGAATCTAATCCAAGTTCTTTAAACGTCACATCTTCTTCATGAACTATATCTATTTCCGAATTAAGAAACTGAGTAATAATTATATCCTCTATTATCTTTCTGATTCTTACTTTTCCCATTGCTTTCTAATTTTGTTAAATAAATACGTTTTTATGTTTTTCAATCGCTCTTTGTCTGTTTCAGAACTTCCGGTAAACAAATAATCCGGATTGCCTTTAGCTGGCGGCGTAGGCAATTTAGATACGGCAAACAACCAATCCATTTCCTTATTCTTCTTAGACTCCAAATAAGGTTCGGTAGCGATCTTAAATTTTTCAGCTATTAAGTCAAAGAGCTTTGAATTTTTAAGGTTCATATGGACTGAAAAAGCCTGAGAAGGCGGTTTCCATATGAAGTTACATAAGCTCATTGTATAATCTCCTGACTCTGCTATATAAGATTCCGTTACCTGAAGTATGACCTCTTTCTTGAATGAGGTGTTACCCATAAACCAACACAATCTGGATTCTGCTTCTTTTCTGCTGACACCTATGTCTTTTGAATATGATTCGTACATTCCTATCATAATCTTCAACGTTTCCAGAACCTCGTCTGTCATCTCCGGTGTCTCTATATAATTCACAAAAGACGTTCCTTTGTTGGTCAATCTCATCACGCCTGATTTTAATTTCTCAACCAGGCCAAGCTCTATATACCTCCCAGCATCTTTTTCCAGCATGGCTTCGATCATAACCGTATCCTTCTGTCTTATAGCAAGAAGATTAGCCAGATCATTAGGAGTCATGTCTGATGCTGCAAGTTGTCTGAAATTGATGTACATGCCTAATCAGCTTTAATAAAAATAACATCCTTACCATCCTCCCTCTCTACGTGATTACACGGGCCTGCGACTACATCTACCGACCCGCATGTAATGTGGTCATTAAATATACATCCTTCACATCCTAAGTCTGGCTCTGGAGCATCCACACATTTTAATCTCACAAGTCCGGCATCAAACACTTCTCCTACTTTAAATTCCTTCTTTTCCATATTTCCTCCTTGTTTTTAACTGTTGTACCCTTCTTTGATAATCGAATTTCTACCGGTAGATACCGACTGTCGAAGATCGTCATGTACAGAATCTACCGTAGAATACTTGTTTCTGGTTGTAAAAATCACTTCCAGCATCTCCTTGTAATCACCTAAAGCTACTTCGTATCTCGGATCCACTTTGGCTTTTCTTTCAGCCTCGGCATTACTTTTAGCCAGATCTCGGTCGAGAAGATCTTCTTTGATTCGGTCAGCAATCATATCAAGCTCTTTCTTGATTACTTCGCCGGCTGCCCGAAGTTGACCTTCTACGTCGCCAAGCTGATCTTGGACGGTTCCTATTTCTTTCTTTAGACGATCGTATTCGTTAATCATACCCATATCACCTGCATAGCCGGAAAAGTCCTTGATTATTCTGGTTCCTTCTTTAAGGAGCTCAATGACTCGTCTTTTGCGTTCTCTGCTTATTAAAGACGGAAGACGATAATTCATATCCGCCACCGCCTTGTCGTGTATGGAGTTGATTAAAAACATCTCTCTTTCATCCCCTGCAAATTCGGTAAGAACCAAAAGGAACTTACTTATCAGGTATTCGTTTTCTTCTACTGTCAGTCTCATGGTTCTTATTTTTTTTTAATACAATGACTGTTCTTCTTTTGTCTCTTGTTCTTGTTCCTGATTGTCCGTAACGTCTTCCACAGTATAGAGCTTGGGCGGCGTCGGCGGCTGGTTGGGGTTCACGAACTTCGTCCCTCCCTCCCCGTACATCCATCCATGTCCCGGCAGTATCTCTGGGTGGATTGTATTAGTAAGCTCTTCCATACTAACTTGCCTTACCTTCAGTATATGATGAAACACCAGTCCGGCTGTCCTGAATGATGTTTTGTTTTCAGTTTTAAACCTATCAAGAGTCTGATACCAATCTTTCCCAAATATCATATACTTATCCAGCCCGTACCTACGAGGATTGTGCAAACCTATCATTAACGTACATAACTGACCCAGCGTATCAGACTGGTAAAAATCAGAAAGACGCGGAGGCTGCTCTTGTGGGCTTTTTATCCTTCCTTCTATCTCTCTGTTGAATTGGGATATGATGAGGAAAAATATGTTTTTATATACTAATTTAGCCTCGTTCATAACCGCCACCAAATCATCTATAGCCGACTTAGGATCTAACCCCATTCTTTTTATCAAAGCAATATGATCGACTTTAAATATTATAAGACGTTTGTCTTTGTGTTTGGTAGCTATATGATACACAGCCGCCTCAAACTCTTTTACCGTACACGGAGCATCGATGTATATTATATTATTTCTGATTTCACCTTGAAGGATTTCAAACATCCTCATCTCTTCTACTGTATTAGAATCTTGCCTTCTTAATATTTCAGGAGCCCGCTTTTTCATATCCTGGCTCATTCTACGAAGAAGAAGATCTTGAGGATTCATTTCGAACTCGCAATTAACAAGAAAATAATCTTCTGCTTGCGGGTTGATCATCGGATTCATCACATTTTCCAGTATCTTTTGGGCCACATACGATTTACCTACAGATGGCCGGGCTCCTATGGCAATAGCATGTTGGGGAAAAATACCTCCAAGCAAAGCCTCATCAATATAATCGTATCCGGTTTTAGCGGGGATAAGCTCTCCCCGCCTGTATTTCAAGATATTCTCATACGCCTCTTCCATAACCTGTTTAGAGGTCTTGAATATCCTTCTTATATCTATCTTATTTGCTATCTCCTCGTGCATTTTTGTCACCGTTTGTATCCGATTTGGATCCCCTATTAGCTTTTACTGATTTATACCTAAGACCGTTCTTGGTATGAGAACAATCCTTGCCTTTCCTCCAGCCCTTGCCCTTCTTCTTGTCCGTTTCGTAGTTTTTACGACCAAGCTCCCGGCGTTTGGCTTTCTGTTCCGGTCTGGCATTTATCTCCTTGTCTTTTTTAGCCTTTTTCTTCCTGGCTTCGGGATGAGTCCTGTAGTACTCTGTTGATCTGCCCATGTGCTTATATTTTTTTTGATTAATAATAGCACAAAGATAGGCAATTCGCGCCCTATTTCAACCTACCGTAGCTCATGTCGGGATCACACCAGACATACCCGTCTTTCTCATCATGAAGATACTCAGGACATCCTCTGCATGCGCTACTGCCTGACACTATTTGATTGTTTTTGTTAGGGCACTTATCTCCAGGCTTATGCCATTCTATTCTCGAACCTGATCGCTCTTTGTTTACATGACAGAACTGAAAGATTTTCCCCATCGTCTTCTCTCCGGACATACCTATATGTGTGTACTCTTCCGGTATAGAGAGAAATTCAGATAAATCTTTATACATCCTTTCCCGTTCCTCCGGCGTAGACCATAGTCTGTCAAGTTCGGCATGGACTCTTACTTTAAGAGACCTCAGTGATGGCCCCGCAAGCCGGCCTTTAGCTTTTCCCTTATTCGGCCCTGATTCATGAACACCGACATAAGCGTTGCATGGTTTGCACATCATAACCATCCCTAAGCCTTTTCTGCTATATATTTTATCGGCATTTACCAGCTCAGTTTCTCTTCCGCAATAAGGACAAATTTCGCCTCTTAAAACCCGTTGTTGGCGCTCATTAAGTTCCATACCCTATTCTTTTGTTTTTCTTTAAACTTTTCATGCAAACTGCTTTCAGTTTCCATTTCTGATATCTCTATCTCTACGTCCTCTCTTTTGAAAATCACTTTCTTGGCTGTCGGATACGCACATTTAGAGATACGAATAGCATTACGAATAGCGTAAACAAAATACGTTTCTGGTGATGATTCGATCACCACTACCTCATTTAAAGTGTTTTTGTAATTTTCCATATTATCTACTTGCTTCAATTATATAACCCGGATGATCTTCACACGCCTCTTTATATTCGATAAGAAACTTAAGAAATGAATCATAAGACCCCCATCCATTTTCTGGCTCGTATCTCAAAAGACTTTTTCTCTTAGAGATCATAATACATATACCTTTTGTAAGTACATTCTTCATCTCATCGGTATCTATTTCCCTACCCAATTCTTCTGGTCTCCAAACATAATCGTACAGCGTTTCTTTATTTTCTGATACGAATATTCTTTGTGCCATCTTGTTCATGTTGTGGGTGATGTTTGCAACCCATTCACGATCCTCTTCTTTCTTCTTACTTTTAATATAAACGTCCAGGCTCATACTGTTTTTCTTTTACCTTGTTATTGATTATCAAATCTGCCACATCATCTCCGTCTCCTACATTTTCAACATTTTGAAGATAATCCGATACTTTTATCCTTGACTTCATCATCATCCCATCTATCTTTTTACTCCATGTCTCAAATGCTTGTCCTTTGTCCGGAAAAGCTACAGTCTTCCTATCTTTTAAAACATCTATCATTTCCGGCCTTAGATTCTGCAACCCACCGGTAGCTACAAATAACTCATCTGGTTTATTCACAGCGCATATAATAGCCGTCTTTTCTGATTCCACCAAATTAACCACCTTATCCGGATACTGGCTTAGAAGATGCTCTCCGAACAGGCATTGTCTAAACAAGAAGTCTCTTGCATGCAACGAGTGATAAAACATAACATGAGGCCGCTCATTGTCACCGTCTTTTTCCTTCACTCTTTTTACATCAATCTCATTCCCCTGGCTGTCGGTCTTTATATAAAAGTCCATGATCTTGCCGGTTCTACATACAAAATCTTTGTCTATCTGCCAGAATATACAACATCCTTTCCATCCCCATAAGTCCATTGTTCCGACATGATACCTTCTGAATACATCAGATACCCTTTCTTTTCCCCATAGAGACGATAAAAATCTAAATACGGTGTTTCTATCGTCTGGAACTACAGTCCTCTCAAACTCGCTAAAAGGTATGTAATTTACAACGTCAGGATTTACAGGAGGACGATAAGCTCTTATACACTTATTTCCCGAAATCCAAAGATCTTTGTCACCTACATCCTTACCGGTAGGTCGTTTATCGTAACCGCAAGTCCGTTCATGATCGCATCTTCCGAACTCGTTGCCAACAACCCGACCTGTTGCCACATCAATATAAGGAGTGAGGCACCGGCTTTTCCCGCAAGCCGGGCAGGTTAGCTTCAGTCGGCTCCTGCCGGGCCTGCGGTCAAGTTGAAACCGGGGTACGTTTTCGTATCTTCTAAAATCAAGCATAATGCTTATTTATATTACAAATCTTTTAGACATTTCCTCAGCAATATCATATACGACAATATGATCCTCTTCATTGTACGGCTTATTGATATTCAGCACTCCCTTTCTCACTTTGAACCTCTTGTCTTTTCTGATATGATTCAACATCCCTTGTTGGAATACACAGTCTGCCTTCTCCATAGCAGCATTTTTATCAGACCATTCTTTTAGCGTATAACCTTTACTGTTCGTGCTTTTTGGAGAAAAATTCATAATACGTGCATCAATTCCGTACCAGTTTTTAACCATTCTCCTTTCAGCCTCCAATTGAAAAGCATGTTCATTTCGTATGTCACCTGATTTAAAATCTAAGATAACAATCTCTCCTTTCTCCACTTCTCTCACTTCCTTCTTCGGATCTCCTTTTTTGAACTGCCCCGTAGCCCTTTGATACACGGCTCCAAAATAACCTTCTTCTTTGTATTTGAATGTCATTTTAACCATCGCATCTATCGGCGTAGCTACCAAATAATCTTCTAATGATAATATTCTTTCAATCATCATCGGCTTAACCTTATACTCCGAACAAAACTTAGCAAACTTCATAACTCTGACAATCATATCGTCAAGATCATCTATGCTACCAAAGAATTTGTCAAGATTCTTTTTCGATATCTTAAGCTTGCCTTCTTGCACCGTCTTAACTATAAAACTTCGATTTAAGACCATATCTCTACCCGTCAAGTACAATCCGTATAGGTAGTGCATGATCGTTCCTTTATCTGCATCATATTCTGATACTTCTTCCGGATTGCGACCAATCATCCTCATCTCCTGTCTCCATTCTTGAAGAGCCGTCTTGTCATCTACGAATCCGTCTCTAATCATGGTTGTTACCGAGGCGTATATCTTGGCTGTCCCATCGTCCATCTTTCTTACATAAAAACGATTACCGTCTAATGTCAATCTTACGAATTTGGGAGTCTCGATCTTCTTTAACTCATCACAGATATAAAACGGCTCTAACGTTTCCTGATTTTCTGTAAACGGATTCGAATCCTCTTCTCCAGGGTTAGAAGCGGCTTCCTCCTCCGGAGCTTCCGGTTCCTCCTTCTGGGCCTGCTCTGGCTCAGGCGCCGGCTCTTTAACTACTGGAACCTGTCCGCCTCTTTCTGCTATGTCTCTGTTCTTTATTAAAGACATAACCTCCTTCTTCAACTGCTCTGGTGTTTGGTTAGGATCTGACACCGACATCACAACATCGTTCATTCTAAACAACGTATTTCCTTCTCCTTCTACCATAGGCACAAACCCTAAATCTGTCAATATTTTTATTTTCTCTTTCATGATCTTCCTCTAATTAATTCTTCTTTAATACAATGTAACACCGTTTCCACTTCATCTTTATCTCTATCTTTCACTGCGATAGCTATATCCTTACCATAACTCTCTCTTTGTATGTGAGCATAAAAGATAGTTTCATCGTCAGCTTCTATTCTTATTTTATAAAGTTTTCTCATATCTGTCAATTATTTCAATAATTAATCTACCTCTTTCTTTAATCATTCCCCTGCTTTCCATATCCAGCACCTTCTTTACCGCATACTTCCATACAAAAGGAAATTCTGTTTCAAGTTTATCAAATTCCATCCGGTCAAGATACATGTCGAATACCGTATGCTCCGATTCATGTAGGAAAACTATATTATCTCTGCAAGTGGCAACCGACTTATATAACCTTTTCGGAAGTATGTGACAGACGTTACATACTGTAGGAAAATGAATAGCCTTACCAGTCATAGACATTCGAATGCTACCCAACTCCTCCAACATAAGACGAAAAAACCCGGATAAATCCGGGTTCTCTAACTTTTTCTTCTTGCTGCTGTTTTTAATGGATGTAATTCTGTTTTTTTTCTTCGGAGTCAACTCTTTGCTCCTGCAAGCCTGGCATAAGCCATGACTTCTTATCATCACTTTTCGTCCGCATCGTTCGCAGACGTATAGCTTCTTTTCCTTGTTTTCCATTCGAATAATAATGATATTATTGAAAAGAACAATCCCGCTGAAGCCAGTAGATAAGGTACGTTCATTAATAATTTAGATACCTCGTCTGTCTTAATCACTATCAGAAGGAAAGCGCCTGCTGAAAGCAATGATATTATCGCCACAACAAGCGCTATGTTAGAAACTACATCAGCCTTACTTTTCACTCTTCTTCTCGCCTAATTTTTCAGCTCCCTTCTGAAGATCATATTTGAATACGTCAATGATCTTCGTTTCAGCAATAGCCTCGCAATTCCAGTCGCCCAACGTACCCTGCATGCCTTTAGTCAACACAGCTTCGGCTTCCTTGGGATTGCCGGCCTGGACATACATATAGCATGGTGTTTTCTTTTCTTTACCTTTCTTTTCATCCAGTGTAATGTAATTAACCTTACACTTATACCAATAATCAGCTTCTCCGTTGAAAAAGATTTCCGACACTTTAATAGGATTAATTTTTACAACCTCGAAAGAATTGTACAAATCCTTAAAGATCTCCAACGATCTTGATTCTGCCTCTGTGTAAGACAAGGCATCTACCAAATACTTTTCAGTTACTTTCTTTTTTTTGCCGTTCTCGATATTATCAATCTCGGCTTTTACTGTGATTTCAAACCAACGATTCATGTCTATATTTTTATTCAAATTAATCAATCCATTTCCTTTTGTACCATAAAGCGTTTACACCTTGATAATTTCAATTTCTTGTATGTAATATCTCTTTGGTTTTTACCATCAATATCTCGAATATTAAAACTACCGGTTTTACGCCTTGCAAATATAAAGTAATAACTGTTTTCAAACATAACCCTATCAAACAAACGGAAACCAAAAACTTCAAAAGGAGATTGATTTAGTCTTTTTATCCCTCCTTTTTGAATCTTTTGTTTATGAATTTGACGATTATGTCTTCTTACTAATCTTACTTTATAATAATAACCTAACCTTATAGCATCAAAGTTTTTAGAAATAACAAATGCATCGAAAACATGAGATTTTTCAATACCATGTTTAATCCTATTGTATTTTGTAACATAACCGAAAGTCATAGAAATGTTGTCGTATTTAGATTTTAGTTCTTCATATAATCTCCATTTCATGATTCCCATTACGGCTGCGTCGCGAAGCGACTTGCCTCTCTTAATTTTTAAATCTATATTGCCTTTATGGTATTCTTTATGACAAGTTTCACATAAGGTAATAAGATTAGATGGGGAATCTCCACCTGTCTTTCGTGATTCAATATGATGAACATTCAATACTGGGTCTTTTGACTTTCCCTTACAATGCTGGCATTTATGTCCATCTTTTGCTAAAACATATTCCCTAACGTTCCAAAATCCAAGTTGATCACCCTCCTGATATTCTTTACCTGATATATTAGGATTGTTAATCTTTTGAGTATCAAATTGAGCTACTTCGATAACAATACGAGATATTGGTAATATAGAACATACATTGTCAATAACACGAATATGGGCGTCTACTTTGTATTTCACCGAAGGTGCTACCCATCCCGGACGCTTACTTTTTATTCTATTATCAAAACGAGGTTTTCTATATCTCAATCTATTTCGTCTTGATCTTCGTAGCTCCCTTCTGGTAGACAAAAGATCTACAATATCATTTCTAAGGATTACTTCACTACTGTAAAGTTCTTTGCTTTTCGTTGTAGCCGATAAACCAACATGTTTAGTACCAGCATCAACGCCTAACACAATTTCTTGTTTGTAATCAGATGTGACGTACATTAATTTGATGGTAAATGGACATAGGTTTACAACGATTGCCTTTTTATCTTTAAGCAGTCGTCTTACCTTACCATGCCTTGTTGTAGGCATCATAGGTTTACCATTTATGTCTTGTACGTACACCATATCTACAAACGTTTTTAATGTTTATTCAACATAAGTCAGAGTAAAAACCCTGTTAGTACCCATCGCCAATGTTATTTAAGGTTTTTCGTAAGCAACACTGTTCCTGAATACCAGAACTGTTTAATCACTTACCTTAGAGCTACGGACTTGGGCAAATATCCGTAGGTAACTATATATTCTTAAATAACGTAGTGTTTGTTTCAACACTTAGGCTAATAATCGGAATAGCTTTTGGCTATTATGCATAATACGATACAAATTGTTTATGATTTGTATGAGTTATGCATTATCCTCGATTAATATCCTCGATTAATTAATCTGTTTGTTTTTTGGACAAAGATATGTCTTCTGATAATAAAAAATATTCAAAATGATTTAATTTATCTTAATTACTGCTCTTTTGATTCGTCCGGTATAGGCATGTCAAACTTTTTTCTGATAAACGACTCTGTTTCTTCGTTGAATGGATAGGCCTCCTTGATGAAATTCATAGCTACTTCCATGTCACCGTCTGCTATATTCTTATACCTTTCAAAGATACCAACCAGGTCATTGTTGTATGAACGTTCTTGTTTTATGTTGTACACGTATTTCAATACCCTGTCTTTGATTTCATTGGCTTTTTTCACAGTATCATTGAAAGAATTTATACTTTCCAATTCTGGATCTTTGTTTTCCTTGTTTACCTTATCAAACTCTTCCTTGCTATATCCCGCTTCTCCTGTAATGGCTGGGCAAACACTTCCATTTATGATCCAAAACTGCTCATACGATCCTATCAGAAACTTTGATTCCATTTTAAATGCATTATATTTAATAAGCAAATTAGCCACCTCTGTTGCACCTTCTATGGTTCTAAAACCGATGCCGATATCTTTTAACATAAATACTGGAACTCCAGTTCTTGGATACACGACTTCTTTTTTGTTCTTTATATTCCAGTTTTTAGCTTCAATTGGAATACCCTTACCAACAAGCTCTTTGTCTATATACAGACTTATCTCTTCGTCTGTCAATGCCACAATCTCATCTCTGCTTAAATCAAAAACTGTTTTCATTTCTTTTTATTTATTAAATTAAACAATCTACCTCTTTGTTCGGGCTCCGTATATTCCACCCATATATCGGCTGCCACATTTCTAAGAAATTCCATAAAGTCTTGATGATCCCTGTATTCAACAGAATCAACTTTCCTTACAAAATTTATAATTTCTTTTAGTATTTTATTGTTTTCTTCAAGAAGTTCTCTATCGGTCATGATCTCGTGAAAACATATTATTCAACATGTAATAGGCAGTAAATCTTCGATGTATGCCCATCTTACGATATGGAAAATTCTAACAGCTATGTAGTAAGCCATTTTTGCTACAGTAAAGTCGAAGCTCCTGAGAATCTCTTCTGGCTTTCCGAACTCTGACTCTATGAACTCTACCCATACCTTTTCTCCCTCTTTCTGGAACGCACATACCTTCTCATTTCTATATTTAAATTTCCATCCTTCTTTCTGATGTTTTTCATCATTGAACAAATCAATAGCTTCCTGAAAATCGCTTTCGCTTTCAAAGAAAATATCAATGTCTTTTACTTTTTCTCCGGAAAGGATATTCTTAAAACATCCACCAGCTATGAACCCTTTGTGACCTTCCATATACTTGTCAAGCCATCTTATTTGCCAGAAATTATCTGGAGTATCTATTACAAAATTGTTCATATCGTTTATGTTTTGCTGTTACCAAGCGAGATAAAAATTCCGCTTCACAATAATACAGTGAGTGTAATTGCTCAGGTCGACTCCGTTGTCCGTAAATGTATCCAGGACTCGTTTTTCCACGTATTTGAGTTTTACCATTATCCCCTTCTTAAACACTTCTATCAACTTCTCATTGCACTCAATAGGTCCAATAAGACAGTATCTATTCGAAGGACTGTCTGATATACAATATGTCTGACATCCTAACATGTTGCTTAAAATATTCTCATACATATTTTCTATATTTTACAATTCTTAGCGGTGATTATATACTACTTTACACCACTTGTTTTTATATATAAATAATAATTCATACATTTGTGTCATGAGATTAGTCGAACAACATACAATCAAGCCAAGTTCTGTTTATTATAATGAACTTTATGATCTATTGCATAAGTGTAAAAACTTATACAACAAAGGATTGTATGTTGTTAGACAACATTATTTCCAATACAAGGATGATAATACTGTAAAATACAAATACCCAAACTACTATTCTCTTGAAAAGAAACTAAAAACAGAAAATGATGTTGACTATCGCGCTTTACCTACACCAGTTGCTCAACAAGTGTTGATGATGGTAGATAGGAACTTTAAATCGTTCCTTAAATGTCATATATTCTGGAACTTCAAGAAGGAGGCGATTTTCGCTGCTAAATGCTTTTCCTGTAGCAGAAAACCAATCTGCCGATACAGAAATCGAATGAATTACAACCAATAACGGACAAATTGATGAATTGTCTTCATATACGATTTCTGCTCTATTTCGTCCTTTCTCTGTCACAATCTGACCTGCTCTTTCCCCTATGTTTATTTTTTTCGCCGTTTCTAAATCAAACGGGATTGTTACCATTTTATGTTCCATAATCTTATTTGTTTTAGTAATTATATACTATTTTACGACATCTATGTTATAAAACATACAGATGTTATTTAATTTCATATTCTTCTTTTCTAACTTTGTTTCACTCAATCGAATCACATAGTCCCTTGTTTCGGACAAGACGGTTGAGCAAAAGAGGTCTTTGATATAAGGTTCCATCTTAAAAACGTAAGATGGGTAAAATCAAAAACGTTTTTAGTAAAAGAATCCGGTGATCTCACTTTTGAGCAACCGGTAGAGGGTATTGGTGATACCCAGTATGAAGTTTCGTACAAATGTATATTGTTTTTCATCTTTGATATAAAATGGTGTATAATCACCTTAGTTCCTAAAAATGTTTGTTAGTTCCTAAAAGATGTTCGTTCCCTTCGTATGGGATACATTGACTAAATCCTACCCCTCCTAAGCATTCATATTTATTATCTCCTACTGATTCTCTGGAAAATAGATGCAATTTCCATCTCTCTTGGTTATTTCTTCTCACCAGCACTCGTTCAAATGGTTTGAAGTCATGTTTCGGCATCTCATCTAATAGATACTCATATTCACTTAAATATCGTTTTATTATATCTATTTTTCTACTGTCTTCGGCTTTTATAATCTTTTCTGCCAAAAATTTCTTCTCTTCTTCTATAGCCTTTCTTACATGCCGTTTTTTACCTTCGTCATACACATCAGTCCATAATTTGTAATCAAACCCAATATCTCCAAATGATGCCATTCCGCATATACATCCCATTACCCCTTTGGTAATAATTCCATCATATATGAATTGATATCCATTAGTGCTTGTTAATACATCTCCTTTCTTGAAATACGCTCCAGCCTCTACCCTCAATTCCAGAGTGGTGCCGCCAATAGTACAACCTTCCGTGTTGGCATATATAGCACTTATCCCATATCCATCTTTTTTTACAAAAAGTAAATTATAAGGACCTGCACAGTCTTTCGACTCATATACAAATTCTATCTCAATATTATCAATTAATACCGAACCTTCTATTTCTCCGCTTTTAATTTTTCTCGCCGTATTTAAATCAAACGGAACAATAATTAGATTTTTCATATTTTTCTTGTTTTTAATTATGTGATTAATAAAATAAGATGGACTACTTACACCCATCCCAGTTGTTTTGCTATTCTCTCCATTTCGTTATATGCTATCCGATGACATCCAGCTGTCAGTATATCGTTTTCATACCGGTTTATGCTCCACTTGTTGCCATTCATGTCCTCTACCAGACCATGCCGGAACTGGCCTCCCCGGTGCAACAGCGACACCACCTGCCACATCCTTCTGGCTTCTTCTATCCCGATTTTTATTTGTTTGCTTGTTTCAATAATTCCTTCTTTTATACGCATCCAAGCATTTACGTCAGCACAATCAATAAAATAATATGAATGCAAGAAATTAAGTTCTCCCGACTTCCATTTTTCTAATCTTTCATAAAAATCCTTACGAAATTTATCTAATTCTTCTTCCCTTGCCCTTCGTTTTTTTTCCTGTTTTGTTTCTATATTTATTCTATATTTTTCAACTCTTTCCCGATATTTCAAATAAGTTCCTTCACCACAAACTTCATCTACAATCACATTAACGGTTCCAAGGACTTCCAGTGCTTTATGATTCAACAATATCTGGAAAATACGTTTCAACTCACGGACATGTTCACGTTTAATCTTATCTGATTTCTGTGATAATTCATGGTTAGTTCCAAGCCATTCGTTTGCGCTCTTTTTAAGAAGACGCTGGGAAGTCCCCATATCGAAGAACTCAATGTAATCCATCATATTTTTAAAAGCTCCCCAAACATCCCGATAAGACAATTCGGTTCTGGCTTTCTTGTATTTTTCAATAGCATCTTTAATATATTCCAACATATTGGTAACAAAGAGCATGTTACCGATACAATATGATATATTACATTCAACATAGAACACCTTTGAGCCAGTTGGTATTGCTTCACGAACACGACATTGATGTTTGCTTGTAGAAGAAGAATAATATATGTCATTAATCAAATACGCCTTTTCCCCACGCTTGTTTCGCACGATTCTTCCGACCTCAAAATGTCTTCCATAGGAGTAAATACTTTCTCCTTCAAAATAGAAGTTACTACCATTCGCTGATTCTTGCTTTTCGTTTGCCCACAAGTGAGCGACCATTGAATTGTTCATATAAGTATCTTTTTAATTGTTTAACTTACCTTTATCATATGGCATTCTCTTTTCGTATTTTTCAATACGTTCTGTTATCATATCGCAGAAGATTTGCCCTTCTTTTTCGGAACCTCTGAAGTAACCAATCATCTTCAGGATATTCCCGTCAAATTCATGGATAAACTTGTTATAATAATGTTCACCCATAACTTTCCCATATTTTTCCACGAACAAATCCTTGTCCAGTGATTCATCCTTAAAGCAACGGTTGTAATCCCATCTTACAATACGAAACAATGTTTCAAAATCCAATCTTTCCATATCCTGTATTTTATTTAAGCTCAAACTTAATACCTTCCGGCAACTGAGAGCGGTCTACGTTATTCACAAAATCATCAAACTCTTCCTGTGTGATTTTTCCTCCATAATCGTTCCAGTTGAAAGATAAAGTGTTCGTGTGAGGATAATATATAACATTATTAATTGGCAATCCATAATCAAACACACAGAGTATTATCTTCTTTTCTGCTTCTGCTTGTCTGATTTTCTTATCGTATCGCTCACAAATTTCAGCACGTTTTGCCGCCATCTTTGCTTTATGGGCTTCCACTCTGCGTTTCTCTATATTTTCTGAGGAATAATGCCCGGCTTTAATACGCTCTTCAATAAGAGATCGTTCCTCGTCCGTTAATGTCAAAGTAAACCTTTCCTCTTCCGGTGTATATGGATTTACCCATTTCTTGCCACACAGGTTTTCAAGTTCAACAAGAAGCTCGTCTGATTCACGTTTCCATCTATCCACAATCCCCAGATTGAAAAGCAGATACTTGAAATACATCTTATCCTCAGAGGCTTTATATAATTCTACGCATTCTTGTTCTGATATACGCAAATACTCCATTGCCACAGATATACCACTTCTTCTAACGTGATATATGCCATTTTCCACCGGATACATAGGAGCACCATAATGGTTACAAAGATGCAACGATATGAATTTCGCCAATTCCGGAAAATGTTTTGCAACTTCATTGTGACAGCAGCCTCCCATATACTCCCCATACGTTCCATATTTATTTTTCTGTCTAATATCGGCCGTTACGCTCCAGTCACACATATTATTATGACAATCATCATCTAAAGATACCGTGACTGTTATTCTGTATTCTTCTTTGTTTTCTGTAAAGAATTTTGTACTTAAATAAGTTAGTTTGTTTGTAGTTTCCATGTTATTTTAGTTTAATCATTACACTTATGAAAAATAAAATCTGCACACTCTCCAGGAAGTGTTCCTGCGTCATTGCAATGGTAAAATTCTTGTGTTTCCCAGTCCACATCCACCGCATAACCTTCTGCATTTCTCAAAAAAGCATCTATTTCCTGTATTTCTTCTTCAGATAGTCCTGAATAATCATCGTTTATCAGAGCGCAAGCCTAATAAACCGGAAGCCTGTATCTTACCACTTCTATACTCATAGTTTCACCAATCTACAATTACTATCTTCAAATACAGGAACCATGCCCTGTCCCCTGAAATAAGCAGTAGCTAACTTAAAAGCGTAGGCTTCCACCGATAACTCTTGCAGATTTCGTAAGTAATTCAAACCTATGCTATACGGTAGCTTGCCTACTTCTATACATACATAATGACCCTGTTTAAGGGCATCCTGTAAATCTTCAAGACTCTCTATCAATGACTCAGACTCATCATCTACCCTCACCTTGTATAACTCAAAATCTTCATTTTCTGCTGACACCCATATCTTGTAGGCTTTTTCGTTGGACAATATTTTCCAAACAAATCCGTCGCTGAATACAATTAGGCTACCTGTTACTATCGTATTTCCCATAATCACTTTCTAATCTGTTACTCTGTAATAATAATCAAGCTCTTCTCCCTTAAAATTGTTCATGGCATACTCGTCGGCTTCTCTCCACAACCGGTCATACAGTGCAGCCAGTTCACGATTGCTTTCATAATGCTGCCAGATTTTATGATTCAATACGAGCGTTAATTCCGTGAAAAACTTATAATCGTCTTTCCATTCATTAAACGCACGCCTGTAGGTATCCTTGACACCTGCTATACCATACTTGTCGGCTATGCTGAAATCTTCCCAAAAGGTAGTCATTAGGTTATAGCCCACTTCTTGCATAAATTCTTTGAATGTCATAAGCTATTATTTTAGGTATATAATTACCTCATTAAATTTTTGAATTGTCATATAATTCCCCTGAATATGGACTGTATATTGTTCCGGCTTCCACCGCTCCAGGTTCTACCGCCATCAGTCCTACACCTACTTCATAATACAGTTCAAGATCTATTGGCTCCATCGCCATCCTCTCAGCTTCTTTCTTGCTAAGACCTGAAATCATTAAACATTTCACCTTATTTGCGTACGCAATAGGATACTCTTCTGGAGTTAATCTTATTAAGATTACTTCTGCTTCTTCTGCGCTGTTAAGTTTTAATTCGTTTCCCATTTTATGCATTGTTTTCGTTGTTCACTATCTGACTAATGTAAGGTCCTGGCCACGAACAGCCAGGCCGACCTCATGGCAGGGCAGGCGCCGCCTTACTCTGGCTGCTCTGCCCACTCCCTGTATCCTACGTTAAAACCAATAGGATCATATCTTTTGATCATAGCGCCATAATTCTCTCTACCACAATATCTGTTCTTTCCTCCAATGATCCATGCTTCATCGTCTCTATCTGGAGATATGGAGTTAAGATACTTTTCATAATCTTTTCTACTCTTTTTATTTATATCCATATTTCACTATATTTATGTTATCGAATTTTTCTTTTATAATATCCAAGACTCCGTACCCGTTTGTTATCATAGCATGCTTCCCTGGCTTCATTCTCCACAAATTAAAATACCTTGTCACATTCATAGTGGCATTAAATAATGATATTTCATATCTTGTGTTTCCATTTTTATCACGCCCTATGTTTTTAATATAACATATGTCTGGCTTGTATTTGAAATAATTAAAAAGCCTATACCAGCCTTTCCCATAACATGTCTCACAATTCCATTTTCCAGCAAGCCTTCTGTATCCCCTTACTGGTATTTTCACTATTTCCCTTGGCACGATTTCAATATACTTTCCTTCTCCGATTGGTATAGTCATATTGCCTGCCTCTTCCGTACAAAAGTATTCTATTTCAGATGCCATATCTTTATATACATAGAACCGGTATAGGTTCCCGTCAGGGTCTACCCGATCCATATAGTATAATATCACTTTGTCTACTTCTATTCTTATTTTCTCCATCTTTGTCCTCCTTCCTTGAATAAAAAAAACGACACCTATCTTCACAGACCAGTGCCGGCAACTAACTTACATGGAAAACTACTTAACCTCAACTAATTCTACAGAGTTGTAGAATTTAGTGAAGCTACCAACAAATTCTCTTATATTTTTATATTCTTCTGGTCGTTTTCTGTTACCGTCTTTTATATAATTCACCCACAGTCTATCCTCTATGTTCTTAATCGCATTCTCTATCGTAAATTCGTCGCTGACACACATTAAGCACGAAGACCCTGTTTTCTTATGCGGTTTATACACCCTTGAAAAAGACCACATTTTTATCCTGTCGTATATATATCCGTTGTTTGGATAAACGAATCCTATCCGGCTGTCACCTTCTTTAGCGTAAAACACACCTGGCTCCTTCCCGCCCTTTCTATATACTACAAATCCTTTTTCTTTTAGGATATTAACCACTTTATCTAATTTATTTTCTACGTTCATTTTCATGCAAAAATTTAAAAACGACCCTCATTATAGTTGCGAAGTTCTCCACCTTAACCCACTCATGAGCTACTGCTCTAAGTACGGATGTTTCGTATGTCGGAATATCGTCTTCTTCAATCACCTTACAAGAAGCCAGAACTCCTTCAGTCGGCTTTAGTCCACGGTCATGCAGCTCGCAGAGACCGTCTGGCCGGCGGAACACGCACCACCCGTCTTTCTCTGTTGGCTGGATCATCGCTATTGGTTTTTCTTTCACTGCAAGATACCCTACCATCCACATTGTTTCTTTTAACCTGTCAGCGTATCCGGCATCTATGATAGTCTCTATGTCTTTTGGCGTACCAATACAAGGGACCTTACACATGTTCTTGCATTTATCACATGTACAAGGTTGCTCCCATCTGTTATGATCTATGCCTACCAACTTCTTTATCCGTTCTACTTCTTCTTTCATACTTCTTTTGTTAGTTCATCATAATAAGCTTTCAGTTCCGGTGAAGCGTATTCCATAAATGCTTCAAACAAGTAGGGCACCTCTATTATCATATCCACATCACAACCTTCTGCCTGTGAAAGCAATTCAGGATCATTACTGTACAGACACGTAACATGAGCACCTATGTTAAATACATGCAAATCTATCCTTACGTATTCTATACATGAAGACAATGCATTAAACAAATTCTTTACTTCATTCTTGTCAAAAAGTTCTACAGATTCTCTCAACCCCATCATTTTACTACCCTTTCTACGTGTTTAATTAATACTACTGCTATTCCCTTACCGGTTTTTATTGCACATTCCGATCCTTTTATCCATTCTACACATCCTACATACGTTTCCGTAGCATGAAATCCGGGATTGTATTTTCCAGATGTACTGAACTCTACCGTATCCCCTATCTTTAGATCATCAAAAGCAATAGACCATGTGGTCCAAATTCGATCATGTCTCCCAGGCTGAATGGCTCCGATTACGCCTTTTTTACGACCGTTTTTTATTGCCCTTAGTATTATCTTTCTATCACCTTCGATAAGGCTGCAAAAGCGCCCGTAAAAGGTCAAATCAACCTGTTTTCCTCCTATTTCTTCTCTTATTTTTGTTATTCTGTTCATTTTCTGATTTTGTTTTATTTTTTTCTTTGTTTTTTCTGTCTTCTATAGAAGATGATAATAACATTATCTTTTCTATGTTACTTTTTGACTGTAAAAAAGAATCGCATTTCATTACCACTACCACCTTCTTAAGTTCCCCATTATCGTATAGCGATACACGCATCATGTTTTGCGCCTCGTCCACTATCAGACCTGGAGTAGTCTTAGCCATTTTGCGTAGCTTATTATACTCCGGTCTTTCCATTTCCTCTGTTTATTACTCTATAGTATTTATCCTTATCCCCTTCTTCCAACTTCTCCAGATAGAAAATTCCATCATGTAAATGAGACAAACAAAACCTGTATCCGTATTTCTGCGTTCTTCTTACATGATCCCGCAGTCTTATTTCTTCACTTTTGTCTTGTACTTTGATCTTAATACTGTCTCCTTCTTTGATTGTGTATAAAATAGTTTGAATCTCTTCTTTTTTCATCTTATAAAATATTTTAACGGCAGCACCTATACTCACGCACCAATACTGCCTTATGTTTAACAATTAAATACTTAACTCTTCAATGGTCAAGCCTTTTTCTTTTACCCACTTTAGCATCGCGCATAATTCTGTTTCTGACTTATATTTCGGATCACGCCACGCCCATCCGAATTTATCCAGGACATGATGATATAATTCGTCGGCCTTTGCCGTGTAAATGTCTTTGAATAAATGCTCCGAACCTTCCGGTATAAGCATCTCTGTTGTTGCAAAATCAGAATACGACAAACATCCGTAAGCATATTCTGTTATTTCACTCCATGCTTCTCCGGCTTTAAATCCAAATTCTTTTACAAAAGCCAAAGTTAGATACATATTTAACAATATTGTTACATCATATCCCGAATCTGACTTTCTTTCTATTATTTCCTTTTCAAATTCCTCTAAATCTTCAGGTCCTAAAAAGATGTATCCTGATACCGACCGGTAATTAGCCTCCGCATACTTCTTGCATTTATCATCATTAACAATCTTACCAATGTTAGATAACATCTTTTGCCTCCATTCATCACAAAACTCTACCCTTACATCCATCCAATCAGTACCATAATTGCGATCTTTTGGATGTCCGACCGATATTACCTTTATGTTATTCACACCATATTCATAAAGGCGTTCGCCCACCTTATTCGCCCATTCCTGTACAAAAGGAATAAACTTATTGCAATAAGAATCAAAATCAAAATCTAATTCCTCCTCATATTCCGGCATCTCTTTATAATCTTGTTCAAAGAAATAGCGAGGATCTGCTATTGTTTCATAGAAACTTACGTTAATGAAACAAAACTCGTTGGTTGTCGTTTTTAATATCATAGCTTTTTGTATTTACGTACATTTTTCTTGTCATAGAATCTACACATGGCACGAATCTGACTATAAAATACTTTTGTCCTCCTGGCCTCAAAGTATTTAAACATTTCTTCATTCTTTGTTTCCCACACGTAATCCGTTTGAGAACTCATGTGATTTTTGTCCTTGCGTGAATAATGGTAATATGATACCACAACACGTTTCGCACCATTCTTTACAGGTACGATATTCACATCTATGTTATTATCTGTCATATTATTATCGTTTTATATATTATACAAATACAAAGAGCGCATACCTTCACAGGCCGGCGCTCCTTTCAATAAAAATGAAAAAACTAACATTAACATAAAATCCGTTTTCCACTTCTTATGTTTTAATCTTTTAATAGCATCCTTTCTTGAGTATGCCATTACTTTAGTACCATTAATATCAAATTCTTTTTCTGTTCTGACAATCTTTTCTCTTCTATATGTAGATTGCATTCCTTTTCCCCTTTTAGTATTTAGCACAAAGGCATCATCTCCGCACATTGCAGCTAATATCATAGGGAGCAACAGACCTCTGTATTTCATATTTTTCCTCCACAATTATTATATCTGCCATATTCGTTTCTTCCATCATTCCGTATTTCAAAAATCATCTTCTTATGATCTTTGCCTGGTAACTTATCTTTAACAGCCGATATTACGCCCGCTATAGACGTGAATCCTGAATCTGTTATTGAACACAACAACAAACCTCTGTCGTCGTCTGTGCTTATCGCTGACGCCTTTATAATATCATTCTTGTACTACTTCCATATGATTATGCTTTATTGTTTGTGAGATGCCCAGAATCGAACCAGGACCGACACATACATACCGGCACGCCGCGTCATCCCCTCTATGATACAGAAATAGGCATGCCTATCCTCACGAACCGACATGCCAAAACCCAAAACTTAATTTGATGAATAAAATAGATTAACAAAAATACTATTCTAATTGGCGATTATATACTATTTTACACCATCTATGTTATAAAACATACAGATGTTATTTAATTTCATATTCTTCTTTTCTAACTTTGTTTCACTCAATCGAATCACATAGTCCCTTGTTTCGGACAAGACGGTTGAGCAAAAGAGGTCTTTGATATAAGGTTCCATCTTAAAAACGTAAGATGGGTAAAATCAAAAACGTTTTTAGTAAAAGAATCCGGTGATCTCACTTTTGAGCAACCGGTAGAGGGTATTGGTGATACCCAGTATGATGCTTCGTACAAATGTATATTGTTTTACGCTTTGGTATAAAGTGGTATATAATCACCTTCTAATTCTTTTATAATATCTTTCACGATATTTAGCCTCACCTCCTTCGTTTCTGGACTAATACAGCCAAACCATCCATATATCCTCCATTCTTCTTCTGGTTCTGTAGCCATACTTTTCTTTTCCTCCAATTCCGGGAAATATGTTTTCACCATTTTATCTAAATATAACCCATAAAAGGATTCTATTTTTTTAGGAGTACTGAAAAACTTAAATACTATATTTCTCAACATAACGCATATATAATCCCCATCCTCTAACCTTTCGATCTCCTCATATACCTTTTTCCAAATGAATAATCGCTCTTCTTTTGTAAACATATCTTTCTTTATTTTTGTGGTATTATTTGACTGTATGCAGACTTTTCCATGTACACAACACTATGTTCCTGTCCAAGTATTTTCTTTGCTGCTTCTTTCTTTATCGCGCAATATCTCCCTGTACGATACGGATTCTTTTGATCTGATCCATCCTCGACTTCGATAATAAAACAACCTCCGTCATCTATTATCTTTTTGCAATTGTCACATATTTCTTCCGTGCATATATGATGCGGCGCCTGCCCTTTGATGTTATTCCCTAATAAAGCAATCCCCATCTCTTCGCCACATATCATGCAGACTTCTATAGACGGATTCAATCCGTGTTCTGGATGTAATGTAATACCATCTTTCATTTTCTTTCCTCCTTTGTTTTTAATGTTGTGTGAGATCGCCGGAATCGAACCGACCTGTTGCACCATGAATCCCATAAAGCAAGTGCTCCGATCTTCGCAGACGGGAGCACTCCGTCTAAAGCATAAGAAAATTAATGAAGAAATTTTTCTCACTTACGCCATAGCATCTAAAATAGCTATCAACACTATTTCTATGACAAACATAATAGAAAATATCTTAAATGCCTTTTTCATATCGCTATCTCCTCCTTTTTATTTTTTTAGTTCCACAATAAACTGTTCCGGCTCTGCTCCGACCTACGTTCCACCTACAACCGCAGGCCTTAGCCCAAGGCGCCGCCTACTCCCCCTCTATGGCAGCCCCTATCACAACTGTAATCCTTAACTTCTGCACAGCTAACTACCTTAGCATATACTATACCATCACTACCTTCTATTCCTCTTACCCCAAAAATAGAACCTTCTCCCTCCTTACTCAAATCTAAGTCAGGTGCAAAATCATAGACGTTCATGTTGTTTATGTTTTAATTGTTATACATTCCGATTACTACTAATCTATAGAATATAGTTCTCAACTCTCAACCTATTGAATTTTGTAGAATAAACTCATATGCTGTTTTAAAGCACTGTAGGTCTTAATTTTGTTGGAAAACCCTACATAATAACGCTGATCTGTTGAATTTTGTTGAAAGGAAGTTGAAGGAAGTTGAAGGGAAGTTGAATTTTGTTG